AACTATAGATACTAAGTCCCCATCACCTTGAATATCCCAGTAACCCCAGTACTCAAAAGCTCTTAATCTCTTTCTAGCTTTATCTTTAAACTCAAAGTTATTAGAAGCATCTGATGTATGCTCGTCGTACTCATCTCTCTCACCATTAGTTTGGATGTAGTCTATATTATGATAGATACCGTTCTCGTTACCTTCTTCATCTACATAGTACTCATCAGCTTTAAGCTCAGCATATGATGTGTCGTACTCATGTATAGCGAATAATGCATCAGCTACAACTCCATCGCAAGTAGGGTCAATAGTAACATTAGCATTAACACATACTTCATACTTTGGATGGTTACGAGTTAGTACTTCTTCCTCTACCATTTGTATCTCTGTACCGACTTGCATAGGTTCACCAGTCTCTAACATAGCTTGTGCTTGTTCAGGAGACATCTTTCCAGACTCAACCATCTTTTGCATTAACATATAAGATTCTTCTGGAGAGGCATAAGTAGGAACTTCTTTCTCTACTTGCTGTAGTTCTGTCTCAGCTACCCAGCCAGTCTTAACTATAACAGTACCTTCATCTACTAGTGTGTGGATAATATCACTAACTAACTTAGTCTTCTGTACTTTAGTATTCCACTGGTAATTGATTACAGAGCCATTCTGTTTAGCTGCTGCTGTATCTGCATAAGTTCTACCTGTAAGCTTGAACAGAGCACTAGAGCTAAGTATAGGGTCTTCTAGTGCGGAGTATTTCCATTCATATACTTTACGAACTAGTAAAGGTCTGGCAGTAGATTTACCTATCTTAGAAGGTTTAATCTCTTTACCACCATTACGGATAAGTTCCCACTCTAATAGTTTAGCTCTAAACTCATCTTGACTAGATTCTGCAGATAACCTGTCAGCATCTAAGTCTGCCATAGTAGGAGCATTCTTCCACTTAGGCTGTATCTTTGTTTTACTTTTAGTTACTGTAATATCTTGTTCTTCATTCATTAGTACTCCTGATCTTTAAGGAGCATTATACCGTACTCCATCTAGCTTTACTATTTCTCACATCTAAATGCACTCTATTACTGTAAAGACCTAACCCATACTTATTAGGATACAAAGACTCGTAGTAGCCCAATACTTCCTTAGGGTCAATAACCTTACCATCAGGTTTAATAAACTTGTGGTCAGCAGCTATACCTTCCATATGCTTACTCTTAGAAGTAAATGCCTTATATTGAGGATTAGCTTGTAATTGAACTACTTCATTATGAGCTTTGCATCTGTTACCGCTAGTAATAATACATTTAGCTCCTTCTCCATATTTACTAACGAAATGGTCTCTAGCATCCTGCAATACATCTAGCAACTCAGTATCTACAGCATTAAACCCACAACCACATTTACAAGCGAACTCTGACTCTTTAAAGTCGTACTTCTTGTGCTCTATCTTAGGCTGTGGGTATACTACTTTTTTATAATAGGTACTTTCTTTCCCTTAAGGAAATCTCTTAGTAATCCCCTAAGGCCCATTATAGATACAACCATACCAATAGTAAGGTATATCCACCAATCAGGGATATAAGCCATAAGCTGAAATCCACCCATTATGTACCCTTGTGCTTCTGGTATAAATGCAGCTACTAATGGAAGTAAGAATATAGCTAATATAAAGTCATCCTTATAAGATCTATTCATATTCTGCATAGCTATCATGTCTAACTTAAAGTCATTATCTTGACTAGACTTTAGCATATCTATTTTAGCCTGCTGTATAGCTACTCTAGCTTTAGCATCTATACTTAACATCTCTTTATCTGCTTCTAGTTTAATTCGTTTAAGTTCTTGCTTACCTTTAAAGTGTTCTGTAACACCTCCAACAACTGAACCAAATAAATTACTTATAGTATCTAGTATCATATATACCTCTTTTCATTTTATGCTCCATCTCAGTAAAGAATGTATCTTGTATATCAAGCATATAAACCATTATATCATCTGACCTGACATCTACTGAAATCTCTGTATCTAAAGCTATTACATTAACACCTTCTAAGAATACAGTCATAGGAAACTCTGCGGCTATGTAATCACCTATCCTACCTATCACAGGGTCTTCAAACTTATTTAAGAAGGTTACATAAATAGCTGATTGCCTATATAGTTCTGTCTTTATCTTACTTTTAATTCTATCACTATTGTCTACCTCACAGCCTTTATACTTATTAAGTAATTCTTTAATAAACTTAACCTTATGAATAGACTGCTTTGCAACTGATAACCTAGTAATTGTAACTAGTGTATCAACATCAACCTTATTAGACTTATCTATATGCCTAACTATACTAGTTTTAAGATCTGTCCCTATCTCTCTAGCTATAACCCTCATAGTATCTTCTTGCTGCTTGGACATATAGTCCTCTATGTAGGGGGTAAAGAATGGTACCAGAATAACAACTAGACCAGCCACACCATATCGCTTAACAGTCTCAACCCTCTCTTCTAGTAGGCTAGTCGTAGGTTGTTCTTCTGCTGCCATTGTTAACTCCTTATTTTATAGCCTGCATTAATCCAAAGACTACTACAGTCCCTCCGACAATCTCGACAATCTTTAGTATAAAATCTACTATCATTACATTGTCCACCTATATACTGTAAACCCAAGACTAAGTAATCCTATGATTAGTATAGCTATATCCACATTTCTATTGAAGCTAACCTGACTAGAGAGAGAATCTAATCTCTCTGCTATATCGGCTACTTCTATCTTTAACTTATCAGGCATCTACAACTAGCCTAGATAAACTTTATCTAAAGCTACAATCATTTCTTTGATATAAACTTTAGCCTTATCTAAAGGTACTTGCACTACTACACCTTTAGCATCTTTCCACTGTATTGCTGGTAAGCCTACAAACTCAGCACTTAGAGCTTTAGTCATAAATACTGTAGCCCATTTCTCATTGAACCAGAACTCCCCATCAGCAGTAGTCATACCGTTGTCCAGTAACGCTGTACGTTCGGCTTTAAGTTTATCAGCAGCCTTTGTAAGCTCATACTCTTCCTCAATCTTTAGTGACCTTTTCTGTATTTGTTCAGGTGTAGGCTCTTGTATATCCTCAGAGAACCAAATAAACCTAGTATCACCATCTATACTAACAACATTACACTTCGCACCAAGCTCATTAGCCAACTGCTTCATTGCTTTTAATTCAAACTTCATCTATTACCCTTGTATCACTGTTATATTGCTTCTGTAAGTATCACTAGAGTTACCATTAGAACCAGCACCCCAATACAGCTCATAGTTACTCTGTACGAATAGTGCAACATTTACTGTATCGCCTCTACTACACACTATCTGCTTAACACCGCTAAAACCAACAGGCTTAATCTCGTAGATGAATGTGCCATCATTTGCTGTATATTCTAGTATAGTATCTTGCACATAGAACTCGCCTATAGAGCTTATGTTCTCCCTAGTACTTTTATCGCCATGGAACTGGTTATAGTCGTCTACACTATCAGAACTACCTCCAACTCTCCACCCAATACCAGCAGATGGGTCAATATCACCACTATCTTGGTCTGTATCATTTTCTTGTGCATGCCCAGTGTTAGCTACAACCATAATATGTGGATTATCCTTTGTAGCAACAAATGAAACATTTACGATATTATAAGCACTGTCATCATCTGTAGACACTATAGCATTTACGTCATTAGATACCATTAATACATTACCTATAACTTCATCGCCATTCTTATCTTTGAGGACACCACCAACATTTTGCACATCAACAGCGCCCAGAGGGTCTGATACAGTTGCAGGATGTATTGTTCTACCCTTAAATACACTATGCCCAGCAATAGCAACTACCTGTCTATCGAGATTGAATGCTGCTACCGAAATCCAGTTCGTTGGTAGTACTCCAGTGTCACTATCGTACCCAACAAAAACCCAAGCATCATCAGCACTGTCAGCACTGTCATAGTTATCTGCTAGCTTGTAGTATAGAGTACCCCATTTGCTTTTCATTTGAATACCATCATCTGTTACAGTTATATCCTCAGCATTACCTATTGCAGGTATAACTGTATCAGTAGCAGGTACTTTAAGATTAAGATAACCTCTTGTAGTGTACATACTAGCATCTGAACCAACACCCATTAGAATAATACGGTTCTCCCATCTAAGAAACTGATCAGAACTGTATGTAACACTGCCTGACAATGTTGCAGATGCTTCCATACGTCTACAATAATCTGCTCTTTGAGCATTTAACTCTAACTCTGCTTTATAATCAGACCACTCACCTTCTAAATCATCTTTTAGCTCACCAAACTTATCGTTTAATATCTTCTGGAACTTAGTTATGTTAGCATAAGAAACTTCCTCTATACTATCATCATCATTAATCCATGTGAATACAACATCTTGCTCTGCTGTCTCACTGAATTGTCTTAGTGTAGTAATAATACTATTACTATTAGCTACCAATCTGTCAACTGACGTCATCTATATATCCTTTGTATTTCTATATTTCCAGATGTAACCACCTGCACTTTTTCTCTTACCTACACACACTTTACAGATATTAGCATTAGATATGCCAGTAACCCTCTCAGCTTCCCTAACTGAATGATGCTCGGTAACAAACTCCAGTTCCTTAGTAAACTGCATAACAGCATTATTTACTTTATTATTAATACCATTTCTCCTGTCATAGTTACCTTTCTTATTATTCTCTCCCCAAGTAGTGAGTCTTATATTGTACTCTGTATACCCAAGGTAGTCATCTAACCTATCTACCGAAGGTATTAAGGATTTTTCGTACCTATTTAGTACCCATATATCGTACAACCTATGAAACTCAGGGTTAGAGAACAACCAAGATTTGAACCACTTCCGTGAATATGTAGGGTTGGCATGTCCTCTTTTAGCAGATGACTCCATTTGGGAAGTGTACATCTTTGTTATTACACTCTCTTTTGTCCTCTTATTCACCGTCATTGACTACCCTTACATAAATTTAAAACTAAAACTATAAGTATCTACTTCATTACTAAGACTTGTTATAGTCTCAGGTAGATTTACAATTTCAGTTCTTGGTATTACAACTACTTCTTCTTTAACACTACCATCTTTTAAGATAGCAGTAGTAGTAACTCTAATCTCATCATTCAAACCTGAAATCATTACACCGTTGCTGTTCGCCGCTCTGATTAAAGAGTATAAACCGTAGTGTGCTTTTACTTCATCTTGTGTACCTACCTCAAACTCTGTACCATCATTAACACCTAAAACTAAAACACCAACATTTTTGTACTTAGATTTGCTATATGTATTTGAATAGAGGGCTTTTATCTCATCTTGAGATGTACTTCTTAATATTGTTATAGGTCTCATAGGTTAACACCTAGTATTAATATCTGTGTTGCATCAGCTGTTGTTCTAAACTGCATAATACCTAGATTAGCAGCAGTTTCATCAATAGCAAGTTTATAAGCTATCTCCAACTCCTTGATAAGAGTATGTGTCTCAACATACTCATTATCTTCCTCTTGTCTATCACCAAAGTTACCTACACCTAAGGCATTATCGAAAGATGAACTACCCATCTTACACCTCCAAAAGGGTTAACTATTTAACGAAGATTTTAAAGTTAATCTCATTATCTGCTGGAATAGCTTCAATCATATCTACTGTTGTATTATCATCAGTATTAACAGACCAGTCACCATCTTCTAAAACAGTACCATTAAGTACAACTTCGATACGAGTAGCAGTTGTTAAATCAACATCACCTAAGTCAAAGTTCTGAGTATCTTCTGTTAGGTCAAACTCAACCGGTGGTAACATTCTTTCCATTTGTGCGACTTTCATCGCGTTACTAAAAGCACTTGATGCCATAATAAACTCCTTATAGGGGTTATAAAATTAGTTTAGTGAGGTTCCGCTCATTGTAGATATTATACCGAAATCAATACTCTTATTGCAGAATCTTTATCAGGAGCTTCTTCAAACTTAATTAAAGTGTCATCCTTTGAATAATCATCTGTTGATAGGGTAATACCATTAACTATAACTATAGCATAATTCAATGCTTCTTTACAATCAAAATCTGTAGTATCTCCATCAGCTGTAAATGACTTCCATACTTCAGCAGGAGCACCCCCAGTAGATACCATCTTCATAGTATTATTCAATGCTAATATCATTCAGCACCTACCGATACAGATCTGTATCCTCTAGATGGTTTGAAAGTAACACTTGTCTTCTCACTAAACATCATAGAGCTATATCTGTCGATTATCCATAGCTTATCTTTAATGATTACGCTAATAGGGTATTCCCTATGATTCTGAACTATAGATACATTCTTCAATACAAAGTCACCGTACTTAGCCACATACATAAAGTAGTGGTCCCTAACATCTTCCTCAATGTCTATCTCTACCATTATTCCTCCTTTATTAAATTAACTTAACAACCAGTTAAGTACTTATAAGATACCTAAAGCAAATGCCATAGTGTTAGGAGAAGTCTTATAAGGTGTAAGAGAACTTAACTCTTTAACATAAGGCAATAACTCCATTGTACAAACTTCACTACAGAATTCCTTATTCTTATCCTGTGTATTAAAAGGCAATACAAACCCAAGTATACCTAAATAATCGTACTTTGTATCTATCTTAACTAGCTCATTACAAGACTCCCGTATCCTAGCTTCATCGGCTGAGTTGATGCATAGATTATATCTTACCCAGGCTTTACCAGTAAAACTATGCTTCTTAAACCTGACATTGTTCTCGTACTGACTAGCGCTAAACATCATACCATCAGAGAATACAATCTCTACATGAGAGAAAGTCTTACTCCACTTGTTATTAAATTTGTAACTTAATGGTGATGTCCACCACCTTACTAGTTTATTTAACACACCACCATAACTATTGCCATAGAACGCTAGATACATCATAAACTGTTAAGGATAGCAATCACTTCATCTATACTCTCAGAGCCAGTAATTGCTTTTAAGTTATCACCTACTTTACCTACTTCAGTATTTACCTTAGCAGTAGTACTAACTAAAGAGTCAGAGTCAGCATAACCATTGTCTGCTAATGTAAGCATACTATTGAAAGCTACTTTCTCTTTATCTGATAATACATCCACATCTGCTATTGTGTTAAGCAACTTAGCTAGTAATACGATAGCTTTAGCATTTACAACTGTCAGGTCTCTAGCACTACCTGCATTCTTCTTAACAGTACTCCCAGCCTTCCACTTTACAGTGTCTGAGGCTAAGACTTTAAACTCATCTAAATCTTCTGTCAAAGTAGTAACTTCTACACCATTCTCGTCTTCATACTTATAGGTAAAATGGTCGTGAACCAAACCGCCTATCTTTAATGTTTTTATTGTAACCATTATTGCCCTTTACTCATCGCTGAAGTTTATATTAGATATTATATTAATAGGTGTACCATCAGCATTGCGAAGCACTCCACTAATGCGGCGAGCTTTCGCACCGTCATCTAGGTTACACCCATTCTCAGCATAAGCTATAGACGCGTGTGAGTGTCTGTTAGTTATTAAGTAGATAGACTCCGTATCGCCTATCTCTATATCACAATAAGCTATACTAATCTGTTTAATAGCAGTACCGTATTGAAAAGCCATGACTATAGTTGAGTTATCAAGACCTTTAAGGTCAATAGTACAGAACTCTACTGTAGCTGCTATAGAGCCTGAATCTTGGCAGATCAAACCTGCACCACAACTATTTAACTTAAAGTCTTTACCATCAGTTTTACTTAACCCCACAAAGTCCAAGTATTTAAATCTTACAGATCCAAGTGCATTAGTCCTTACATTGTAGAAATAAGAGTAATCGTCATCTGCATATGAGTTAAACTGTACTTGAGCATTACTGCTCCCATCTGTATACCAGGTCTTAATAATAAGGTTAGTTGTACGTACTATTATTCGCTCATTGTTAACATGAGTTGCATTATTGCTAAGTAGTAGTATAGCTATAATATCTATGTTCTCTACTGTACTAGCCCCTTTTACCATAGTCTTAAAAGGATTCTCCTCTGTACCATCACCATCAACATCAGAACCATTCTCGTAGTCAATGAAGATAGAAATTGCTTCAGAGTTGCCTACAACACCAAACCCATTCATAATTACCTTGTCTCTGTATGTTAGCGATCCTCCTTTATGCAGCCTTAAACCTTGAGCCGCTAACTCATTATCTTTATTAAAGAAACTCATGTCAAAAGTTACATTATCATCTCCGTAATTAGTTCTCAAGTAACCAGTAGAGCTGTCATTAGCATTTCTATTCGACCAATACTCTATTTCATTATCATGTAGCATGATAATGTTATCAGCATTATCAGCACTATCTACTGTTAACTTCTTATGTACTGTACCAGATAGTTCTACATCCATCACAGCATCAGCTTCAAATGTTGTCTCTACATTACCTACTACCTCACCTTGGAGGTATATCTTTCTAGGTGTTTTAAGTCTTCTAGCCTTATCAGCATTAACCATTAGGTTAAACTTATCACCGTCAGCATTCTCGTACCCAACATATACTTCATTAGCATCTTCAAATACATCTAATGCCAACTCACCAGAGTCTAGTTGACTATCCTTAGTATCATCTGTATTAATCTTATTTATGAATCCCATTAATTCCACTCCACTACATTAGTTCCACTACCATAAGTTAAGTAGTTACCATCAGGTCTTCCTGAGGTTGCAGTTGAACCATCTGATAGAAGCATTATACTCTTATCAAAACAATCCTTACTATTTCCTATTACTTCAGTTGTAGTATGCCAGTATTTGTTGTCCTTAGGTCTTCTCCACCCATTAGGGTTGTACATAGGATGAAATATACCATCATTCAGTTTAACCATTTACTCAATCCTTATTAGATATCTTTACAGTTATCTCTATATTTAGTTACAGTTTCAAACTGTTCATTACCATCCTCATCTAGGATAGCTTCACCTTCATTATCTACTACCAGCTGCTCTACCTCATAAGGTGTCTTTCTAAACAGTATACAATCTACTACTGATTCTAAGGCTAATACCTCGGCCTCTCTACTCCACTTTAACTGGTAAAGCTTTAAACCATACTGTTTAATCTCAGACAATACAGTAGTATAACCTTCAGAGTCAATCTCATGCACCATACCATCAACATCCTTGATAATAGGTACATCTAGCTCAGCTCCTATTTGAAAGCGTTGTAGGTCATCTAAACCACCATCCACAGAGTATCCTAGAGAGGTAGGGACTTCAGGACGAACTAAGGCTTTATTAAAGGATTCCTTTATAACTTTTAATAGTCCTGCTTTGACTGAATCTAGGGACTTTTCAGTAACTTCATAAGTTACTTTATAAACACCATCAACTACCTTACCTACTTCTTTAGATGTATAGTATTCTCTACTAGGTTTAGATTCTTTAATTATTTTAAAGTAACCTAACTCGGCTAGTTGTTCTTGTGAAAGCTTAGAACTATATTTATTTACACCACTTATATTTATAAGCTTAGGCAGTTCTTCTACTTTGCTTGTATTTTTATTAAACATTTTCATTATTCAAATTCCTTTTTCTCCGTTTCGTAGATTGTTGTGATTTCTTCTTGGCTTAATAACCTATTGTATAAACGAAAATTAGATACATTACCGGCAAAATTTGTACCGTTTGTCACTACTCTCCACTCAGTATCAGATTGGTCATACACACTATCAGTTGTTACAGTTATTTCTTTTACTGTATTAATAAATACATTCCCTACTTTGTTGCTAGCGTCCCAAGTGTAAGCTATGCAGTACCAATTTCCATCCGTTATATTTGTAGCACTATCATCACTGATAACTGCACTACTATCAGTATCAGTAATTATAACTTTACACCTTCCTGGCTCATCTCTTTCAGAACTTTCTAGTACAAACCCTCCTCTTGAGCCGTTTCTAGTGGTACCTAAGAAAGAGGCACTATTATCAACATCAATACTATTCACCCAACAACTAGCCGAATATGATTCGTCGAGCTTGAGACCGTCAAATCCAGTACCTACGTAATCTCCATCACCATCAAACGAAGCACTCTGACCATCGTAACTAACATCGCCGTTATCTGCACCATCATACTGACTAACCCAATGATCTTCACTACTGTTCTTTAAAGGGTAGTAAGCTACTAAACCTCTGTCTATAACTATATTCCTAGTTATTTTCTCATAATCATAAATTGTCTTGATTTCTTCTGCTGTCAATGCTCTGTTGTAGATACGAACATTTTTGATTTGACCATCCATATAGTAGTCATCATTACCACTGTATGCCTGACCAATTTTATTAATATTTGAAAAAATCTCAGTAAACTCAGTAGTATTACTCGCAACTACTTCATTGTTTATAGTAATAGAATTGTCTCCTGACTTATAAACCATCACTATATGTGACCAAGAGTTGTCTTCAATGTCTATCTGACTCTTATCCCAACATCGGACATCATCACCAATCATATCGTTATCGTATAGCCCATTCGTTCTTATTTCAAAAATTGATGAGCCTTCGGAATTACCTAATGCACATATTTCTGTTGAATTCGGTTTAGCTAAGAACGATATGGTAATTTCTTGTAACCCTGATGTTGGAATATCTATAGTAATTTTAGTGTGGTCGTCAGAAGTACCAAAACTTCCAGCAATTCCCATCTCACTTTCTACATAAGTCACACCATTTTCAGTTCCATTATAGTTACCAGTTAAATCTTCTGCTGTTCCATCAAGTGGATAGTGAGCTACTAAACCTGATATAGCTTGAGTTGGGTCACTGCAATACTTTGACTGAGTGTATAGTATTTGTACTTCTTGAGGGTTTAAGGCTCTATTGTAGATTTCTACTTGATCGATTAGCCCATCACCATCAATATACTCTGAATCTCCTATAAAACAGTCAGGATTTATTAGCCTATTAGGCACTAGATTATTTGAAGTAACATTGACTAGTTTACCATTTATATATGTATGCTTAGTATCTCCTACAATAGATGTCACAACATTTACCCATGTGTCTGTAATATCATCTATTGTTATGTCATCTCCCTCAACCCAGCTCCCATCAATTTTTATCGACCCATTTTGCAAAGTTGTAGCGTCTTTAAGCGCAACTATAACACCTCTATTGTCAGCATCTTCTATGAAGTAAACCGTTTCAACGCCACCATAGGAATTATATGACCAAGTACTGTATGTACACTCAGACATTATAGGCGTAGTAAAGCTTACATTCTCTCCATCATCATCAAAGGAGAGACATTGGTCAAATCTACCAATATCATAACTTACACCTCCATTCTCTGCACCGTCATAGTTACCACATAGATCAGTAGCATCGCCATCTAGCAAATACTTAGCTACCAAGCTACCATCACCAAAAGGGTCTGTAGAATTAACTATAGACTGTTCAGGCGTAGCACAAGGACCTGGTAGTAAGCCGCATCCTCCCATCATACCACTCATACCATGTACTAAATTCATCTAACTACTCCAATAGCAATAGTATCTTCTGCCTCTATGAAGTAACTGAATCTTTCAACACCAGATAAATCAGTTGGCTCATTCTTCCATTTAAACTCAGTACCCCATCCAGTAATATGCTCAGCAGCAGTGACTGTAAGCATTCCTCCTTGACCTGTACATCCTAAAGTACCATCTGTACCTAATGTTATATCAGCATCAGCTGTTAGTGTGACACTATAGCTATTAGTAGTTCTAAAGTCTAAAGCAACAGTATCGTCAGATAATGCCGTAATAGTGCCTCTCTGTGCTGCTGTGAATGTATTAGCTATATCATTCTTAGTAGTGTCAGCATCGTACTCTTGAACTGTAACACCGAGGTCAGCATCCACCACTAAATCTGTAGGCTTATTTTTAATGTAACTATCTAGTGTATCATCAGTTTCTGCCCAATCTACCTGAACATTATCCTCTCCAGTTGCTGCTGGGTCAATCCATTTAGCAGTACCTGCACTATCGAATGCTAATATCTGATCAGCAGCTCCGTCAGCTGGTATATGCTTAGCATCTGGGTGCACATACTTGTTAGCCTCTGCTTCAACTCCTTCTACTTTATCGAAGTGAGCTGTACTCATAAGACCTGCTACATCTGTAGTAGCGTCAGCATAAGTTGTATCAGTGTAGTTGTTAGCATGTACAGTGCCTGCGCCATCTACTGTTAAATCCACAAGATCAGTACCTATAGTGATTTTATCATTATCATCATCTACAGTTACTGTTATATTTGTGCCTGCATCCATAGCAGTACCTATAATATCACGAACTGCTTCATCATCTGTACTAGCTTCTTCAGGGGATTTATTAATCCACTGACTATTAGCATTATCCCAAGATAGTAAGTCACCATCTGCTATATCAGTCATTGATGTATTACCTAAGTCCTCCACAGAACTAGGTATCTTGTCATTCAACTCTTTACCTTTAGCAGCTGATAGTGATTTATCAGTTGCTGTTGATGTTAGTACATCCTCAATATTATTTAATACAAAGCTCTCACTAGCAATAAATGTCTTAGTTCCCATTATAACTCCTCAAGTACTATTTTACCATCTTCTACGTATAACTTATAATTAGTTTCAGTATTAGAATCATCATAAATAGTAGTAGTATCAATAGTTTGTAGCTTATCAGATACATCATCAGTTAACTTATCTTTTAATACAGTAGTAAAGCTATTCTCAGTAGCTACGTAGTTCTCATCAACAACTGTATTAACATCGTAAGCTTGTATATCAGTACCAATGACTAAGTTCAAGTCTTCTTTAGTAACATCTCCAATTAAACCGCCAACTGAAGTAACTCTATCACTATAGTCTAATTTAATCCAGTTATCTAAATAAGTATCTGTAGCAGCGTTATCTACAATAGCAGCAACTCTATCACCTGTTTTAAACTCTACATCATCTACAGTACCTTCAACACTTACAGACCATGATTGACCAGCTTTTGTACTGTCAGGGAAAGTTCCTGCACTAGCATCCCATTCACCTTTAAGTACAACAGCTTGATCTAATTCCACTACTCTAGTTCTAATCTCATCTAAATCTGTAGCTTCTGTTACTGTAAGATAGTCTACTTTATCTTTTCTTGCAGCTGTTAAGTTGAACTCTGTAAGTCCTCCATCACCAACTACTAAGTCATTATCAACAGTAATAGTGTCATTATCGTCATCTACAGTAATAGTAATGTTAGTACCGCCTACTAAAGCATCTCCAACTATATCTCTAACAGCTTCATTATCAGTGCTTGATTCCTCTGGACTAGTCCACACTAGATTTAAGTCCGCATCTAGTGATAATAGGTCACTTTCTGAAGCACCTTCTGTAGATGGTACCATTTTAGACATGTCTAAGGTAATTAGTAAATCCTCAACTACTAAGTCAGCAGGATCAGCTCTAAATACAGTACACATGAATATAGAATCATTAGTCACTATATACTCTGTACCATTAACTAGTAGTTTACCAGAACCAGTTCTCTTAAACCTAAAGGAATCACCTATTTTAAATACATCCTGTACATCTTGTAAGTTTACATCATCATCAGCAACTTCTACAGCTCCTTTGTACCTAAAGTCTTTAGAAGCTCTATTATCTAGTTCATCTAATGCACCCTTAACTGTAGTAGTAGTAAGCGTAGAGTTATTATTAGAGTATGTTACATCAGCCGCAACTGAAGTAGCTGCACTAGTAACAGAGCTACCAGATAACTTAGCTCTTCTTAAATCTAAGTAAGCTCCTCCATCTATCAAGTCCTGAGCCTTTCCAGCAGAGTCAACAAGTATAGCTCCTATAAATAGAAACTCTGGAGTAGGTAATACTCTAGTTTTTGCTAGTGTTATTTCAGTCTCTATAGAGTCTCTACCATCGCCTATATCAGTATAAACTTGTTGCCCAATTAACTTAATATAAGGACTAATAGCATTATTAGTAGCTACAAAGAACATAAGAGTAAACTCATCTTCAGCTAGCTGAACTAATGAGTAAGTCTCATCATCAGTGTTATACTTATTATACGATATGTAGTCATCTCCATCTACTTTCATAAACAGGTCATTAGTACCATGCCCTTCTTGGGAGAACCAATCTTTACCTTCACTATAGAAGATAGGTGCTTCAGTTTGAGAAGGTAACGGCATATATAAATCTTCATCATATAAACTACCTGACTGTATTTGTCCATGAGTATTATCATCTATATTAACAACAATTCCCATACCTCCAGCATACTGTGTCCCAAATAGAACATGCCAAAAGAAGTGAGTATAGCCATCCATAGTTATACCATGACGTTCATCGCCTAACATAGCTAGTTTACTTTGGTCCGCATTGTAGTACATTACAGCAGTAATAGGAGTATCTTCAAAGTAATGAGGTTCAGGACCATCAAACATATCATGATGTAATATAGTAGAAGTATGTAAAGTACCATCTTTCTCTAAATATAAGAAATGCATACCTGTAGTTTTAGGTATTCTAACTTCCAGATGCTCAGTCCTAGTGAATTTAACACCTTCAACATAGTATTGTAGCACACCTTTACCATAGGAGTCTTCGCCATCTACTTTAGGAGTTAATCTAGCTACAAAGTAATCCTCATCTACACCTACTATAGTATCACCATTGTAGAACTTATCACTATTAATGTATTCATACTCTCCTTGACCTTTAGCTCCTATCTTATGAATGTTCTCGCCATCAGTAGTAACTTCTAATATACCAACTGTACCTATTTGTTCTCTAATATAACCAGTAGGTTCATTAGTATCAAAATGAATACCTTCTACCTTAGTTTTGAACTCTTCTAATACTTCTATCTTATCAGTCTGATCTACAAATTCACCAACATCAGTAAGTTGTTCTGCAGCTTTCTCTACTACTTCATACATTTTAGTTATTTCAGTATTAGCTTTCTGAATAGAGCCATATATACCATTACCTAGTCTTTCTGTACCGTCATCATCAGTAGTCTTCTTAGTTATATCGTAGTAGATACCATTAGTAGCATCCCCACTACCGTCAAACTCAGAACCTGTAACTTCTTGGAGTATGTTTATTAAATCCCTAGCAGCCATATTGTTATATCCTTTAAATTATATTAATTACGTACTGCACAACAGTTAGGTAATTGGTTAAGCTCTTTAGCCCAGTCATATTTAGTGTTAAATGCCATATTATTAAATGACTCAGTCTTACAATTCAATTCGTTAGTTATACCTTTATCCAATGCAATAATAACTTCATACAGCTTAGACTCAGTTACTCTAACATCGTTATTATCATTAACATACATAACGTATAAGTAGTAGAGTTCTCTCTCCTCATTATTCATATGTACAATAGATGGTCCATTTACATTACTTAGAACTGCTCTCATTAATGTAATAAAGGAATGGCTGAATATAACTATTAAAGTATCAGGATCTAAAGCAGTCTTATACTTTCTAAACGGTAATTCTTCCCATAGCAAGTCCTTAGCTACTAGTACAGTCTTGGTAGCTGTTCCTCTACCTCTTAATAACATATTACTGACTGTCATCTAGTTCTTCCTCTGGTATTTCTATAGTTTCAAGTATATCATAAACCTTAGAGTTATAATCTGTAATGATTCTATTAGCAGCTTGCACATGAACACCACCTTTATCTCTACTAACGTAACTAGCAACAAACCTAGCAACAGCAGGTACTAATTCTTTATCTATATCCATAGCATCATCTAGATCAACAGGAGTTATTGGATGTCTTATAAGGTAATTACCTGTAGACAATCTAAGTATATCTTCCCCAGCATTCTCAGTTGTTAGATGTAATGACTCTGCTTTTGTTGCTACTGTTATTAATGCATAGCTAATTAGGCTAAGTAGTACTTCTTCATCTTGAGGTATAGAAGTATCACCAATAAGTAGTCCTGTAACCATAGCCTTAAATTGCTTATAGGTCATATTACTCTCCTTTAAATTTAGGAGAATAATAGTAGATTAATTTAAGGATGTCAAGGGTTAATAATTACTATATGCTGAAGAGTTATCTTCATAGTTATTTAGGTCATCCCATAATGCTCTATCTTTAGAACTAGACCCTCTATACTCCATAGGACTAACTGTAGGGTAGATAATCTCTACCATATTTAACTGAGATATTATATCTACTGCATCATCGTGAGCGCTGCTAAAACCAGAGTAAGTCACATACTTTAACTCAGTCATCATCTCTTTCATATCAGGAGTATCTTTTAACTCTAATGGGAAATGGACTTTGTGATTCTGAAATTGAGGCAACATCATTCTGAATCTCTCATGCTTGTTACCTCCAACAGCTCTACTAAGTATCCCTTCAGAACCTAACTTAGCTCCTTTCTGTCTAGCGAAGGTGAACCACTCACTTCTCTTAATCATCATCTCTTTTAGTGCGAATATGTGAGCTTTCTGCTGGCCATCAATCTCTATACCTACTTCTATAGCTTTACCTTGAGCACTCCAGAAATTAACCATTCTAAATAACTCGTTATACTGTTCGCCTATACTTTGTCTTCTAACACATAAATCAACTAAGAAGTAATCTCTATTACTATTTACAGCCCATACACCTAATGCTGAGTAGTCTGACTTAGCTTCTGATGTAGTAGTAAAGTCTGTAGTAATGTAGATATTATAGGCACTAAGGTCTTTTATCATATCTTTACGGTTAAACCATTCAATCATGCTATCTTGTATCATTCTATCTTCTTCTGATGAAACCCTTAACATCCTTTCTTGGTTGAATGATTTAGTAGAGTTCGAAGCCACTGCTTGTCTGTACTGGCTTATGACTGACTCATAAGGGTGCATATCAGGCCAGGCACCTCTAAACTCTTCCTTAGTTGTGTCTACTGTAATCTTCTCGCATATAGGAATTACAACTGGAGTATAAGAATTAGTAACAAGCATCTGTACATTAACATCACCTAAATGGAAAGGTGTAAAAACATGCCATATACGTCCTCTTCCTCCACCTTTCAAAGCATTCAAAGCATCGCTCTGTATAGTTTCTCTTAATGTATTCATTATAGTTTCTGAGTAAGCTGCAGCTGTGTTTAGGATTGTATCATCAAAAGCTATTATATCTGGTCTAACTGTACCTCCACGTACACCGTAATTACTACGTTGCCCACGGATACCAGAACCAAAACCCATAGCTCTGTGCAGGAAAGCTCTATTACCTTTTGGTCCATCTCCTTTTCTAACAAACTCTGCTTCAGTTTCAGTGAATCTCATGTCTTCAAAGTAATTATTACAGAATATACTGTCTTCACATAGTGACTGGATACTCTTTGATATTACTCTTGCACCGCCTTGCGTTGAGGCTGCAATGGACAACATAAAGTAAGTCGGACCATAGCCCGGTAATTCTCCAGTAACTGCCATGTACACAGGCATAAACGAAGTAATTACACTACTCTTAGCCAATCCTCTAGACATCATAATAGCTATCCTAGTAGTATCTATAGTAACATTTTCGTTAACTTCCTTACTATATGGGTACTGGTCTCTAGTTATATTACCGAACACTAAATCTACTAGCCAGAAATGCACCATTGGTGTATTAAACTCAAAGTCTGAACCCTGTACCATCCTTATAATATTAAAGAATTTCAAGCTATCCTCTGTTGGTGTATAATTAGGGAATGACAGATTTATACTATCAAGTGCTGCATCTATATCAAATGGTACCACTTCTTTACTCATTAAATAACTCCTTTACTTTTTATAATATCTACCATCATAGTTAGTTCACTAGTAGATAGCAATCTAAACTCAGTACTGCCATCGAATTTCCTATCAAACTCATACTTATCTACACTACTTAGTAGAAGACTCTCTATATCTGTAGCCTTACCATTAACAGCTTGAAGTATAACTACCTCATACTCCATACCAGCTCTTCTGGCAACATGTTCAATCCTATGGCATCCTAACTTCACTGAAGTAACACCTATCTTGTATAGATTCTCCTCACCTATAACTCTCCATATATAAATAGCATCATTATCACAATTACTAGAAGGTATCATATGAGATGTAACTTCCGCATGTGCTCCACTGTATTTAACAGAGTAATTATAGGCTTTAGGGTCCAGTCTTTTAAACTCAGCTTTAGTATTGTATTGCAAAGCTCTTTCTTTAACTAGTCCAAGTGACCATACTGTCTTGGTAGAAGCAATACCTAGTTCATCGAAAGCTTGTATTAGTAATCCTTGACGTCTGATACTGCTATACCCGCTAACATTCTTACATTCTTCTCTAGTAATAGCTTTGGCAGCTAGTACGTTATCTTTAAATTTCTCAATAGTTACAGGTGCTCTATCACCTTTAGCTACTGCGACAGCTTTCCAATTAACAGGCTTTCTAACAGTAAATCCTAGGTTACAAAGCCTAGAGTTAGTCATGTTACCGTCTTTATAGGTAAACCATACATTGTCAGGTAGTGTTATACCTAATTCCATTAAGAAGATGAGTCTTGTAGCTTTAAATGTTACACCATTATTAAGACGTATCCTACCATCATCTTTTAGAGTGACAACTCTATCCCTAATAGTATTATAAATAACACCGGTATCTTTATTGTACGTTAAAACCTTATTAATAGCATCTAAGTTAAACGAGCCATCTTCACCTATCATAGAGTCTGTAGCTATCCTACAGGTATTACATACACCATAAGCATTACTTCTACCACCAACAATTGATTGTTCAAACTCTTCAGCACAATTAGCACAGTTAAATCTTCCTACTCTAGTACCTTTCACTAGGCCTAAAAACTCCGCTTTAAAGTCCCTAACATTTGGAACTAGTTTACAGTCAGGGCACTTATGTTCTTGCCTTCTTTTAGCATTGTCAACTGTAAGCTTGAAAGTAGCTCTACACTCAGTACACTCTAACTTTACAAACCTCATAACTCTCTTCGCAGTAGGGCTAGGTCTCATCATACCTAAGTCTTCTATTATTGGTGCTGCAAAATCACTCTGTTTTAATTCTTTAATCATGTAGACATTATACCATCATCTGAAATAAATTGCCTTTAGTTACCCTGATGACCTACACTGTCAAAACTAATACCTATTTGCTGGACATCAATGATATCCTCGCCATTATCCAGTCTTCTCTTTTGTTGAGCTACAATAGCTTTTAACTGCTCATTCATCTCAGCTTGTACACTAAGAGCTTCTGCACCAGGATTTACACTAATATTAATCTTCTGCTCTTCAGGAGGCTTAGTAATAGTAGTAAGTTCTTTCAATGCCTGAACTCTAACCATAGGAGTTACAGTCATCTCATTACCTCTAGTGTCTTTACCACCTTTACCTAACACACCTATCTTATAAAGCTCTTTAGTAGCTGCATGAAAGTAAGGGGCATACTGTAAACTAACAGCTATCATCATCTCTTTATCTACAGCAGTTACTATCTTAGTGCTATTGTACATACTAACATGGTTATCTACGGCCATATTATTATCTACTAGTCTTTGATACTTCTCAGGAAATACTATTGCCCAAGCATCCTTATTATCATAATTCCTCTTGAGGTTACAATACTTAATAGCATTTACTAAGTCCTTCAATCCTACACGATTTAAGTTCTCAAACAAATGTAAGTAAGATAATACATCTTCCTCTATAAGTTCTTGAGGTAACCCAGTATCTCTCTCAGCATTATTGATAAGATCCACTATCTCTTGTGTAACAGCTATAGATGTCTTACTAGGTAGTAAGGCTTTAATCTTTTCAATAGTTATATTCTGAGATTCCTCTGGAACTCTTCTACTAGCATCTGGATGTGCTTTATCTAACTTAGTCATTTGTTATATCCTTCAATGTGTACTTATAAACCCCTCTACCAACCTGGTCAACAGTTAAATACCCTTTATTAACTAGAACTCTCTTACGTTTACGATAAGTCGATGAACCGCTATTAGTTGCTGCAATAAGAGCAATATCGTTCATATCCATATCAAGCCTATACATTACGTTTAGGAGGAAGAACTCCCCCATACTTAAAGAGACTAGAGCTTTACTCCAATCTATAGTTCCTACTTTCTCTACTTTCATTACTAACCTTTAATTTATATAATTCATTATAGGTTAAAAAGTAATAAGTGTCAATAGTAGTTAGAAAGGTGGAGAGTCCTCAGCTACTTTCTCAGGTAACACATACTTAAAGTCAGGTACTTCTCCACTAATAACAGCCTCATAAGCTTGTACTGCATCTTCTAGAGGGATTACAAAGCATTCACTGTAGCCGTCGAACTTATGGGGAGTATTATACTGGTAATCTGCAAAGAAGTGGTGTAAAGTAGTCTCATACTTAAACACAAAATCAGTATCTACTTCTCTATCTCTCTTAATACTAATCATAGCAGTAGTTCTAAACTTATCAAATATACTGCCATTAATCTGTTGCATTCTCTCTTTACTAGAGTGGCCACTACTCTTACCTATCTTAACTACTGTTAAACCACTGGGGAGTATTATATTCATAATGTAAAGCCTAGACTTCTCTTTAGGAGTTTCACCTACTTTAATAAAAGCCAAGGTAGTTAATTACTCTTATCTATACCAATATCGCTACTAAGTATAGTATTACACTTACCACAAAGTAGTACATTAAATACACCAGTCTCTACTACTCTAACTTCTTTCTTACATTTACTACAATACTTAGTCTTTTTACTTAGTTTCGTATTCATTTATATATCCTTTCATAGCTTGTACTAAAGCTTCTCTACTATAAGAGCTAGCTACTACAAACTGAATAAACATATTAAGTAGAGGTCTTATACTAATATCCTCATCACTAATACTCATCTCAATATCAATTACCTCAGTATCATTAGTAGTGTTACTAAACTTAACCATAGTAAGCCTCCTTATACATTAACTTTATTTGTGAAAAGGATTATAGCATAACAAAATAGTCCATGTAGTAGTAATTATAATATGAACTATAAGGTTAACTCTCACAAGCTCTACAAGCTACGATCGTAACTAAGGTAAGTAAATGTACCTTATTGTGAATAATGTTGCATAAGGTACCTTAGATTTACTTATATAGCTTCCTATATTAGTACTTACTTAGGTGTAGTAGTAAATGACCTATACTTTGCCTATATGGACCGATAAGCGCTAGGTAGGTAAATATACCTAGTAAGTATTATCGTAACTAATATAGTGCTTAAAATGATTATTATAACCTACGTGTGCTTATAGCTAACTAATGTACCTTTTACTTTTCTAAATATTTTTTATTTTTCTAGAAATGAGGTTATGTATTTACTAGTTTTACGGTTATTACCTCGTAACTAGCCTTAGAAGTGGTTTTTACTTTTCGACTAAAAATATTTCTGATTTGGCCTGATTAGGATTTTACTTTTTGACATATTGATCATTTTTTGTGAGAAGTTTAGTATGCACACATTCCCACCTCGACCTCCCCTATACCCCCCCATACTTCCTCTACAAATAGGGTACCTAAATCCTGGACACCTAGTTCCTAGCTCTGCTACGAAACAAGTTAAGTGATGATACATTTAGTTTAATACTACTTGTAATCTTAAAACAAAGGGACTAATATGTCTTTCGTACCTAATACAACTGGTAAACCAACTACTGCTGCTACTCCTGTAGCTCAAACTACAACTACTTCTTCTCAAGATGAAACTGTTATGAATACTCTAATTGATGCAATCACTGTATCAATGACAGAAGCTTATCCAATAGAAGTAATAGTATCTATGCACTCAGAGCATGAAGAGTTTAAAGTATACAACAGTGGTATCATTGGTCAGTTTACTCAACAAGCTGGTCTATCAGTAGCTGATGCTTACAAACAAGCTAAAGAAGGTAACTACCTTAAAACATCTAACCTAGATAAGATACGTACTGACTTCTTCAATACTATCAGACAACAACTTGGTATGTCAATGGAAGGTGCTGTATCTACAACAGATCGTGACCTTATACATAGAGTTATTAATACAGGTATATACAACAGTCGTGTAGTTAAACTAAGAACTACATTCAACTCAATCATCACAGGAGCTAACTAATGGAAATCGCATCAATCATCGCAATCATCGCACTACTATTCTTTGCAGGTAAAGCACTCTCTAAGTTCTTTGATAACTCTGCTAAACTATTAGATACTACTGGTGAAGGTATAGAGTTCGTAGGCAGAGCTATGTCTACAGGTATAAAGATTGGTGATATGGCACTAGCTGAAGCACGTATTAGTGCTCGATCCACTCACGTTACTAATATTAATAACATTGCCGATGAAGCAATAGCTAATGGTGTAACTACAACTGGTACTCTTAACAAATCAGCTGAAGAAATATACAATGACAGAATAGCTCAACGTATTGCAGAAGGTATTGCTTCAGCTCCATCAAATACTACTACGTCAGACTTTGTACCTCAAACATAACATTAGTTGCTAGCTTTAATTAGCTGGCTTACCATTACTTAAATAAAAGGACTTATAATGAAATCATTCGTACAAATACTAACAGAAGAAGAACTTGCTACAACTACAGACTATACAAGAGGCGAAGAGTATGAACGTACTGCTTACCTGGAAGATCCAGAGTACATTGCTAGTAGTTACCCTACTTGTAATGAAATTCACTTTGAAGAGTGGTGCTCTGATGAAGCGTGGGAACTTCTCTATAGTGGCCTAGCTCCATTACTTTCTTAACTAGCAATAACAACATCTCTACTCCTTCATTGGGGTAGGGTTTATTTTTTCATTTCCATGTACACAAAGAGCAAGAGCAGAGGTAATACTCGTACCTCGTCTCTACTAATTAAGAGCTGAACACTAAAAGCTGTACACCACTAACACACTAGCAGAGGAGAGAGATCTTAAGATAGAGGAGATACCTTACTTCTCTTATCATAATCTTATCTACTACTCATATTAGCTAGTCACTACAACAATTAACTTTATTACTCTTAGTGTTTAGTACCTAGCTCCGCAACGGTACAAGTTAAGGGGTGAAGTGTTATAATTACACTATTAAAACTAAAGGAAATATGATGGCATCATTGACAAACAGACCAAGTGGAGTTAAAGTACAAGCAGTTAAAGGCACTAGAGGTAGAATTACTCTGCAGACTAACAACAAAGCATTTAAAGTGTTCAAGGACCTTAGATCTGATGATAGACGTGTACTAGACTCTATTATGACTTATATCAGCACTAATACTAACCATATTATAGTAGATGGCGACACACTAAAGCTTCTAAAGAGAGACACTGGATACACAGTAGCTACAATACGCAACTCAATTAGTAGGTTAAAGCAGAGTAATCTCATAAATAAGCTCCAACTAGACCATGAGTTCATAGTAAACCCATTACTAGCTGTAAAAGGCGATGAGCAGAAGGTATGGGAGTTCATACAAATGATACACCACAAAGGTAATATACCAAGGGAAGCAATAGTACTAAATATGGGATTTAATAAGTTCAAGTAGTCACTACTGTGATGACTACCCAATTCCCTGTAAGGCCCTTGGCTACGGGGTTTGGAGTACTTTGCTGTACCTTTTCCTTATAGTATAAGAAAGGTACTTTCTGGTACAAGGTATTCACCATCCCAACCAAAGGCTAGTACCAACTCAACAACAAACTAACCTCCTAAAACTAACCTCCTATTATTGAACCTAACTATCCACAATGTGACTTCAATAATAACCGCTACCGGTAAACCGTATAAGCCATGCTCATAAAAGTAACCCTTTTATAGTACTTATATATAAAGGGATGGAAAGTAGCTACTGATAAAATAGCTACAAGTAGCTACTATTTAGAACATAGCAAACTCCCTATTATAGGGGTTTGGTACTAGTAGCTCTTAAGGTTCACTTAAGATAACTACTATTATTAGCTACTTATTATATAAGGATAGATACTACTCTTATAAGAACTAATACCTACTCTTATCTAGTCCAAATCTAACCGACACCAAACTAAGTCCTCCATTTATACTCTTATATAAGGACACATGAGAGAATAGTACTGCCTTTATATTTATTATACAATAGGGGTAAACCTCGTACTACACTTACTTTGAGCTAGATTTAAACACCTGAAAAGGTATCTTTCACTAAGTAAAAAACAACGATATCAGGTGTTTTCCAGCTAACTTTAAGATTACACCTACTACTAGTAACACATTCCATATAACCTAATCTACCTATCTTATTAGTGCCGGACTCCGTCTATCGGCACAAGTTAAGTGGTGGGTTAAGTCCTTCATCTAAACTAATAGATAAGTAACTTAATACTAAACCAAACAAAAGGATAGACATTATGTGTAATGATAACATTAAAAGAGTATATAAAGGAGATAATAACTTCCTTATATCTCTAGTAAACTATAACGCTAAAGACCTTACATTTAGAGATAAAACATTAGGGTCATTCCTAAGAACTTACCATAGATTTATACTAGCTACTGCTGGTACTAGCATTAGATCATATAGTCATTAGACTTAGTCTATATAAGAGCCTACAAGGCCTTAAAACTTCTACCCATACTAGTTATCCTCTAACTAGTTAAAACTCCATACAAGCTAAGTATGTAACTCTCATAACTACAACATTTAGTTTGTATATCGGAGAATTATATATTTAATAATAAAGGACATAAAAGTGTTAACAGAACTAAAAGAGATAGCCTCTCAGTATAGCTCTAAAGAAGAGTTTAAAGCTAAGAATTACCCTAAGTATTTAATAGCTCAAAGGAAAGGATTCCTTACTACTTTATACTATAAGGAGAAGCCTAGACCTAAGCAATGCCTTTACTTTATATATAGTCATAAGAAGATTGTATTCGTAGGTAAAAGCATTAGTATTGATAAGGACTTGAAAGAGTTTAAAGCTAAGTATGAAGATAAGTTTGTATGGCATAACGCTAGGATATATGAAGTTACTAGTAAGTCTGACTTAGAAGTATTATATACATATACCTTAGTTAAATATAAGCCTTATCTTAATGATGTACCTGTTGATCACTTATCAATTAGAATAGCTTTATATCCAGAGCATCTACATGATGTACTTATTATAAAGAAAGAAGACGTATAACTATAAAGGCATTCCTAGAGATGTAAGCCCTACTTATAAAGGATCTACCAATGTTTGAAGGAATAGCACTATTAGCATCTATACTAATCGTATTAACTATCTACCGTAAGTTTATATTTAAATCTGCCGCTATCTTAGAGGATAATGCTGATTTAGTATTAGAAGGAACTAAAGAGTTAACTAAACAACTTAACAATAAGCTAGTACTCTACTCAGCTGAGAGTGAGCTAGACTATGCCGCAGAGAGAGCTGAGCTAGTTACTAAAGTTAAAGCTGATAATAGACCTAGAATAACTAATGAAGCCTTTCATGATGAAATAACTGAGTTACTTGCTATAGGATTTGCTACTGCTCCTAAGTCTTAATAACTACTAATGTGCTAGCTGAAATGCTAGTCTACCTATAACTACATAAAGGAAATAATTATGAATAACAACCAAACTACTACTAACAACACAAATGCTAATGAAACTACTACAACTAAATCTGAGGAGATTACAATGCAATACAAATTAACTAAAGAGACTAGCACTGAAATCAATGATGCTTTAAATATACTAAGAGCTGAGGATAGAGACTTTGCTTTAACTATTAGAAAAGTATATAACAACCTTAACTGTAAAGTATTTACTTCTATGCCTTACTCTGGTGAGGACTTAGTAGCTTACTATAACGGTAATATTACTGATACTGATGCATTACATGCTTGTAACTTTATTATTAACCTAGCAGGCTTTGAAGCTCATATTGAAGAGGTAATAGATATACCTGAGATTGAGTTAGATGAAGAGACTGAAGATAGATTTGCATTTATGGATGAGTTAGAATACTCAGAAATGGATGCACATCAACTAAGTTTAGTGTTGTTCAAAGATTTAAGCACAGAGTTAGAGATGTCTATACTATCAATGAATACAGGTCTTAAAATGAAGTATGACCTTTTAGATGAGCTAAAAGACCATATTAAAACTAGTAGTCTTAAAAGAACAACTGCACTAGGTGAAGCCCCAACAAGAATAGAGGTGTTAGAAGGGAAGCTAGCTAATGTACTAGCGTTAGTGAAACTTGACACAGGTAAAAGCTCATTAGTACTGAAAGATGGTAGATTACTTGCTTATGAGTATTTAACTGATAAGAGAAAGACTGATGTTGGCAACTTAGGTTACTTAGCTAATATGCGTGAAGGAAAGACTAACGCTCTTGATGTATTTATACTTGAAGCAACATTTAAAGCCTATAAAGAAGAGGTTGCTAAAGGCACATTACCTGTGACTTCTAGAGAGTTCAATATGGCTGTAGCTAAAGTAATTAATGGAGTGGAAGAAACTACAGAAGCTACTAAGAAATTAGTAGAAGATGCTGCTTGGTAGGCTAGACACTTAAAAATTGTAAAATATTATTACCACTGTTAAATAACCCTATAGCTACTAAATAAAGAGTAGCTATTACTTAAAGGACTTACTCCATGAAAAAATACCCACTTATATTAAAACCGGCATTTAAAGCACTTAAAGCACTAGATAACCAATTAATTGTAGCAACTGTAAGAAATATAGTAGCTAATGAGATGACAGTATCTATGCTAGTAGGTAATGTAGCTAATGCTTTACTAAGTTTAGAATGTATTATAGATGTAAATGATGGCTCATATAACTTTAAGAAAGCTTTACTTATAAGAGTAAATATAGTAGTTAAAGCTATGAAGTTTAAGTTTGAAGATAAGATAGCTACTACTATAGATAAGGATGGAAATATGTTTACTCATACTACATCTACTATCGTTGGTCAAAGAGAGAAAGAGGTTAAGACTAAGGTTTGGTTTAAAGAAGTGAGTAGCTTCCAAGATTATATTATATTGAAAGGTAGTAAGAAGAAAGTAGAAAACAATTCTACTAAGGTACTTAGTGAGAAGGCTGAGATTGATATGCGTATAAAGGAAATAGCTCCTGAGTATATTGATTTATATAAAGTATTACTTTATGAAACTAATAAATCTAAAGTTAATGAAGCTAACTATTGGGAAAGATTACAAGAGGTAGCTGAGGAGACTAAAGTGTTTCTTGGGCATACTTATACTAATTACCGTAAACTTGATAGTAATACTCGTAATTATTCATTATCTAGATATGGCTTTGCTTATGACTACGGAGATGCTTTTGAGAAATATCTTATTGAACCAGCTCAAGAGTATTTAGTTGATGCTACTGAGATCAAGTATGCTATTAAATACTTAGAGAATGAGTTTAAATCAGATGATTATAGAGTACTAGTTAAAGATTCTATAGCCAAGATTAATTATAACTCTACTTTACTTGAAGATTATAATAAAGGTAAATATGTAGAATTTACTATTGGACATAAAGAATTAGGTAAGCTACTTCATATTGTAGATGTATTTGATAATATAATATGTGCTGAAGGTAGAATGAGTAGAAGTGTAGTAGGGTATGATTTTATTGCAAGTGGAAACATTAATGCATCAAACTTGTGGGGTGATGAGCAATTCTTAAAAGTAGCAAATTTACTAGGAGGAGAAACTAAGTATGATGCTCATTCACTAGTTGCAGACTACCTAGGGATTACTAGAGATGAGGCAAAGCTCGTACAGCAACCCTACATGCATGGAGCTACTGTAAAGCCTGAGGATATGGATATGGTAACTGAGATATTTGGTGAAAGTTTCTTCTATAACGCTAAAACAGCTGAGTATGGTAGAAAACTAGCTGAAGCTGGAGTAAATAATGTACAGTTTACTAGAGTTGATGGTGTTAAGGCTATATGGGCACCTTACATGTTAGATGCTCAAGTTAGTATGGAAGACGGAAGCAGTATTGATTCTATTATGCCGTTCTCTAACTCAGGTAATGGAACTAAGAAGTACTCTGGATTAGCAGTTTCAATAGTACACTCAAGTGATTCTGCGACCGAGCATTACATCCAAATGGGGCTACATAGAAGAGGTATTCCTTGTAAGACAATTTTAGATGCTTTCTACTCAAAACCTAGTGCACTGCCATTAATTAAGCAACTTACATTCGAAAGTCTTAATAGAATGAGAGGGCTAGCTGAGAAGCAACTACAAGAGATTGAGGCTCAGACTGGTATCTATAGAGGATGGAATATTCCAGATAGAATAGATATAGTAGAGTCTTATAACTGCATGTAGCACCTTAATTGGTGTTACTTAATTAATTTTAAAGGATAGATAATTAAAGAAATAATACTTACCCTTAGCGGTAGGTATCCTTATTTTTTTCAAGAGCAATAGGAGGACAAGATTCATCACTCGTGGCCTCGCTCTTCATCTTCCCTCTATCTATTGTCTACCGACGGTCTCCAGGCGGAGTGCCTTTTTCTTTTTTCTTATTACCTTATTAGTAATTATAAGTGTATATTAGGTATCTAATAGCAATAGTTAGTACTTAGGTGTCTAATTAGTATAGATAAGAGATATAAGAGCTTATATGTAAAGTATAGCTTTTAATTAATGTAAGGAGAGACTATATGGAAAATATTTTCTGGTTGTAATACTATAGTAGTACTTAACAGTGCGGATAATTTACCTATTTAAAGGATTGCGGATTAGGACATTGTCCTACCAAATAACCATATTAGTTTACTATAAGGTTACTTGTAGTATACTGCCAGTATAAATAAATAGAAAAGGACATTTATGAGTGTAAGTGTAGCAATTAAGTTGAACGAAAGAACTAGAGATGATCTGAAGAAGATCAAGGAAGAGGTAGGTATGCCTACAATTGGTGCTGTAATAGCAATGTTAGTGAGAGACTACAACAAAGGAAATAAATAAATGACTAATCTAGATATATGGAAAGGTGATAGCTACAAGCTTAATCCTAACACACTTAAATTCGATACTAAGATAGCAGGCTTTAATCAAGTAAAACCTATAGATGAGTACAATGCTTTAAAGACATTAATGATAAAGCTGGGGCAAATAGATCCAATCATTATAAGAAATGGCTTAGTAATTGACGGGAGACATAGGAGTAAAGTAGCTATTGAGTTAGGAATAGATGTATTAGCAAGAGATGTAGTAGATGACCTAGAGGATAAAGACTGTATAGCATTGTCTAACCTTAATACATTTGCAGCTAGAAATGACTCTACCAACCAAAAGGCATTTAAGACAGTAGCACTGATAAAGTCTTATGGATACACACAGACAGCAGCTATGAAGTTAACTGGACTAAGTAATCGTAGGTATATTATAGCTGCTCAATTCATACTAGATAACGCAGCATATAACGCTAAGTACTACTTAGATCTAATGGCAGGAAAGAGAGTAAAAGTAACAGTATTTGGAACAGAGACTGTTGAACATACTAAATCCTTATTAGTATTAAAAACATTACTAGCTAAAAACGAAGAGGCAGAGGCTTCTGCCGTCAATACTGAGAGTGAGCTTGCACTGTCAACTAATGCTGAGGAGCATATAGACTACGACAGTATGTTACGCACTGAAACTGGTAGATATATGTTCTGGAGCTCTATAGGACGTAATAGCGCTGTAGATGTTGGTACTAAGATAATGCTCATAAACACTATAAATACAGCATACAAATCACTAGAGAAACCTCTGGCACAGCCTGCCATGATAGATGATGATCTAGAGCATTACGACACTAGTATGTAATCTGTCTATGATTAAAGTATTTAGTAAAAGCTATGAATGGCATTTTAATGAGATAGATAGTGTTAAGAATGTAAGTAACTACTTATGTTCTAGTACTACTATTACAGACCAATACCAGATTGCTAATGATTTAGATATTAGTATAAAGACAGTTAAGAGAGCTATTAGAACTCTTAAAGACTTAGGTAAGTTGATAGTATTGAAAGATAAGAAGAGTTATGTCTACATTATAGGCGAAGATGTTAGTAACCTATATAAAGTATACAAACTAATGCAAGATTAAATATAAGGATAAATGCAATGACATTTGAAAGACATGGATTTGGGTATAGGAAAATAGAGAGCCAAGTTAGTAAAGTAGTAGAGCAACCTAGACCAACATTAGCTATGTCAGGCACTATGAGAAGATATAAAGCTAATATTAGAGCTTGGAATAAAGATAGAAGCTTTGTAGCTAAACATGAGTTAGCTACTTTATTTAAGGATTAACTATGATAGATACACTAATAATGATTGCAATAATGGTATTTGTATGGCTAGATATTAATATGTCTTATACTGAGAAGTATAATTAACAATATATAACAGAATCTGTTATTAGTATAAAGGATAAGTAATGGGAATGTTTGATTATACATATTTTAAGTGTCCAAATTGTGGAGAGGTAGTAGAGGGACAGAGTAAAGCTGGAGATTGTTCGTTAAGTAGATACTACTTTGGAGATATAGCTTATGAGTTACCTGTGTTTAAAGATTGCTATGATGAGATAGAGGAGATACTGCCTGCTCCAATAGAGGTAGTTTCCGAAGCTGCTAAGTTTGGTCTAGTATGTAATGAGTGTGGGCATAAGACAAAACCTGTAATTACATCAAGTTATATACTTGTACCATTTACAGAATAATTTATAAGGAGATAAGATGAACAAAGAAGCGTATTTTAAACATAAAGATATGATGGAGGCTTTTTATAAGCTAGATAAAGAGAGTATTTGGGTAAAGTCAGATAAATGGAGATTAATACATAGACCTTCATTTAACTGCTCTACTACTATTTATGCTTTAGATGATGATTACAGTGATATTAGAAAAGCTTTTATAGATAAAATACCAGTAGCTGGGATATATGACAAGATAGTACCTCCTGTATGTAACCCAGAATATTGTAAGTTTGTATATCCAGCAAAAAACTATTCGGTAGTAGAGGACTTTAACCCTTGGACTCCTGCTGATGGGGAGGAAGCTTGGTATATAGACCCAACAGATGGTAGTGATTGGTTGGTCAAATCAGATCTAAACTGGTCTAAGAGTTTAGATGTAAATGTTTATTTAACAGGCTTAGGGTTAGTATTTAAAACTAAGGTAGAAGCAAACGCTAAAGTAGCTTATATGAAGGCTAAGTATAGAGTAGAGGAGGAGATTGCTAGGCTAAATGCTGGGTGGAAGCCTGACTTTGGTATAAGTGATTTATACAACTACTATATAGAGTTGCAAGAAGATTGTTTGGCTATTGATGGTGTTTATACACATAAAGCACAAGATACAAGTATGTATATAAAAAGTATACAAAAGGCTAAACAGTTACTAGAGTCTCATAAAGAAGACTTACTAACAATACTGGAGTACTAATATGGGAGAGATGATATGTGATATGACTATTGCATATATGGTAGGCTATGGTTTAATCTATACTTACTATCTATTACCAGACTATCTTAAGAGCTTATATACAAGTATATAAGGTAGGTAGAAGACATAAAGGCAACTTAGACATATATTTGTATGTCTAGGCAATATAAGCTCTTGTAGAGGTAAATAAATTAAAAATAAGGGATAATCAATGAAGTTTAAATTAGAAGTAACAATGACAAGTGGAGATACTTTCATATCAATAGAACTAGACGATATGGATGAGAATCATAATAGAATATTAAGTAGTACATCACATCTAAATGATATAAAAGTATTATCATTAGAGCTATCTGATAAATCAATAGTGCATATTAGAGGTAGTCTAATTGAGTCAGTAGTAGTTACTATGGTAAGTGAGTTCTAATGGCTAAGTTAACAGATTATATAGTAACAGATGAAGTTGTAGCTATTAGATACTTAGCTAAGATAAAGTATGCTAAAGAGAAAGGTATAGAGTTTAGCCTTACTCTAGGAGACTATAAAAGGTTACAGAATACTAAGAGATGTTTCTATTCTAAGATACCTTTATATAGAGGTAGAGTGTATGGAGACTTATCATTTAATAGCTTTACACTAGATAGAATTGACAATAAGCAAGGATATATTAAAGGTAATGTCGTTGCATGTGCTTTTGGAATAAATCAAGTAAAAGCTACAATGGAATCTGACTACAAAGAGTTTAATATTAAAGCATTAGAATATGTTGTTAGTCAGATGAAGATGGTTAAAGCTCTTAAGAAATTAAAGATATAAACTACGATACTAGCTCGTATAGTTAGTATCAGATTAAATATAAGGATAAGCAATGGCTAAGGTACATTTCCATAAAGCAATTAAGACTCAAGCAGGTGTAGACATATTCAACAGTATAGTTAGATCAGGTGACTTTAATAATAGAACTAAGTTCATGCTGGTGTCTATAATTAATAAAGGATATAACACTTACAGTCCTATGGATTATATTAATAGTTACCATAAAAAGATTAGTGTTAATCGTTAAGATAAGGCTAGTAGAAGCTACAGTAACAGTTTAGGTATATCATTATACCTTTCAGAGTAATAATGCCATATAGGCAAAGTATAGAGTAAATAAGGAAATATAATGAGTAATGAATCAATACATGAGTTAGTTAAGGTATTAGGAATAGCTATAGGTAGTAGAGCTTGGGATTGTAGCAAAGAAGATAGTGACTATGATTATGCTGTAGATGTAGAAGATTGGTATACTGTAAACAAAGTATTACAAGATAAAGGTATTGATGTAGACCCTGAGAAGTATGAAACTAGTGTTAAGTTTGAGGAGTACACTAGTGTATTGTTTAATAAATATAACATTAAGTTTAAACTAGGCGGTAAATCAATTAACTTATTAGTTTATAAATCCACTGATATGTACCTAGCTAGAGGTCTTAACCGTATATTTAAGGATATTAAAGTTAATAAACCTGCACTATGGAATCTTATACAAACAGATAAAGATATAAGAATAGCTTCTGTAAGGCAAGCACTAATGCATACCCACCTATTTCAAGTTAATGTATCTCTATTTGGTGATGATGTAGAACTAGGTCTATAAGGAGATAATTATGAGCGATGCATCAATGGTACTTATATTTGTAGGAGTACCTTTAATACTACTTATTTATACTGCATTAATAATGCTAATTATGTCAAAGGAAGATTATGAGCAAAGTAATATATAAAGTATACACTAATAATAGCGATATAAAGGAGCTATTTAGAGTAGCTATGTTTAGTATAGGGGATAATGTAGAGGTAAAGTATTCTGTTGATTTCAGAAAACAACAAGACCTTCATCTTAACTTCTTTCATCCTGTGCAATGGGATGTAGGAGTTATACTAATGTTAGAGAGAATAGAGAGATGTTTAGACTCTAGCCATAAAGCTAAAGATATAGTAGATGTGTTTAGACCGTTAATAGATAGATTAGATCTATTCTCCTATGGTGATTTAGAAGAATTAGAAGCTAAGTTCTATATTGGCTTAGGAAGGGTTACTCATGAGCAATGTAACTAAAGTATTGGTACATAAAGCAGTTAATGCTATAAAGACAGATATAGAGAATAGTTATACATACAGATTTCTAACTGTCCATTGTAATTTATAGGAGAGTCAATGTCTGAAGTTACTAAGTTAAAGTTAGCAGCGTTAGCATCTATAGTACTAATAGTGTTAATTATTAGCACTGCTATAGTTAAGAAGACTACTTATAGTAGTAGTGCATGTTGTCATCCAAGTTACTTATATGTAAAAGTATTGGAAGACAATGTATGTAAATATAAATGGATCAAAGTAAAGGATTAATAATGTATGAACCACAGACACCCGAGACAATGAAACTAGGAGAGATAGCTACTATCTTAGATTATGTGAAGTCAAATGATATTACTGTTGAGAAAGCTCTAAAAGAGATAAAGGCAATAGCTAACAGAGAGGATGTTAAAGTACTTAACTTTAAAGAGTGGTTAGCTAAGGAAGGTATCGAGACTAAACTATTTTGGAGTAACTGTAAGAAGAAGAATCAAGGGTTTCCTCACATAGAAAGTAGAGTTAGTAGAAAAGTAGTAAGTGCTAATCCTAAACATTGGTTAGCTCTGGCATTTGATTGGAGTACAACTTACTGGTATACTGAAGCAACTTGGAAGAATTTAAACTCTAAATGGAGAACAGAAGTGAAACAACATAAAGGACTTATAGCCCATGGTTTCACTGATAAGGTTATAGGCAATGAAGTTCATACTACTAGTTAGCACTATGTTAACACTTAGTCCAAGTAATACAGTCACTGTTAAAGGTATCTGTATTAATGGAGAAGTGTGGAGTAAGGTTAAAGCTAATGACCCTATTGAAGATTATAGAAGAGTTGTTTACATGTCAGATAAGAAACTAAACATATTAAGTTGTGTAGAGATTAAAAGGATAAGAAATGAAAGTAAAAGTATTAAGTTGGAAAGAGATTAAATGTAAGACTACTAAAGGTAGTAATAAAATGAGAGTTATGGAAGGCGATGAAAGGAGTGTATTCTTACATGAGATGAAGGATCTATGTGGTAAAGTTATTGATGTGGAAGTAGTAGCTGGTGGGTACTTTCATGAGACTGAGACTTCTATACTATCTATTACTGATTGGATGTTAGACTTATCTTATGAAGAAGTAGAATACCCTAGATTCTTTAGATGTAATCATAATGGTTTAGTGTGGAAGTTTACATCTAAATTTGTAAGTGAGTGTGTTGTTGTTGGTAAATCAGAGGAATGGAGGCTTGGTGCTATAGATGAAAGCATCTCTATTGATTACTTGGTAAAGGCTGATGGATGGGTTGAACTTCCTTATGATAAAGAAAGAGATTTATTCCATACTCAAGCTGTACTATTCCGGGATGAAGATGACTGGATGTACGAGGGTATTGGAATTTATGACGCTATTAACAAGTGTGTGTTTTATGCAGACGGTACACTAGGAGGTCCAGAGTATAACCACTATAAAGCATTTCCTGAAGAGCACTTAAGTGATAGAATGAAAGAACTTAGAGCTAAGTTAGGAGTGTAAGATGAGCAAACTGCTCAGTAAGCTTTAGTAGAGTGTGGCTGAGAACTTCTGGATACTACTAATATCGTGAGTAGTCCTTTGAGCCAAACATATGCTCATCACATCAGAGTAGGGAATGTCGTAAAGCTCTGATAAGTTAATTAAGGAGGTTTTGGTGAAAACATCAGAATGGGGTGACATTTAATGTCAGACTTAACTAGAGTTTAGAGTAGGGTTAGAATCCCTACATTTAAAATAAAAGAATTAAGATGTTATTAGAACACTTTAAATTGAAGAGCACAGAAGATACATGTGAACTAGAAGTTGAAGTACTATATCAAGTACTGCACACTCTACTAGTAACTGTTGTACTATTAGGTATCGCTATTATATTTATACGGTTTGACGTAAGTTGGCTTGTAGTGAGAGCAGAAGTAGCGGCTATAGTAAGTATATTAGTACTAAACTTACTCGCACAGAAGTGTATAGATAGTAAATTAAATAAAAGGAAATAATATGTCAAAGTTTACAGAATTCTCTCAACAAGTAGAGATACAATTTAATAAAATGAGTAAAGAACAGTTATATATAGTAAGTATTAGTAAAGATAAAGTATGGGAGACTTACTTAGAAGCGTTCGAGGTAGGTACTAATCCTATCTATAAAGAAAGAACTGAGCATGACTGTCAGCATTGTAGACAGTTTATAAAAGCTATTGGTAATGTAGTCTCTATTAAAGATGGAGAGTTAGTATCTATTTGGGATGTTAATGCTAACGGTATTTATAACCCAGTAGCTAAAGCATTATCTGAATTAATTAAGTCAGCTGATATAGAAGATGTGTTTATCCATTATGAGCATAAAGTATCTAAGCATTCTAATATACAGATACTAGATGAGTTAGATTCTAATGGAGAGCATAAAGAAGTAAAATGGAATCACTTTGCTTGTACTATTCCTAGTAAATATGTAGCTCCTGATGGTCCTACTAAGAAGTCTGTTATTAGAGGCAGAGTTACTTCATATAAGAGAGCTTTAGAAGAGATAACTCCTGACAGTTTAGATACTGTTATTGATTTAGTTGAAGCTGATAACTTATATAAAGGTACAGAATTTATAGCAGGTGTGCGTTCATTTAAAGCCCTACAAGCTAAGTTTACTGGTAATAGTACTTACTACTGGGATACAGTATTTGAACCTGGTACAGGGATTAGAAACAGTGTAATAGGTACATTACTATTAGATTTATCTAAAGGTACCGATGTGGAGACAGCAGTTAAATCTTATGAAAGTAAGACTGCTCCTAGTAATTATAAGAGAAGTAGTTCTATTATAACTAAAAGAATGACTGATGAGGCTATTAAAACTATTAATGAATTAGGTATAGAAGAGTCATTACATAGACGTTATGCTAAATCTACTGATGTGAGTATTAATGATGTTATCTTTGCAGATAAGAGTACTAGCATGGCTGATAAAGGCTCGCTAGCCAGTATTCTAGGTTCTAGTACTATATCTAAGGTAGGTGCTAACTCGACTGTTATAAGTATTGACACCTTCATTGATACTGTTGTACCTAAAGCTTCTACTATTGAAACTATGTTAGATAACAAGCATATCAGTAACTTATGCAGTGTAGTAGCACCTATTAATAGTGAATCACCAAACATTCTTAAATGGGATAATAATTTTACTTGGTCTTACAATGGTGAAGTAACTGACTCAATGAAAGAGAAGGTTAAGAGAGCAGGAGGTAATGCTGAAGGATTCTTAAGATTTACTATACTATGGAATGAGGATAGAGAGGATAGCCACAATGATTTAGATGCTCATTGTGATTGCCCTACTAACCATATCTACTACGGTAATAAGTTAGATAGACTTGATGTAGATATCATTGCTCCAGGAGATAAAGATGCAGTAGAGAACATAACTTGGGATACTAAGTCTACGCTGAAAGATGGTACTTATAAGTTCTATGTGAATAATTTTAGCGGTAGAAATACTAAAGGATTTAGAGCAGAGCTAGAGATTGATGGAGTAGTACATTCTTATGATTACCCTAAGTCAGTCACTAAGGATGTTACAGTAGCTGTAGTTATTATTGCTAATGGTAATATCACTATTGACCATAAACTACCTAGCTCTGAAGTATCGTCTACTAAGTGGAATGTACAAACTAAACAATACCATAAAGTATCTATGATGATGTTATCTCCTAACTATTGGAGTAATCAAGAGATTGGTAATAAGCATTATATGTTTATGCTAGATGGTTGTATTAATCCAGATAAAACTAGAGGACTGTATAATGAATTCTTAAGTGATAACTTACATAAACATCGTAAAGTACTTGAAGTATTAGGTTCTAAACTTAAATGTGAAGAGTCTGATGAGCAAATTAGTGGTATTGCATTTAGTAGTACAGTTAGAAACGAGTTAGCCGTTAAAGTAGATGGTAGACCATATACAATTAAGTTTTAAAGGAACTATAATGGAAAGTAATATATTTGCAGAAGCAACAAGACTAAAGGTTAGATTTAACACTAGTAAAGGTAATATGGTAATTGAGGACCTATGGGACTTACCTTTACAATCAGGCAATGTATCTTTAGACTCAATAGCAGTTGGCTTACACAAAGAGCTAGAAGAAGTATCTCTTAGCTTTGTTGAAGCAGCTAAGGCTGAAGATACTATAACTAAGTTAAAGTTTAGTATTGTTAAGCATATTATTGACTCAAGACTTAAAGAGATAGCTGAGTCTAAGAGAGCTAATGAGTTAAATGCTCGTAAAGAAGTATTGTTAAATGCTCTTGATAATAAAGAGAAAGAAGCAGTATTATCTATGTCTCGTAAAGAGATTAAGAAAGAACTAAAAGAACTAGAGTAATATCTAGTTCTAATTAAAATAAAAGGAGTAACAATGAGAAGAGGAAAGAAATTAAAGATAGCTAGATCTGCTAATAGAAGTAGACCTTTAAGAAGAAGTGAACCAACAGTTAGTAGTATTATTACATTAGGCTATTCTCCTTCAAGAGCAGCTACATTGTTAGCAATACATAATGGTAACGGATAGATACTTAGGAGTAGAAGATAGGCTAGGTAAGAAAGATACTTATTTATGTACTTTCTCTGCTTACGGTGTTAATCATGCTAATGGTGTTAAGCTAACTTGTTTAGAGAAGCTAACTGTAGATAAGAAAGTTGTTGTAGACCATGTATGGGTAGAGTCAGAGGACTTAGTTAAAGCTAAACTTAGAACAGGTCAAAGACTAATTATAGAAGGTAAGCTGACTAAGAGACTAAGACCTCCTGTTAATCTATTTGATCCTCCAGTACTTGATATACAGTTAAATAATAAGCTAATTATATTAAAGGTACTTAAAAGACCAAAGAGGTGATAAATGTTAGAGTTAATATTAAATAGACAACACAGACTACTAGTAAAACTAAAAGAACCGTCTGCACCTATCACTATAAGCCTTGAAGATTACTTTAATGCTTACTTAGGTATTAATTTAACTAATGGCAGACATTTTAATCAGCATACTAAAGGTTATGTAAGGCTTGAAGGTGTAAATATGGTACTTGTAGAGTACTCACCTTTTAAATCTTCAATTCCTTATTTAGGGAGCTGCTCGTTTGAAGGGATTGTAGAGTTTACAAAATGTTTAAACAAAGCTATAAGAGTGAATAAAGATACTAAGTTCCATGCTACCTTATAGATTAAGCCTTAGAGGTATTGTGGTTAGTGATGGAATGCCTTTACCAATCTACCTATTAATTAATTATGGTATTAGGATTATAGGGCTACCTACACTAGACTATACTAAACATCACTTAGTTACTTACAATAAAAGTAAGAAGCTTATTAAGTGTTACCAATCATTGACTCTAGAAGAACTTAAGTTACTTGATATAGACTATTTAGAACAGTCTTATAGCTTAGAAGAGTTAGGTAAGGTTATTAAGCATATTACTGATAAGGAGTTAAAATGTTGCGACTAATTAAAGGTCCTTTAGGTATGCCTTATGTTGTAGAAGGTGGTAAGACAGTAAACTTAGATTGGTACTTAAATGTAGAGCATACAGTAAATTGCAACTACAGACATAGTACTAATTGGAATGAATTCGTATTCCTAGCTGTCAGTGCTAGGGATAAAAGAATAGAGATTACTAACAAGCTATCTGAAATGAGTCATAGCTATAGCTCTTATAACACATATACAGTTTGCTCCTATAGCGACCTAGCACATGCATTAAATGCATCTATTAGAAAGATTAAGGAGTCATGGTGATTCAGGTAATGAGAGGTACTTGGGGAACACCTTATGTACTAGTAACAGGGAAAAGGACACTTATTGCTGAGTATCTAAGAGAACACTTTAATATAGAATATTCTCATAAAGAAATGGAATGGGATGAGCAAGGTTATCTGTTAGTAGATCCGAAGGATAGACGTATAGAAGTAGTTAATAAATTCTCTGATACTATTTTCCGCTACCGCATACACAACACTTATACGATAATAGGCATAAAAGACCATGTAAAAGCCTTAAACTTAGCTACCAGAAAGATAGCAGCCTATTGGGGTCATAGGTAATGGTAAGATTATCAAAAAGCAATAGTAGCGGTAGAATAGTAGTACATTTAACGAATTATGTGCAAGGACTCAAAGGTTACCTAAAAGAAGTATATGACGTAACTTTACATTGTGATGCTGAGCTTAGTGACATTAGATTCATACTTCATTCTAAGGATACTCCTAGAATTATAGAGTTTGTAGAAGTCTTAACTAATAATGATATGGCTTGTTATGACGAGTATGAGATATTTGCAGTAGATGGTCCTAAAGCAATAGTCTATAGATTGAATAGCATTATGAGACATATAAAACAACTCCCAGCTAAATGATGTAAGAGGAAACAACCACTACTAAGGTGAGGAAACTCAGTATTAAATTAACCAAAAGGAAATAAAATGGAACCAACTATCAAATCAAATGTAGAGTCAAGTAAAAAGAATGTAAGACTATCAGTACAGCTTAATAAAGCTATCAGTAAAGCCCGTAAAGGTAAGAATATTGATGAAGCTATTGCTAGTATTACTAAAGCTATTAAAGGTGCTGTAGCAGCCTATAAAGGTACTAGTAAAGGAGCTTTAAAAGCTAATAAAGATGCTAAGTATGATACTGTTGAAGGTAGTATGCCTATGTCTGTACTAGATGAAGAGTCATTACTAGTTATCATTGGTAGAGAACATCGTAAATGTGTAGTTAACTGTTCTGCAGTTGATGAAAACTATTCTCTTAATGCAGAGTTAGCTAGAGAGATTTCAACTAATAGTACATTACTAGGAGCTACTTACTGGTTAAGTAATGTAAACTCCGAAGGTAATACTTTACTATAACTGCTATAGGCCTTAGGGTCTATAAGATTAAATAAAAGGATCAGTATGGAAGCAGTAAGACTTAAACCATACTTTAATGGTAAAAAGGGTTTAGTTACTGGTGGAGACATTCTAATAGAAGACTCTAAGCATTTAGACTTTATACAAGGACTATCTGTGACTGACACAGCTCTCAATTCTTTTTGTAATGCTATATACTACACAGTATCGGCAAATAATAGTGAGGTAAGGCATAAGTATTTTTTAGGAGCTATAGAGTACCCTTTAGCAGGTAAGGATATAAAAGTTAGAGCAGTAGAAATAATTAAGTTACTTAATAGAATGATAAAAGAACATAAAAGGATAAATAATGCCTGAAGCTGTGACCTATAGACTAGGAGACAACTTTGAGATGTTTATTATATGTAACGGTAAAAGTATTCATCTTCATAAAGCAGTCTCAGGTATTAGAGGCCTGTAAGTAGCTTTGTCTAATGCAATTAACTCTGAGAAGACATATCTGTATATGGGTTCAAATAGTAACTTACTATTATCAACTGACAGATATGTACCAGGCTATTTAATATTGCATAGTTACAGTACTAGTAAACCAACTCTTAAAGAATCAGTAAAAGCAGTGGTTGAGATGCTAAACCATATAGTAAAAATTTACATTAAATAAAAGGATAAACAATGCAGCATAAAGAATATAATAAGTTAGTAAAGTATACAGAGGCTAGAAATGCAGAAGGTTTAAGATTACCTATTATGTTAATAGGAGAAGCTGGAAGTAGTAAATCTAAATCAGCAGAGATATTAGCAGGAGAGTTAGGGCTTAAGTTTGGTTATTTACCAATGACACAGCAGACTACTGTATCTGGGCTATTAGGTTTTAGAACTCCAGATGGTCAGATATCTGATAGTTTGTTAGGTAAGTTCTACCAAGAAGGTGGAGTATTCGTATTAGAAGAATGTGATGCTGGTAATAAGAATACATTACTTGCACTTAATGCTGCTATTGCAGGTTCACATGGAGTATTTGCAGGTAGAATGGTTAAGAGACATAAAGACTTTGTACTTATAGCTACTGCTAATACTTATGGTTCAACTGATAGTGGTTACTCTTCTAGAAGTAAGTTAGATACATCATTTCTAACTAGGTTCTTAGTTATTAAGTGGGGATTAGATGAAGAGTTAGAGACTAGTATCATTGGTAATGAAGAGTTAGATAACATAGTTAAATCTGCTCGTAAAGAGATGTTTAAATTAGGTTACGAGAACTTATCTATGAGAGATGCTCTATCTTATAAAGCATTAGTAGATATTGGTATAGATAATAAAGAAGCTGCTGAGTCTACTATGTTTAGAGAAGTAGATGGTAGTCAATTAAACGGTATTGTTAGTAAGTTATTTGATCCTATTGAAGAGGCAGAAGTTCCTGCTGAGGATACTACGAGTACTGAGTATACTTCTAATGGAGAGATACCTGAAGGTTACTCAGAGGGTGACACGTTCTACTTTAAAGAAGATTAGATGTCTCTCTTTAAAATAGGGTCGACAGTCCTCTATAGAGATAGGCTTTACAGGATAAAGAATATCAATCACCAATACTTATGTGAGTTTGAAGGTCATATTGCTTTAACTGCTCCTATAGATGATTTACAGAAGACTCCGTTAGCCCTAACAGATGATGTGAGATGGTACTTTTTTAGTGACAGTAATAAGGGCTACCTACTATATGGTACTGAGGATTTTGAAGCATATATCAATAACAAATATAACATATATGCGCCTAACCTAAACGAATGTATAGCTTTAGGTCACAGTGGATTTAATATTACTTTACCAGATGATAGTTATGATAAATTAGACTTTATGGAAAATAATGTAGTTGGCAATATTAGTATGCTACTAAATAAAGTTAATAGTATCGTTAGAGATATAAAAGCAGGTAAATATGGGAACTGTAGTAGTTAGGTATATAGGTAGGCTGTATAAAGCTGAATGTATGGCTGATGGTGCATTCTTTGATTTAATTGGTCACGGAAAAGCAGTTGATAGAAGTCTATGTGAGGTAGTAGACACAGAGTTTATAGATGCTGTAAGACTTTATGGTGAAGAAGATGAATGGTATGCTTTGTATGGCACTGAAGATTTTAGTCGCTACTTATCTAGTAAGTATAAACTAGTTTCACATAACTTGCATAAAAATCTATATAGAGGATATGAGAGCTTCCAAGTATCGTACGAAGGCTACACTTACTCTATAGAATTCGTACAAGGGAAGCCTAGGGAGAATCTGATTAAGTTTGTAGCTTTAGTTAATAAACTACTAAAGGAGGGATAATGTTTGAAACAGGAGCAACTGTACTTTATAAAGGAAGACTATATGAAGTAGCAAGCCACGATAGTGGTAGTAAACATTGCTTTAAAGGACATGGTACTAACTTAAAAGTAGACGCTAGAGAATTAGGTTATGCTACTGAATACATTGATAATAGTGTAAGACTTTATAAAGTGCCAGGTGAAGACAGTTACTACTTATTGGTAGGTACTGAATCTTTGGAAGCGTACTTATACACTAACTACAATATAGATGCTAACAATCTTGATAGATGTATTAGCTCATGGTACCATGGATTTAAAATTAAGTATAACGATAAAGTAGTATCAACTATGAATTTCTCTACACCTAAAGAAAGTACATTACTACTTATTGCTAGAGTAAATGGTTTAATTAAAAGGATAAAGAATGGAGATTACGACTAAACAGTATAGTGACGTAGGTATAGATATTAGTAAACTTGATATAAAAGAGTTTAGAAATATAAGAGCTTTAAGTAGCTACCTATTAAGTGTAAAAGATAATGAGACATATAGAACATCCTCTAAAGATAATGACTACTCGTTTACAGGGACTAACTCATTTGATGAGGCATTAGATCTAATAATGTATCCAAATGGAGAACCTCCTGTAGAAGTAAACACTCGTATTGAGTCTATTGAGAATAAGATTAGAAATAATCTTAAGAAGAAAGGTTTACTAACTAGTTGGATAGTAGAAGATTATCACTACGATGTTGAAGGACTAGAACTTGATATAGGTAAACTTATTGAAGGTGATCCAGAATGTTATCTACAGGCTAATAAGAAGTATATAGACCACTATTATGAGCTTAATGTTAATATAGCTGTATCAGGTAGTAAATCTACTGATACTATTATAGATGCATTCTGTAAAGTAATAGCAGTAGTTATAGCTTTAGAGAAGAGAGGCCATAAGATTAAACTCATAGTATCTTCTATATCTAAGAATGTATCTACTGATGGTAGACACAGCTACTTAGGTACAGTAGTTAAAGGTTATGATGATTATGTAAACATATCTACTATTGCTAGAGTTATATACCCTTCATTCCTTAGACGATTGATGTTTAAGATAGATGAAGTTATGTATGGTGATAAGTTGGAAAGTGGGTATGGCCAAGCAGTTAATACTCTGGAAGGAGTAGTTACACTTGATAATTCATTAGAAGAAGAAGAGTTGTTAAACTCTATAGTAGCTAAATATATAGCTGCTTAATTAAGAAGATTAAATGGAAATAGTTATAGTATCTTATAAGACAATAGTAACACTGTTATCAGTAGTACTACCAGCATTACTTATTGCTTCTATTTGGTATAAGTGGAAGAAAAGTGTCCAGTACTTTATAGCAGTAATTATGGTAATAGTTCTATTCTTACTATCAATGATTAGAATAGATGGAACTAATACCCATGAAAGAGTTATTAGACAAACTATGGATATTAGTACTACAAAGGTCTTACCAGATCTAAAAGTAGCTGAAGACTTTCGTATTAATAATGTACGGGAGATAATAAATGAGGATTTAAAATGAATAGGATAAAGTTAATGTTAAGTATTATCATAAATTACAACAAGGTATCACATGGAAAGGAAATACTGTAGGAGTAGTATAGGTAAAATTATTATTACTAACGAAGGCTATAAATGTGAATGTATTGACGGAGGTAGCAGAAATCATTACCTGCTAGTAAAGATAGATAACTACGAAACTGAAGTTCAATCAAGTGCATTTAGAAATGGAAGTGTGAAAAATCCTTACAACCCCTCGGTATTTGGGAAGGGTTACGTAGGAGTAGGGCATTACAATAGTAAGGATCACTGTAAACTGTATAGTACTTGGCAAGGGATGCTGGAGAGAGCGTACTACTCTAAATATCATGAGAAGAAGCCTACTTATAAAGACGTAACAGTGTGTAAAGAATGGCATAACTTACAAGTCTTTGGTAAATGGTTCGAAACTAACTACATTGAAGGATTTGAATTAGATAAAGACCTTCTAGGTGTAGGGTGTAAAATCTACCAACCAGATAGCTGCTTATTTATACCAGGTAGGCTTAATAGTTTTCTAGCTAATAGTAACTCAAATAATACTAGTGGATTTACCGGAGTGCATTTACGTAAAGATTGTGCTAAATGGGTGGCATACATAAATATTGATGGTAAGAAGAAGCATCTTGGGTACTTTAATACAGCTGAAGAAGCTTCAAAAATGTACGGACAAGCTAGAGCTGTTCAAGCTGATCAGTTAAGGAAGTTGTATAAAGACATACTACCTGGAGCGGCTCTTAATAATATAAAGTAGTATACACCGCTACCAATGACGCATAACACATCTCCTATTAAAGTAATTAAATAGCTAGCAATAGTAAAGCAGGTGAAATTCCTGCAGTTGAAATAAAGGACAACTCCGTTAAACGAGTATAAACTAAATAAGGAGTACCAATGAGTACGTATAAAATGATAGGTATAGATTATGATACATTTAAGTTCCAATCTGGAGAGATAAATGTAAAGTTGAAATCTATGTTCTTAGATAAGGATGTTACTATTATAGGTAGTCCTCAGTCTTCTGACGAGATAATGGAATTACTATGCTTAGTAGATGCCTTGAGAAGAAAAGGTGTTATTAACTTGAGCTTAGTAATACCTTATGTTATGTATTCTAGAGATGATAGAGTATGTCAAGAAGGGCAACAACTAGGTGCTAGTGTATTTGCTAGCTTAATTAACTCATGCAACTTTACTAGTGTAACTACATATGACAATCATTCTGATGTAATTACAGCATTACTTAATAACTGTACTAATAGAGGTAAAGTAAGTATACTAGGCCATAGTATACCTAATCTTTCTGATAAGTATGATTATTTAGTAGCACCAGATGCAGGCAGTATTAAGCAAGTACAAGAGTTAGCTACTTGGAGTAGAGTACCAATGCTAAGAGCTGATAAAACTAGGGATTTACTTACTGGTAATATTACAGGTACTGTAGTGTACTCTGATGATTTAGAGGGTAAGTCTTGTCTTATAGTAGATGATATATGTGCTAATGGCCGTACTTTTGTTGAGCTAGCTAAAGCATTAAAAGCTAAAGGTGTTGGAGAGATTACTTTATACGTAACTCACCTATTTGTTCATAAAGGCTTAGAAGAGTTAAGAGAAGCAGGTATTAGTAAATTTATAACAACTAACTCTGTAGTGCCTTATTCAATAAGCGCATTAGAAGAAGTAAAAGTTATTAAGTTATGAGTAATCCCTACTTACTAACTGAGAATAGAGTATCTAAGCTAGTTAAGCAATACGAAGAACATAAGTCACTTGTCATTGGTGTAGACTATGATAATACCTTATGTGACTTAGAAACCGGTGAATACTATAAAGGTATATCAGACTTAGTATTAGAAGCTCAGAACTTAGGATGTAAACTATGTCTATGGACTTCTAATACAAAAAGACTAGATGTGATAATTGATAACTGCAAAGCTAATGGTTTAGTATTTGACTACATTAACAAGTCTCCGATAGACTTAGGTGAAGTTACTATTAAACCACACTTCAATCTACTATTAGATGATTCAGCTCATCTAGGTGGTGCAGTTGAAACTCTACAACAAGTAATAAAGGAAATAAAACAATGATTAAATTAAACCCAACATTAAGTGTAGATGCTTATAAGTTAGGACATAGAGCTCAGTATCCTAAAGAGATGACTTCTATGTACTCTAACTTAACACCTCGTAGTAGTAAACACTTTAGTCTTAAAGCTGATGGCTTTGATGATAAGGTAGTTGTATTTGGTATTAAAGCATTAGTAACTAAATTACAAGAAGAATGGCAAACTAACTTCTTTGAAGCTGATATTAATGATATTACTAGTGAATACACTAATGTATTGAAAGGTATGTTAGGTTTAGCAGAAGTAGATGTATCTATGTGGAAAGAATTACATGAGTTAGGTTATTTACCTATTAGTATAAAAGCTTTAGATGAAGGTACTAGGTCTCCTATCAAGACTCCTATCTTCACTATCACTAATACTCATGATAACTTTGCTTGGTTAGTAAACTACTTAGAGACTTACTTATCAAGTAATATATGGAAGCCTATAACTATGGCTACAAGTGCTTACGAGTATAAGAGAACTCTTAGTAAGTATAACAAGCTTACTGCTGACACTGCTGACTTTATGCCTTGGCAAGTACATGACTTTGCTGCTAGAGGTTTAGGAAGTTCTAATGAGTGGAGTACTAGCTCTATTGCTCATCTTACTTGCTTCAATGGTACTGATACAGTTCAAGCTGTACTAGGAGCTAAGTACTACTATGATGCTGATGTAAGCTGTGGAAACAGTGTAATGGCTACTGAGCATAGTTCTATGACTATTAACATCAATACTATTGGAGGTGATAAATTAGAAGCTGAGAAACAGTATCTTACTAAGTTACTTACTGAAATAGCTCCTACAGGTATTGTTAGTGTAGTAAGTGATAGTTACGACTTCTGGGGAGTTATCGAGCATAACTTACCTGCATTAAAGGATGTAATTACTAGTAGAGAAGGCAAGCTAGTAATTAGACCAGATAGTGGATTACCTATTGATGTAATCTGCGGAGACTTAGAAGCTGGTACTAAATATGAAAGATTAGGACTACTAAGAGCATTATGGAATATATTCGGAGGTATTACTAACTCTAAAGGTTATAAAGTACTAGATCCTCATATTGGTATTATTTATGGTGATGCTATTCCTCCTAATAAGTATGAAGCTATTTTAGCTCGTATGGAAACTATGGGCTTTAGTTCTGATAACTTAGTGGTAGGAGCTGGAGCATATGCACAGCAAATGATTACTAGAGATACGCTAGGATTTGCCATAAAAGCAACTCACTGTATTGTAGGCGGTAAATCTATTGATGTGAGTAAAGAACCTAAAACTGATAGTGGTAAACGGTCAGCTAAGGGGCTTATTAAAGTCAATAATGATTTATCATACAAAGACCAATGTACAGTAGAAGAAGAGGCTGAAGGGCTTCTAAAGCCTGTATATAAAGACGGTAAAGTCTTAACAACAGTAACACTAGAAGAGATTAGAGCAAGATTAAATTCTTAGCTCTAACTCTAATTTAAAAATAAGGATAGAAATGAAAAGATTAAAAGAAATAACTCCAGGTATATTAGCTTGGGATAATGATATCTGCTATTTAATGTTAATGGAACTATCACCATCTGTTATGGAGTGTGCTTATTATACCACTGAAGAAGGTAGAAGTACAACTGCTAGGTATAAGGAAGCTCTTGCCACTTCTAAAAAGATAACTCATAGAGGTATTGAAGTAGAGATACAGGTAATAGTGCTAGAAAATAAGTCATGGTATATAGAGTTTGAAGCATTGGAAATTACTAATAGCATAACTTATATCCCACTAATGGCTTCTTATGGCTCTCAAGTAGTTAGAGAAGTTACAAAAGCATTAGATGCAATGTTAGACAGTAAGAACTTAGATGAAGTATTAGTAGAAGAAGGAGCTAAGTTCAATGGAAGTAAAGGACTAAGTGAAGTAGAGCCAATTAGTATTATTACTAGTAAGACTAGTGACTTGAGAGATGAGTATCTAAGAGTTATTGGCACTGTTTCAGAGATTAATGAAAGTATTAATGCTGACTCTATCCTAGCAGACAAAGATGAGTTGGCTAAGATGTTTATTAAAGCTGAGTCTGAGATTAGAACTTTAGCTAGTTCTGAAGATAATAAGTACACTGCAGCATTCCGTAGATTTGCGTATAGCACAGGTTGGACTAAATCTTTAGTAGATAAAGTTAGTATAGGTAGATCTATACAAGAGTCAATAGATAGCTTATTTGGACTTGTAAGTGTTAAGTATGATGAGTTACTTAAAGCTGGAGAACAGCTACAACACTCAAGAGTACTACTACTAGCGCAGATAACTGCATTAGATGAATTAGTAGTAGTATCAACAGAAGCATTAGCTAAATACCAGTATCAGATTGATATACCAACTTCTGAGTTAGCATTAGATACACAGATAAAGTCTTCAGCAGAGAAGCTAAGAGCTAGGGTAGTTAAACTAGAGGCTGTGATTATAGCAGCCCAAGGAACTATATTAGCATTTGGTAAAGACTTACCATCACTTAAGACAGATTTGACTGATGAGATGGCTCTAGCCAGTGTATTAGGTACATTGCAAGATTCACAGAGTATGTATACCAGTGTAACTGATCTAATTACTTCTGTAGCAGAAGACACATCTAATAACTCACATAAAGTTATAGAGGAATTAATGGATATGCAAATAAATGATACACATACATCTAAGTATATAGCAGATTCATTAACTAGAGGTTCTCGTACAGCTAAGATGGTAGAAGAAAAGACTATTAAGCTAAGAGATAAAGTTACTAAAGATGCTGAGTATATTACTAGTGTAGTTAGTAGTAAATCACACCCAGAGGTAGGCACATTACCTTCATGGGTTAAACTAAAGGATTAATATGAATATAGAACTAATAATGTCGACACCAGCAGAGTTTATAGGTGAGACTGCTAAAACCTGCTATAACACTAAGTCACTAGAAGATGGAGGTAAAGATATTACCTCTACACTGATACATGACCATAAACACCTATCTGCACTTAGATTTGCTTATGCAACATTTAAGATAGAAGATATATCTGTACCAGCTCATGTACATATTCTTAGAAGTGGTAGTCATATGGATTTTATGGTTAGATCATTAAGATATGTAGATATTAATAAAGACGGGTCTAACTTTATAATGCCTAAAGATTTAACTGAAGAACAAGAGAAGCTAATGTTAGCTCAATGGGAGTCTTCAGTAACTACTTATAATAAGTTAAGAGATTTAGGTGTTAAGAAGGAAGATGCTAGAGCAGTGTTGTCTACTAATGTGTCTACGTCAATGGTATTGACTGGTAACTTACAAGCTTATTGGGACTTCTTTAATTTAAGATTATCACCTAGAGCACAAAAAGAAGTAAGAGCTATTGCTACTGAAATATTTAAACAGTTGCAAGAAGTTTACCCAGTAGTATTTACAGATGCTATGTTTAGTACTTGGAACAAGTAATGGATTACAATAATGAAGTCAAGGAAGGTAACATTAAGTTAGTTTGCCTACCTTGTGCTGACGTACATAGTAAACAACCTCCTTATGCTGATGTGTTGACAGTAAGGAAAGGTGTTTGCGGGATATGTGGAGATAAGACTACTGTAGGTCCTGCTTATAAGTTATTTAATTTCTATAGAAGGATGTATTAATGGAGTTTAATTATGAGTGAAGAGAAAGAGTATGAATTACTGCAAGAATGTAATGATGCTAAGGTAGAAGCTATTATGGATGATGAAGCTCATTATGATATTGAAGTATTTATTGATATGTTTGTGTCAGATGAGTTTATAGAAGAGTACTTAGAACTAGAAGCTAAGTGTAAAGAATATGGACACTATATAAGAGGTGTCTTAAAAGAAATATAAGGAATAATTAATGCATGGATTTTCAACAACAGGTGATATAGTAAAAGTAATTAAGTTCAATGAGGATGGGTTAGTTACTAAGTTAGCTCCTAAAGTTTATACAGTATGTCAAGAACCATTATCAGGTACTTACTACTTAGAAATAAGTAAAGATAAATTTAGTGAGCCTACTCTATACGGTAACACAGAAGAAAGAGCTGGTAAGATCATTAAAGCATTTAATGTAAGAGATGCTGCAACAGGAGTATTATTAGCAGGGACTCGTGGAAGTGGTAAGACACAGTTAGCTAAAAGAGTAGCTAATATGGCCATCGCTCAAGGTACTCCAGTAGTATTAGTTAATGAGTCTTATAGCGGTGATTCATTCAATACTTTTATCAATGACTTAGGTGTAGTGGTAGTAATATTTGATGAGTTTGCTAAAGTGTATAAAGGGAGAGATGGGAATAGCACGCAAGATGCATTACTGTCCTTCTTTGACGGAGTAGCATCGTCTAAACGCTTATCTATAGTTATTGATAACTATAAAAGACATATCAGTGAGTTCCTAAAAGATAGACCTGGACGTATGCTGTATAGCTTTGAATATGGTAAGCTACCTGAAGATGTAATACGTAAAGTATGTGAAGCTAAATTAGAGTCTGAAAGAGTTGATGAGATTGTGTATGTGTATAGAACAGCTAAAATGTTTACATTCGATATACTTGATGCTATTATAGAAGAATCTAATAGATTCCCTGAGCAGTTAATCCTAACTTTAATAGAAGACTTGAACATAGATGTTTCATCTGGTGATAGAGAAGTTTACACTATTACTAAGTTATTGCATACTGACGGAACTGAAGTACCATTAGAAACTATACATAACTTAGAATTAGATAATAACTACGATATTGAGATATTCCCTGCTGAAGACGAGTTTAATAATAAGTACTTCGGTAGTAATGATTTAAAATATGTAGAAGGTAATAATCTGATATACAGTGATAATCATCATGGCACAGTTTACTTAACTAAAACTATTAAGAAATTCGACCTATCTAAGTTTATCTAGACCATATAATGCCTTGCAAGGCATTATACTGCTTCAGGTATGTCATAGTACCTGTTAGCAGTTTAGAGGCTTATACACCTCTTAAAACAACGTATACACCAGCATAATAAGATTAAATAAAAGGATTAATAATGACTAATAAAGACATAACAATTATAGAAACAAACATCAAATCGCAACTACTTAATAAAAGCACATCACCACTGTTTATTGCAGGGTCGCCAGGTTCTGGAAAATCTAGTGCAATAAGTGTAATAGCTAAGAATCTAGATATGAATCTATTAGATGTATCGGCTCCCAGCATTACAATAGAGGTTTTAAATGGGTTACCTGATGAATATAAAGCCACTAAGTATAATAAGTACTCTGTAATTGATGAGGATGTTAATGCTACTAAATGGAGTATACCAGAGATAATGGCTAATACTATGGACTTAGCAGAAGAGAAGGATACTATCTTACTATTAGATGATTTTCATATGGTAGCTCCTCATTTACAAGCTTATTTCTATAAGTTACTATTACAAAGAATGTTAGGTAACTATAAACTACCTGATAATGTTGTAATCTTAGGTACTATGAATACAAGTACAGAAGCAGGATTTGGTGGTATAAACTCTGCTGTACGTAATCGTATGAGTATCTTAGAAGTTGAGTTTAACTTTGATTGGTGGTTTGACTCTTTTGGTAAGAACTTAGATTACCGTGTAGCTTCATACCTAAGAGCTAAGCCTAAAGGTATAATGGAAGAAGAGTCTACTAGTGTAGAAGGTTATGCTACTGCTAGAGCTTGGACTGCTATTGCTACTGAGTTACCTATGTATCCTAATGACTTTGTATTGCATAATGCAGATACTATTGCTGGTATGCAGATGTCTAAAGAAAGAGCTAAAGACTTTCATAGTCATGTAGCTTATATAGATGCTATTGACTTTAATAAGATGGTAAAAGATAAAGATGTAAAAGATATGTCTACTATGTCTACTATTGATATTATGACTTACCCTTATGTAGTTAACTTTATTAGTACTATTGCAGATGGTGTGTATTTAATGGATCTAATAGAAGCTAATAAGGATGAAGAAGCCTTTGTAGCATTTGTATTAGGTAACTTATACTCACAATACACTAGTAATGGTGATGAACTGTCAGACGGTGTAAGAGTAGTAATAGATATACTATTAGGTAATAAGGCTGATGTGAAGCTATACAGTAAAGCTACTAAAGCTCAGTTAACTAAAGCATTTAAGTATAAGTTTACTAATGCAGATGAGTTAATGAGTAAAGTATCTAGATATATAATCTAGGTACTAATATAAAGGATTAATATGAAGAAAGAAGAGTTTTTAAGATCAACAGAAAGAGTTATCTACCAAGAGATAGCTATTCAGTTAAATAGTATTGTTGCAGGTTCTAAGACAGCTCAAGCTGCATTTGGCTTATTTCTTAATGTACCTATTAGAGTAGAGTTAAGAAAGTTACCAGAAGTACCTAAACCTAAGAAGAGTATGTATTCATTAACATCTAACTTATCTGCTTATTTAAAGCATGATAATTCTACTGAGATGTTCTTTACATTCTTCTACTCTAATGAGAAGCAATTAAAGATGTTACATAAGTCAGTTACTAAGAATTATACTCTTATTACTTACTTATACTTAAGAGAGTTATTAAGACTTACTAGAGGACATCAGACAGTAGCTCATTATAAGAAGATGAGTAAAGTTATATCTAAATACGACCAATACCTATCTAAAATGGACTATTTACATTACATTACTGCAGCTAGTCATTACGAAGTAAACTTACCTATTAGAGAGTTATTCTATAACGCAGGTATTAAGAAACCTATTAATGAAGTATTAGAGTTACAACGATTTAATGAGTTCTATAAAGATAAGGTAGATATAGAGGTAATGGCTGATGTAGTTAATACTTACTCACCTATAATTGAGCCAGTAGATAGCCTAGAAGGCTTTGTCTTTGTAGATGATGACTTAGTAAAGATTACTGACTTTGAGCTTGTAAACGATGAGTATGATGCTCATATAGTAGATATAGGTGAAACTATTGAAGATGGTTTAAGAGAAGCTTCTAAAGGATGTGCTTCAGCTGAAATCTTTGGAGCAGTGTTTGCTGCTAAGAAGACTAAGACTGGTTGGTTTAAGAAGATTAAGAAAGCATTTCAACGAAGAGTATACTATGCTACTAATGACTTCTCATCTAGTTGGTCCTCATTAAATAATATCTATAGACATAAGTTCAAAAGCCCTAATAAGACATTTACTAATAGTTCTATTGAGATATTCTTATCATTAGACCATAGTGGTTCTATGAATGAAGAGGATATGGCTAAGTTACTTTATATCATTAAGGAGAATAGTAGGAAGATTTCTAAGGTTACTGTACTAGTACATGATACTGAAGTAGTAAAAGAGTTTATATTAGAATCTGATACTGATATCACTAAAGACCCTCAGTTCCAAGAAGCACTGGGCAAACGATATGCTTGTGGAGGTACTTCTCATTACTGTATATTTGATTATATAGATAAAGCAGATATACCAGACCCTAGTAAAGTTATTTACATTTCATTAAGTGATAACTACTCTGATATACCTCAGTCTTGGGCTAAGTTTCCTAAGATGCAGAAGATAGCTACATTTTTAGTATCTCCTGTTGATAATCCTGTTAATGGGTTAAAAGGTGATGTTACTAATATAACAATGGAGTAAGGCTTAGGCTTTACTCTAAATTAAACAATAAGGATAGATATGCACACAAATGCTAATGAAGATTTTAAGAAGTACTTCGAAGAGGTACTAGCTGACGAAGAAGCTACTACTAAAGCTAAAGAAGCTATTAGAGTATTAAACTCGAATGAAGACAAGACTTCTGTATATAGGCAGCTAAAAGAAGATACAGAAGAACTATATTGGCAGTTAGTGGCTAATCAAATACATTTACACCATACAGATTATAAGTATTATTCTGATAATATACTTATAGCAAAGTTAGCTATAGAAAATAGTTCTGCGTATGGAAGTACTGTAGTTGTTGAGTCATCATTTATGACTAGAGAACAGTTAGGTGACTTCTTATTAACTACATTTAAAAATAAAGCGATAGAGAAGAGAAGAGAAGCTAAATTTAACGAGACTAAGAAAGAGTTAAAGATGGATATGTTTGCTTATAACTTATTTGAACGCTATTTAAATAGTTTAAAAAGTAATCTAACAGGTAAAGATGCTATTAGATACCTTAAACAAGTAGACACATCAGAGATAGGTATGAAGTTCTTAACTCTTATATGGGACCATTCTACTAAATCAAAAGACTTTGTAGAACTTACAATAACTACATGTAGATGGTGTAAGGGTGGGCCAATTAAAGTTATAGAAGGATTTTCTAGTGATGATAAAGATGCTACTGAAAGAATAGCAAGTGAAATAGAAGACACTGTTAGTAAACATTTCTATATGTCAATATACGCTTATTGGAATGTAGCAGAAGAGCTAGGCTTGCCATTATCATTGAACTTTAAATCTATGCAGCCTAGCACTATGCATAAGTTTGTAACTGGCCTAGACAGAAGTACAAGGATTAAAAAAGATCAAGTACCTGTAGTAATAGATCAGATACTGATACTAACTGCCCTAATAAATAAGATCCAAGCTAAGAAAGATTCTCCTCTACATGTGCTACTTAAACAACTTAAAGATGAGATAAACAAGCCTGTATATGAGGAAGAAGTACTAGATATTAGACAAAAGTATGTATATGCTACTAAAGTAATTAAAGGAATATAATGAACTTATTTGAATTCAAGGCAGCAATGTCTTATGCTAAAGATGTAACTACTATCAAAGAGATAGAGGAGTTACTTAGAGCTTCTGACTGTATATCAGATTATTGGGGAGTACGTAGGTTAAACGATGATGAACTTGTGCTGGAATATAGGTACAGTGCTTATCTTGTTCATCTATTCGACTCTAAGTCTAGTAGATCACTGCCTGCTTATATACTAGATAATATGTCGTACATCTGTAAACAGATAACAAGTAAAAAAGTAAACAGCAATGCAACTAGCCTATTCACTTATGAAGAGTATTTAGAAACATTTAAGTATACAGAGAATGTAATACATGATCATAATACATACACAGCTGTATTTGGATTAGCTAAAATAGTTGGAGCTAATACTCAATATTATAACCATGTATTTAACACATACTCAGATTCTTTTACTAATGCTGTGACTGGAGGGCATTTAGTTAATAGGATACTAGCTTTAGAAATGTGGAAGCTAGAGAATAAGGCTAAGAACTTAACAGTTATAGAAGATTTATTAACTGAATATTACAGAGAATATGAAGAGTATAAAGCTCGTACAAACTCAAAACCAGACGAAGCGGAGACACTTAGTAAAGCTAAGTTACTAGTTAAAACTTTAAAGTTAATTGATAGCAAGTCCGCTTTAGTGTAAGCGGTATATAAGTATACACATAAACTAATATAAGGCATTTAACAATGGCAGTACAGAAAACAACACCAAGTAAAGCAACATCAGTAGAGACTTTAAAAGCTTCTAAAGCATTAGAGAAATCAGCAGCAGATTTAACTAAAGTTCTTAATTCTATTGAGAAGTTTAAAGATACAGTTACATCTATTAACGAGGAAGTTGATGCTAAACAAGCTGAGTTACAAGGCTTAAATGAAGAGTATTCACTTAAAGTACGTAATGCAGAAGTTGAGCTTAAACTTAAGATTCGTGAGAATGAAGAGGTTGAATTAAAGAAATTACTGACAGTTCGTAATGTAGTTACTATTAACAGAGATGACTTACTTGAGTTAGAGAATAAAGAAGTTACTATTCAAGCACAAGCAGATGCTTCTATCTTAGCTATTAAGCAACAGCTTAAAGATGAAGCTAAAAGAGAACTAGACTCTAAGATTCAAGCATTGACAGCTGAACATCAAATAGCTAATGCTGAAGTAGCAGCTAAAGTTACTACTCTTACTGATAAAGTATCTTATCTTGAAGCTTCTTTAGTAGCAGCTAATAAGACTATTGATGCAGAGAGAGAAGCTCGTGTTAACATTGCACAGAACTCATCTCAACCAACTATTAATGTAGGTTCTGCTAAATAGTGTAAATACTCCATCAGTTATGAGTATAAACTACCTGCATAGCCTGGTTATGCTTTAGCTAAAACTAACCTATACTAGTGGTGGAATTACTAACAGATACAAGCTGAGTACTAAAAGACACTCCTAGGCTTGATTAATTATAGAAGTATAATAGGTGCAACTTTGTGTAATTATGAACATATAGCTAGGTACTACATCTATAGGTGGAAGCCCTATAGCTAGCATAAACTTAAATTAAAGGAGATATATGAATAAAGTATCAATAACATTAGAACTTACTCCTTCTGAAGTAATAAAAGTAATGGAGCTGCTCAGTACCTCGCCTGAGTCCAAATTAAAACCTACAGAGCATAAACCCTCTGTTCAGGTATATTTACCTACCTTAGACCTTTCTAGCTCTTCTAAGCAAAGTATAGGCAAGTTCCCTGATAATGTAGCTACTAAACCAGTTACTAAGAAGTCTGTTAAAGGTGTGAAGCTACCATCATTTGGTAGAACACAAGAACAGATAGATTCTTACGATGAAGAAGAGAGTAAACGCTTAGAAGCTATGACAGCTGAGGAAGCTGATAAAGAAGCTAGAGCTTTAGAAAGAGCTGAGAAGAAAGCTATTAAAGATAAAGAACAAGCTGAGAAGGATGCTGCTAAGAAGAAGTTACAAGACGAGGTTGAAAGTATAAAAGCTATCAAACCATTAGTAGCTGAAGCATCTCTAGCTAAGCCTTGGGAGGTATAATGCTTAATGATTTTATTACATATTGGAATGGTTCTGATTTAGATAAAGCCTATTTACATAAGCATATGTCTCATACTACTTACCTACTATATAAGCAGGAAAGAGCTATAACTAGGCTGTTACTTGGATACTTGTTTGTTGTTAATTTAGTATTAATCTTACCATTAGGAGGTAGTTAATGATAAAACACAATACTATAACAAAACAGGTTGTATTAGCAGAAGAGCTATTTAGACGTATGGCTGAAAGGCCTAGACGTAAAGGTGAAGATACTATTACTAGATTTGATAGGGATATCTATCACTTTGATAAAGACAGGGCTAGTAGAAATTATAGCAGTATAGCTGATGAAAGTAGAGTTACTTATGAAGACCATAGGAGAGCTGTAGAGACTGCAGTTAATATGCTTAATAAGCGTAATCCCTATGATATTACTATGAGTATATTATTCCATAGGTTCTTTACAGATTATAGGTCTAAGGTATTTGTAGATGAAGGTAGTTTCCACTCTGACTTTACTTATGTTAACTATAAGGTATCTACCTTATTTAACTTTGAAACTAATACTGTCCCAATGTTTAACATGAGTAAGAGGTTAGATGGGATAGAAAGACCTGCACTTGTATCTGTAAACCATGCAACTGGTACAGTTAAGAAATTAAACTTACCAGAGATTAATTCATTAAAGGTATGGGCTGTTAAATTAAATGCAGCATCTTCAGAAACAACAACATACCTTGTATTAGATGCCTAATTCTAGGCCTTATTACCCTAACGAACCTTTAACATACGGTAGTCTATATTGGTTTATAAAGACTACCAGATACTCTATAAATCCTTTTGATAAGGATTCTATAGAAGAAGGTAAGGCTAGGATAATGAGACAAGCTAATAAGATAGCACCTAGCCATAAGAAGTTTCTACACGCAGCTACTTTGGCTACAGGTCTATCTGAGAGAACTATAAAGAAGTATACCTATGAGGTTAAAGTAGATGATTGATAAGATAAGAAATTGGCTATGCCCTTCTGTAAAGTTATTAGCAGCTTCTAGGGAGAAAGTATATGAACTAATGGATGAAGGGCTTTCACTGAAGGTTACTAATAGTAAGCTTCATAGTAAGTTACAGAAGTTAGAAGATATGCTCGCTGACAAGAAGTCTAGTGAAGCAACTATCTACAATGAATTGGCAGTATCTGCCCATGCAGTACACAGGTATAAAGAACGTATTAATAATAAACTTACTAATGCAGATGTTTCTAAGATGCTTTATAAGGCATTGATACGTCAACTTTATACTATGGATACATTGCAAGATGGCAGGTATAGCTTATTTAAAGGTGTAGTTGGTGTAGTTAAAGATAAAACATTGGTAACAGTGTTAAAAGGATAATAATGAATGAAGTAAAAGAAATAGATACTGGTGTCATACTGCCAGATGATGGAGTCGTTGATGTTAAGTGGGCATTAGCTCAGTTAGAGAGAGTTGATGCCTTTTCTAAGGAGTTAATGTACTTTGGTAAAGGTTCTGTATTGTTTATGTTGAGTACTAACTTAACTATTCAAGCTTATGAACAAGCTGTACATGAGTTAGGGTACACAGTAGAAACTTCTGAACTGTACATAAGTTACTTACAGAAGAGAGAGGTTCTAGAAGCTGTGAAAGCTAAGTATATGGTAGCTATGTCTCTATCAGCTAGTGAATACCTTACACAAGATGTAGAAGACTCATTAGCCTTATGTGATGTGTGTATTGCTAAATACGGTAAGCTAACTGCAGATAATCTAAAGAAAGCTACTGAAGATACAGGTAGAACTGTTAAGAAGATGTCTACTGCTACTTTAAATATAGAGACATTGAAGAAGAAAGCTCTTATGGATTGGTTAGCAGATGAATACTCTATGTCTGATGATGATGTTCATCAAGCTAGTAGTATTAATACTGTTGGTAAAACAGAGTATGTTGAAAAGATGTTACAAGCTCATTCGATGTTAGGAGACTGGAAGATATTCTATGACATTATTGCTGAGACTGTGTTTGAATCTGATAACCCAGCAGCACTTAGATTCTTAGCTGATATGCAAGATGCCAGTGGCCCTATTAAAGAGTATTTAGATTCTGAAGAAGCTTACAATAACTTAGCAGCTCTTAAAGATAAGTTTGAGAGTGTAATATATCCAGAGCTTCAGTTCAAACAGGAACAAGGTGATGAATAAGATTAGTGAGCTTCAACAGAGGCTTACTGATATAGAGAACTCTATAGATCCAAGTGATACTGCAGAGGAGTTATATAATACTCTTATTAAAGCTTATTACTTATCTAAGGATATTAATCAACTATATGCAAGTATGGATTCACTAGTACCTGACCAACAACTTATATTGGATAAAGATAAGCTAGAGGTAGACAATAAGAGACTAATGATTGAAGTTGAGTCTCTTCGTAAGGCTGCTGAGGCTAGTGAAAAATTAGCTAGTAAACCTATAGTTGCTGATATATTATGTAAGGATCTTAAGCTACATTTAGATACTACTGTTGAGGAATTAGTTAATACTAGTACTAAGGCTTCTGAGGAAACTATAAAGAGCTTACAGAGCCTGATAGCAGACAAAGATAATACTATTAACATACAAGCAACTAGCATAGCTGATTTAGAGTCTAAACTAGAGGATACTACTACTACACTTAAGGTAGAGAAAACTCTAGTTAAGAAGGCTGAGTATGCTAAAGATAAGTATAAGAATATAGTAGACTCAATAGCTAAATTAACTAAGGAAAACATATGATAGATGTACTTAAAAGAGCGTTTAGGTGGTTATTTAACAAGAACGACAGTAAAGGTTACTCTGAAGATGAAAGTGTTATGGAGTATAAGTTCCCTTCTAAAGTATTAGTTAAAGCTAATAAGAAGTTAGGAACTAATAGGACTCTTAAAGCTATGTATAATTTTAAGTATAACTTTAGAGGTATAGTTGACGGCTCACATTGTAGCATAGGTAATGATGTAATAACCTTATGGGTATTATTTGCTGATGAAGATACTGACGCTTATAGAGAGTTTAGTAAAACTTATGTTGGGTATATTGCAGTACCTCCTAATAGCTTAGAAGACTTATGTAAATCTTCTTATGCTACTCCTAAGGAATCTGAAGTAATTGATCTAAGTGATGACGTACCTGATACCCTGCCTAGTACAGTTAATGAACTTGTCAGTAGGATAGACGAGGTAACTGAAACAGTCAGTGAGTATTCCGTTGATAACTCTTCGTTTACTACAACTCCTGGAGGTTACATAGAGCCTAGCTACTCTAGTTATTCTAGTGGGTCAAGTTACTCTTCTAGCAGCAGTTACAGTTCATCTGATTCTTCAGATAGCTACTCTAGCTCAAGTTCAGATTCAAGTAGTAGCTCTAGTTCATATGATTAATGGATATAAGTAACGCTACTGTAGCTGTTCTAGATATTGAAACTCAACTCATACCTAAGGAAGGGTTATCATTTATAGATGATATATACTGTATTTCTGTTGCTATGATTATTAATGGTAAGCCTACATTAGCTGAGGTATACACTAATGTCTGGACTCCATACTCTAAAGGTAGTATAGGTGAAGCTGTAGCTTTAATTAACACAGCTGATTATATGTCATTTCATAATGGTGTAGGGTTTGATGTTCCCGTTATTGAAAATGTAACAGGTATTAAGTTAAAACCTAGACCATTAGATACTCTCATTCTATCTAAGATTATATTCTCTAAAGATTATTTAATGTCTATAGATCCAGGATTAGGATTAGATAAAAGCTTATGGGGAAAGTACTCTCTTAAAGCTTTTGGTGAGAGAATGGGAGGAGATAGTAAGATTGAGTTTGAAGACTTCTCAGGACTTACTGAGGAGATGGCTATCTACTGTAACAGAGATACTGACTTAGCTGTAAACTTCTTATTATTCTTACTAGAGCAAGATAACTTTCCGCTAGATAAAGTAGTTGAAATAGAACATGAAACAGCTGCTATTATACAAGAACAGACACACTTTGGTTTCTATATTGATATTGATAAAGCTAATGAGTTAAACAATGACTTATTAGCTGAGAAGTTAGACTTACATACTAAATTAACTAGTATATTTGATCCTAAGTTCTTGCCAGATGGTAAAGTTAAAACATATAAGAAGCTAAGTATTAGTAGGAAGTTTCTTCCAGACAATAACTATGTAAAGCTACTAGGTACTCCTTAGTAGCTATATTAAAATAAAAGGATAAGCAATGCACGTAACAAAAATAACTGAATTAAAAGAACTTATTGGTGAAGAGAACTTTAGAATTAATCTAATTGATATAGACGAAGTAACTACTAACTATGGTACTCAGTACACACTGACTTTAACAGTGGCTGTCGATGGAGCCTTAACTACAGTAACTGTTAATAAGCCTAATAACTCTTCTTGGAAGAACGAAGAGCTAGAGATAGGTAAGACTTACTCAGTAGCCATACTTTATAACCATGAGTACAATGTTAATCAACTAATCTTATTGGGTGAACATGTTGACAATAGTGGAGAAGTTGAAGTTGGTAAGACTCCTTCTAAAGCTACTGTAACTAATATTAAAGATTTACCTAAAGAGTTTACTGCAGAAGTAGTAGTAGCTAATCATAACGTTAAGACTAAGTCTATGTACCTTACTATGTTACCTAGTAAAGAGTCTTACAGAGTTACTATACCTAAAACTATTGATGCTAGTGAGATTGATGGTAGAGTATGTAATTTTAAGGTAAGAGGTGTTAGTTTACTAATACTAGAGAATATCCTACATTACAGTGACTTAGTTGATAATACTTATGACTTTACCGACACAACACCTGCTGAAATGCACACAGATGAGTCTAGAGAGCTAGAAGAGCCTGAGGTAGGTAATGAGTCGTCTGAAGAGATAGAAGTCCGTGAAGGGCAAGTATGGGCCTCTCATAACGGTATATTATATCATGTAGATGCTGTTAATAGTACTAATGTAATGTACTCTTCTGGGTTCAAACAAAAGCTAGCTATTGATGAGTTTACTTCTAGGTTTTCTCTAGTTAAGTTGGAAATTGGTACAGAGTTCAGAAATGGCTTAGTTATTGAAGCTATGGATTCTATGTTTGGTGAAACGTACTTTAGATTAACTGATGGAACTTCAACTATTGAGCCTGCAGTTACAGCTAAAGAAATAACAGAGTTATATGACTTGCCTGAGAGTAATAGTGTAGAAGCTCAAGCTCATAGGTTACTTAACCATATGGCTAGTTTATCAGTAACAAGTGGAAGTGAAGAGATACTTACTATGACAGATCAAGCGCTAACTATGGCTTCTACTTTAGCTGATTCTGTAGTACAAAACTGTAATGGTTAAGTACACAGTAGGAGGGTATGTTAGAGATACAATCTTAGACAGACCTCCTTCTGATGTAGATTATGTAGTTACAGGTTACAATGTAGAATCTTACATGAAACAGTTCCCTACTCATAAGAAAGTAGGCAATAGTTTCCCAGTGTTCTTAGATGGTAATGGTAACGAAATAGCTTTAGCTAGATCAGAGAAGTCAACAGGTAGAGGGTATACAGACTTTGCTGTAGATGTAGAAGATATTAGTATAGAGGATGATTTACTAAGAAGAGATTTAACTATGAACTCAATAGCGTTATCTGAAGATGGTATTCTTATAGATCCTTACAACGGTTACGATGATATTAAAGCTAAAGTACTAAGACATACTTCTGAAGCTTTCAAAGAAGACCCGGTTAGGGTACTAAGGTTAGCCAGATTTAAGACTATGCTACCTGACTTTACTATTGCTGAAGAGACTAAGAAATTAGTTCTCACAATGAAGCATTGTCTAGAAGGGTTAGTACAGGAAAGAGTTACAATGGAGTTAATGAAAGCATTAGCTTTACCTAACTCTAGAATATTCTTTGATACATTAAAAGATTTAGGAGTACTAGATGTTATATTTCCTAAGATCTACTTAATGACTAAGTGTGTAGAAGATAGTGCCTACCATCAAGAGAAGTCCGTGTATGAGCATAGTATGAGAGTATTAGATTTAGTAGATAGTACTACTTTAAAGTTAGCTGCTATTTACCATGATATTGGAAAGCCTCTGCTGTATGCTGCCAAAGGTAGTGCACATGGGCATGAAAAGAGTGAGTTGATAGAGTCAGAGTTAAAGTCTTTAAAGCTCCCTTCTAAACTATCTAATGATGTATTACTTATAATTAGTAACCATATTAGGATATTTCTTATACACTCTAATAGAGATAGTAGAAAAGTAATACTCTTAAAGAAGTTTACTAATGAGTCTATAATTGACCTATTAAGGTTTGCTAATGCTGATGTAATGGGCAGAGACTCAACAGTAGATAAACGTACTTTTGATTCTAAAGATGAGATTATGTTTACATCTGCTATATCTAGAATGAAAAGTTACTCACCTAAGAGGTGGTTAGATTCTTTAGAGGTTAGACCTTCTAATGATGCTATTAAACAACATGTTCATAGAGAACATATAAGGATTGTAAGTGAAGAATTTAGTAGTGCAAAAGATAGAGGAGTTTGAGAGACTTACTGGTAATAAGGTAGTGTATGTTAGTTATACAGGATCTAAGTTATATGGCACTGATTCTCCTACTAGTGACTCTGATTTTAAAGGTGTGTTTATACCTAGTAAGAGGTCATTACTATTAGCTGACTCAGTAGACCACTACTCATCTAACAGTAATAATACAACAGATAAGAATGGTGAAGATGACATTGACTTTAGTCTAATGTCTATTCATAGATTCTTTAGTCAGTTATCTAAATCAGAGACTGGTGCTATAGATCTATTATTTAGTATGTGGAGACCAGATACTATTATGTACGAGGATATAGTGTTCACAGCTTCTATCCGTAGAAACTATAAAGACTTTCTTAACAGTAGTATGAAGAGCTTTATAGGTTATGCTCTAGGACAAACAAAGAAGTTTGGAATTAAAGGTGCTAGGTATAAAGAACTGGACACTCTTATTAATAACTTTAGAGTTAATTATGGCACTGACCATAAAGATAAGCTAGAGACTAGATACGATGACCTGAAACAACTTATAAAAGATAATGACTTTAAGTATATTAAGTTTGTGATGGCTAAAGCTAATAGAGACACATATGAAGGTAATAGAGAGTATATATCTGTACTAGGTAAACTATTCCTAGGTACAGTAACATTAGAGTACTTCTCTGATAAGTGTTTATATCAATATAGACAGTTTGGTAATAGAACTAAGACTATAGCTAACACACCTTCTAAGACTGATTTTAAGGCTTTATCTCATAGTTATAGGATTGCTAGTGAGGCATTAGAACTTCTAACTAATGAGTTTATAGTATTCCCTTTAGCTGAAGCATCTTATATTAAAGAGATAAAAGAAGGTAAACATGACTTATCTTCAGTAGTGGATAAAGTAGAGAGTGTATTAGATGCTATTGACATAGAACTGTCACGTTCTAAGCTACCTAGTGAACCAGATAAAAAGACCTTAGATACTTTATTGATAGAGATGGTAGAGTATAAGTGGTAAATAACAATTATAAAGGATAATAATGAAAACAATAATGAATGGAAGTAGATTCTCAGAAGAAGTTAAACAAGCAACTATCAAAGATTGGAAAGCTACTAGAAAAGGTAAGCCTAAGATGACTGCTAGAGAGATAGGCCTTACTAGAGGAGTATCTACTTCAACAGTAAGACAATGGGCAGCTAAGGAAGGATTACAGAGAGATCAACATCCTAATACTTTAAAAGCTAATATAAAGCGTATTAAGAAGTTAAAAGCTGAGAAGGATTTCAATACTCCTATAGTAAAATCTAGTAAAAGTATTATGTATCAAGGTACTAGGTACAGAGCTGTTAAGGCTAAGTAGTGAATAAACTAAGTCCATACACTATACCTTATCTTAAGAAGTATAAGAATGGAACTACTAAATTAGTAAAAGTAAAGACTATTAAATGGTTTGATAGACCTATGAGGACTATTAATGTAATTAAGAATGGTGAACATCAGCCTATAGTATATACACCTTTTAATCCTGGTTCTAGGAACCATATAAAGAGGTGGATGGAAGAAGATTATAGCTACACTTTCCCTTATTATACTGCTGCAGGTAATGTAAAAGTAGATGTAGATAGTTTAGAAGGTATGGAACACCCAGCAGGTAAGATGATGAAGAGATATCTCAAAGTAGTTAAGGATCAGAGTCAAGTTGGTGGGGATAAGGGGTCTATACTTAGTAAAGTTAACTTAGCTACAAATACTCTACACTCGCGTTGTGACACTAATACTGCTGTGACAGGCCGCTTTGGGTATAGTTCACCCAACATAGCACAGTACCCTGCTCAGCAGGAATTTAGAAAGTTATTTGCTGCGCCGAAAGGATGGAGCTTCTTAGGCTCGGACTTTGATGGTCAGGAAAATGTTGTCTTAGCTGAACTTCTTCTACCTTATGACGGAGGCAGGTTACGAGATATAATTGTAGCTGGTGACAAAAGTAATGGAACTGATTTACATAGTATTAACGCTAAAGCGTGTAATGTTACTAGAGGGCAGTCGAAACCTCTCTGGTTCGGATTTTTATTCGGGTCTTCGCCTACATTGACTGGGTACACATTGCTAGGTGAAGATAAATACGCTAAGTATACTGTTATTGAGTTTCAAGCAATGAAAAAGAAACTAGAGCGGAGAGTTATTGTAATTGAGGGAGTCTCGTTCTACCCTATTAAGAAGGATACAATGGTACCTTTCACTGATCAAGTAGTAATACAAGCTATCTTCGGTAAACATACACAAGATAAACTAATCAAATCTACAACAGGTCTAGCAGAACTTATCAAAGACTTGAAGGCTGAAGCCAAAGAAAATGGGTACCTTACAATGTTCGGAGGTAGAAGGATTGAAGTAAGACATGCTCATGCAGCTTTAAACAGCGCTACTCAAGGACAAGGTGGCGAGGCTATGAAGTACTTCCTTACAACTATGATGGCTAGAGCTAAAGCTTTAGGACTAGTGCATGGTGTGCATTTCAAACTTCAAGCTACTATATACGATGAGACTGATTACCTAGTCAGGAACGACTGTATAGACTTACTAACAGAAGCCATAGCAGGTACGTACGAAAGCATATCAAGACAATTAGGTATGCAATGCACCTTCACGGGCGAGGTATTAGTGAGCCCGGATTGGTGGGGATCTCACTAATTTTCTATAGGAGAAAAATATGGAGTATAACAAGCAAAGCAATCCTAGGATGTATAATTCTTGGAGAGGTATGAGAGAAAGGTGTAATAATAAAGCAAATAAGGCTTATAAATGGTACGGAGCTAAAGGTATTACAGTTAGTAAAGAATGGGATAGGTTTGCTAACTTTGCAGCTTGGGCAATAGCTAATGGGTATAAAGAAGGTTTGACTATAGAACGTATAGATTCAAATCTTAACTATGAACCTTCTAACTGTGAGTGGATTACTCATAAAGCCAATGTAACTGAGGCTAATAGTAATAGGTATCGACAAGCTTATGTTGACGGTTACAATTATTGGATTGAGACAAAATGTACTGGTACTGATTTAGCAAAGATAGCAGATAAGTCTTATAGCGTAACATGTGGCTGGATTAGAGGTTGGAAGGCTAATAATAACCAGTTGTTACCTCCTGGTAAAGTAACTGCAGCTAGGTAACTAACAAAATCTAACAATAAAGCACAGCTAACAACTGTGTTAATTAAATAAAAAGGTAAACTACAATGAATAGACTAAATAATATAAGACGATTGAGTAAAGTAGTAAAGTCAGCTAAACATTCTGACTTAGCTATGTTGAGACCTTACAGTGAAGTAAGATTAATGATGAGGTCAGATATAGTAAGAGCTAATTCTGTGATAGAACCTAGAGTCTCTAAGATAGAGAGAACAAGATAATGTGTAATACTAATAAAGTAATACTGGCTATAGCCTTCTTAATAGTATTAACTGTAACAATGGTCTCTGCTAATACTAGTGAAATTAACCCTTTACTCAGCTTACCCATACCAGTAATTTAAAGGAGTTTACAATGAGCGAAGAGTATACTGCACCATTAACGGCAATGGTTTTAATATTTGTATTCATGGCTACACTGATGCATTTAGTTAATACCAGTCATCTAGCAGATAGTATTGAAGATCGTAAAAGAGAAGCTATGTTCATAGAAGCAGGTTATGAATATAAGAACATACAAACAACTACAACTGAGATTAGAAATCGTATGGAGTGGGTTAAAGTAGATAAGGAGTAGTTATGCATACTATGTATGAAGAAGCATTAAGAGAGGTAGGAGCTTTATCTCCTAAGTTGCCTAAAGTATTTGAAGCAGCTGAACAAGTTATAACTAGGAATATTGAGCCAGAGATGAGGGCATTGATGACTGCTAATGAACTAGTAACTTTTGCAGGACATCTTAGAAAGAATATTGGCTGGAAGGGTAGTTCCATTCCTGTTAATAGTATAGGAATTCTTATAGGTGAATCGGGTTCAGGAAAAGGAAGGGCCTTAGGGGCTATACAGAAGATACTAGAACCAGCTTTTGTACTGATAGATAGAAGTAGAGAAGAGCAAGCTAAACTGCAGGCTGTAATAGCAGCAACAGAGGCAGGTAAGCCTGAGACTAAATGGAAAGAGTTCCACTCTAAACCTAGGCCTCTAACAGTAGCAGTATCAACTTTACCTGGATGGGTGAAGCATTTGAACTCGCTAGAGGAAGGTTACTTAGGTGCCGGCACTCTTTATGTGGATGAATTTGCTTCAGAGCTTGCTAGCAGTAAAGACTTGCCTGAGCTAATATCATCATTAGCAATAGTTTATGATAGTGGTAAGTTACCAGTAAAAGCTGTTAAAGATGATGCTAACCAAGGTAAACCTGTACATAACTTACCTGTTAGTGCCTTACTGTTCGGAAGTCCTCACGGGCTTATATACAATGAAGCTGTTAAGAAGAAGTTTATAGACGAAGCTAGTTCCAAGTTGGCTAGAAGAGCTATATTCTGTTTCTCTCAGAAGAAAGCTGAACATAAGATCTATGACAGCATAGAAGAGTCTCGTAATGCTGATAAAATTGAAGATGAAAGAGTGTCAACTACAACTGAATCACTAAGACCTTGGTTTGAGAACTTAGTAAACATTACTGTTAAAGATGACCTAGGCATTGATGATGGCGTTGAGTCTTTATTCTCTGATTACTACAATTATAACCAACGACTAGCGGATACTGTTAGTATGTTATATCCTTTAACTAAGATCCATAGACAGCACAGACAATGGGCTGCACTTAAGATATCAGGTGCTGTAGCAATACTAGAAGGTGAAACTAGTATACAGACTAGGCACTATATAGAAGCTATCAACTTTGTAGAGATGTTCACTGAAGACCTTGAACAGTTTGAGATTGAGCTTAATAAAGAAAGTTATGAATTAGCTAGTGACTACATGCAGAAGACAGCTATCAATGGCTACTTTAGAATGTCAATTCATCAATTAAGAAAGATGGGATTCATTAAAGGTAATGGTTCTCCTAAGAACAAATTAGCTGAGTTTGTTGAGTTAATTAAATCATATGATGATGTCAATAAGTATGAATCAGATAATGGTTATATACATTTCTATGAAGCTGATGAGTTACATCAAGAGCATGAAGAGCTAGCTTAATGTTACATGGAGTATCCTTCTTAGAAGTGGATAACTCTAGGATACAACAAGCTATAGCTGATAATAAGCATAAAGACTACATAAGTAAGTTAAAGCAAAGTACTGCTTTTAATGCTGTATATGGTTTTCAATACGAAGAGAAGAGCTTTGAGGATTTAGGATTACTACTAAGCCATGATTATGGGTTTAATCCTTTTAAATACAAGTCAGTCGAAGAAGGTGCTGTTTATAATAAAGATAAACATCCTAATGCTTGGGGTAGAGTTAGGGGTAAATTCAATACTAATAATAAAGCTTCTTGGGTTTGTTTAGATGTAGACAATACAACTATACCTATAGAAAGCACACACTCTGTTCTTAGGAACATTAATCATCATATAGCTACTACTTCTGATAAGAATAATAGGTTTAAATATAGGATACTAATAGAGCTAGACAGAGTAATAGATGTAGAGCCTCTAGAGTGGAAGTTATTTATTAAAAGTATTGGAGATTCATTAGGTATTAGTGCTGATGAATTAGCTGCCTCACAAGTCATATACGGCTATGAAGGTAGAGATGTATACTCTGTATTAGGTAAGACTAAGTTAGACCCTTCTACCCACCTTAAAATGGCTAGAATGAAGTTAGCTATACAAGCAGAAGAGAAAGTAGTAATAGGTAAAGAAGAAGCTTCTAAGTTACTTCAATCTCCTTTTACTACATTTGGCTATGCTTATGATGCTAAGAATGGAGAAGGTAATAATATGATGTTAGGAGCTATACAACATGCTAAGGAGCTAGGAGCTGATAAGGCTTATATAATTGACATGATATATAGTATAAATGACTTCTGGGATAATAGTATGCCTATAAGTAGGTTACAAGATACAATATTAACATCTTTAAATTAAGGATAATAAATGATAGATTTAGAAATTATAGAAACACAAATAGGTGCAACCGAGGTAAATAGCGTAGATGCTAGAGAACTTCATAAAGAATTAGGAAGTAAGCGAGAGTTTGCTACATGGATAAAGAAAGAGCTTGCATCGTTAGACGAGGGAATTGATTACACATCATTTGACAAATCGGTCAAACGAGAAACTGGAGGTAGTATTCGTAAAGAATACATAGTCACTCTTGATGTCGCTAAATCTATAGCTATGGTGCAAAGAACTCCTAAAGGCAAAGCTGTCCGCCAGTATTTCATCGATGCTGAAAAGGCTGCTGTAAAATACTTAGGTAAAGAGAAGCTGAAATTAGAGATAGATAAGTTACGAGGTGAGAATGTAGCTACTATAGCGTTACTAGAGCAGAAGGTAATTGATGCTAAAGTAGATACTGCTATAAAATTACATAAAGCTCTAGGCATAACATTCGACCCTGTATCACTAGCAGAGGGAGAGTTCAAGACTTTACTTCCACAAGGAATTGGTGAAGCTTTAACTGATTCTATGTCTGATATTAGGCCTAATGTGGAAGGAGAATCTACTACTAAGTTATTGTCTGATTATAAGGTTAATACTCATACTAAGCTGTTTAACGATGCTTTAGTTGAATTAGGTTATCTTGAAGAATATGAACACAAAGGTATTAAAAGAAAATTAACTAAGAAAGCTAGATGGTTTGGATACAATAGGAGTGCTTCTAGTGTAAACCCTATGCCGTACACAGTTATGTTTTATCCAGATAGGTTTACTACTTTAGTAGAGATAGTCGCAGAATCTGGTTACATAAACTAATGTTAGACACTAAATACATATATGGAGATGATGTCGAACCTTCAGTTTGGAAATCTATGAAGTACATAGATGTTCTCAACTTGAAGATTCACCTATCAGATACAACAATAGCTAGGTTACTGGTTGAGCCATTAGAGACTAGAGATTTTAATAGAGTTAACTCTTGTGTAAATGCTATGTCTTTCAATAGAAAGTTAATAAAGGAATTAAATGAATGATGAATTTAACTCGATATTAGAGTTATTAGAAGAATCTGGTGTGTTTTGTATAAATAAATTAGACAGTACAAAAGTCGAGTTGGTTGAAAATTGTGATAGACATTATTCCCAGACTTTAACTAAGTCTCAATTAATGTTGCTAGCTACTGAACTAAGTGTATTAGCAGATACTTTAGACTAACATGGGTAAGTTCAGTTTTAAAGGTAAGCGCATCCAGGCTTATGGGAAGTCACACCATAACGGACAAACTGGTACTGTTGTAGCTGATTTCGGGATGTATTTACTAGTTAAAGTTGACGATGAATCTTATCCTAAGGCAAGTAATAACTCTGGTAGAGAAGGTAAGTATATACAAGTTGATAGCTTGTTAGCAAAGGTAATAGATAATGATAAAACTTAGTAAAGCATCTAAGATGAAAGTTAACGGTAAACAAGTAAAGAGTTGGGACTTAGAAGCTAGGACTTCATGCCCTGGATCTAAGGTAGACGGAGAAGTAGTTGAAGTTTGTAAAAGCTGCTATGCTACTAAAGGTGCATTTGTATGGCCTGCTTCAGTAGCTTTGAGAAAACATAATCAACAAGATTACAAGAGAGATGGTTGGGTAGCTGATATGGTTAAAGCTATAGGTAAAGACAAGTACTTTAGATTCTTTGTATCAGGTGATATAGAGACAGAGCTATTGGCTACTAAGATAAAAGAAGTGGTAACACTGTGTACTAAAACTCAATTCTGGATACCTACAAGGTCTTATAACATTAAAGGTATACGAGAAGTCCTAGAAGAGATTAAAACTCTACCTAACGTAAGTATGAAGTACTCAGCTAATAGTATAGGACTTAGTGAGACAGGAACTAGTATGACTGCGTTTGTAATTAATACTGATAGTATTGATGAAGCTAAGGCTAAAGGTATTATTGTATGCCCTGTAACTATGCCAGACAGTAAATTAAAGAGCTGTGGCACTTGTACTTTATGCTTTGATACTAATAAGCCAGTAGCTTATGTACTTCATTAATAAAGGTGACTACTATTTCTGTGTAGGCCCTTTACAAAGTAATAATGGACTTGAGAAGTGGAAGTACACTGGTGATAGATATGATAAAGCTAGAGCAGAAGTAGGTAATATGTTTTCAACTATTAACGAGGCTAGGGAGTTTAAAGAGTACATGAAGGCTTATAAAGGATGAGTAAAGTAGTAACTACTGCTGATCCTCCTGAAGAAGAGTTCCTATTCTACTCTATGAGTGTGTACTATACTCAGAACTTTAAGACTAAGCCATCAAAGACTTTTCTACTCTCAATGAACAAACTATTTACAGCACATTACCACTTACGAAATGAAATCAAACAACACTTTAATGATTACTTTATGAAGCTTTTCTTAGATGAGAAGCCAGTACCTATTAAAGGCCAATACGAAGTAGCTTATGTTTATTACTATAAGAATGTTAAAAGTGATTTATTAAATGTTGGTTCATTCGTATCCAAGGTACTACTAGATGCTTTACAGAAAGCAGGTATAGTAGAAGAAGATAATGTAAAGTTCTGTGTTAAAGAGACCTTCTTAGTAGGAGGGAAAGATAAAGACAATCCTAGAATGGATATCTATATAAGGAAGTATGAAGATGAGACATAATGTTATAGAAGCTATAGGACATTTTATAGAGTATTATTTAACTAATATATTTAGAGGGAAACATAATGGCAGTAAGTTATAAGGTAGGTGAGTACTACAACGGAGAGAATCATGTACCAGCTGATGGTTTTAGACTATCTCCTTCAGGTGTAGGTAAATTCTTTAGTGCTAAGAGAACTTGGTATGGTGAGAACTTACTTGGAGAAGATAAACGGTTTACTTCCAGTACTTCCACTGTCCTAGGTACTGTTTGCCACCACGCTTGTGAAGTAGTAGCTAGGTGTAAGATTGAAGGTGAAGAGTATAACTCTGAGAAGCTTCATGCAGGTATTGAAGCATACATTGCCAAGTACGATGAGGTGGAAGGGCATGACACTTCAGTAATACGTAACTTATGGAAAGGTATGGCTGAATTACTTATAATAGAACATGTGTTGCAGGCTAATACTGTATCTGTTGAAGAGTTTATAGCTTATGAGATTACTGAAGGAGTTTACCCCTCTGGCACATATGACGCTATAACTAGCTCATCTCCTACGGATACTTGGGAGCTAATTAAAGAAGGCAAACATACTGGAATGCTCACTGTTAGAGACTTTAAGACAGCAACATCTAAGCCTCGTGGGTGGACATCAGAGTATACACAGCAAGCTTTTACTTATGCTTATATACTTCACCAACAAGGTATTAAGATAGATCAAGTAGAGCTATGCTTTGTAGTTAGACCTACTAAGACACTACCTGCTAGAGTATTTAACTTTACTAAGCCTTTCAATAGTGATGCTTACGACTATATAGAAGGAGTTCTAAAACTAGTAGCTGACTCAGTTACTACATTTAAAGAATATCCTGCTTGTAGATACCTCTTAGCTGGAGATTACAGATTGCGTGAAGAAGACTAAAACATTATGAATGATGTAAGAGAGCGTAATTGGAATATAGCAAGACTTAGAGGAACATTGCCTAGCTTAAGTAATATGATTCCTCCTGATGTAGGTTTTAGTAAGGAAGATAGAGAAGCTTTAAGACTACTAAGTACTAAGCTTCTTAAGTCACTAGATAAAGCTAAGGTAAAGAGATTTACTTGTGATAATTGTAATTCTAATCATAGTAAATCGCCAACTAAGAATAAGAAAGCTTATAGCTGTGATTACTGTGGTAATTACTATGGAGAGCTATATTTAGTTAGATAACTAATACTATGCCTAGCGATGGCTTTAAACTCTTGCAATAATAAAAGGTTAATACCTATAAAGGAAATAAATGTCAGCAGTAAAAATACTAATATCAGGTTTTGAAAATGTAGGTAAGAGTACTATTGTGTCTAAAATAGAAGATGCACTAGTAGTCCACTTTGATAGGAAACCTTATACATTCCCTGTACCTCACGTAAGAATTGCTTCGTTTACTGGTACTGATGATTTAATTGATACTATAAACGAAAAACTTGGTGTTTACCAAGAGAAGTTCAATAAATTACCAGCCACTGTAGTATTTGATACAGTAACTCAGATGTACACTGCAATGCAAGGCTATAACGACCAAATGTACAAAGGTTTTGATATTCATAAGATGAATAACAAAGACACTATTCAATTTAATGGTTATGTAGAAGATGTTCTTATAGCTAATGGTGTGAATGTAGTTATAGTAGCTCACACGATGTATGATTCTGAGACTGGTCGTCACATTATCCCAGCTTCAGGTCAGTTTGGAAAAAGCGGTTCATGGTTGAGTACTACGGGAGAAGCAGTATACGTTGAGAAGAAGTCTGGTAAGTATATTATGCATAATACTACTATGAAATTCCCATGTAGATCTACTTTACCAGATATAGAAGAGTCTATGGAAAGTACTAAGTATAATATAAATGAACACATTGCTAAGTTAACAGCAGCTAAAGATACAGCAGCAGAATTCGCTATCTAACAGTTATAGTAGCTATTATATAAAGTGTGTACTAAAAGAGTACAGAACTAGTAGGCTAGACCTACTTATAAGTCCTAATATTAGGCGAAGGATAACAATGGCATTTCTCGTAGTAAACACAACAGAAGTAGAAGCAGAAGGCGGAAGCAATCATATTAATAAATCAGGTATCTATGACCTTACATTACGTCATGCAGAAGTAAAGAACACACAGAATGGTGCAACTCAAATTAACTACCTATTTGATAGAGTTATGTCTTATGGTAATACAATTCTAGGTAACAATGGTCAACCTACTTTTGGTTATAAAGTAATTGAATCATTAGCTACAGTAGTAGGCACAGATGAGTTGTCTGACCCAGAGATGGTAGATGTTAAGTTTAAAACTGGTACTAAAGAGTTAAGCTGTATTCCAGAGTTAAATGATGTAGAAGTGAAAGCTTGGATCCAATTCGGATATAGCATGTATAAAGGTGAAGTTCGTGAGAATGTTACAGTTAAACGATTCTACCGTTCCACTGATGGAGCTGCAGGTTCTGAGATAGCTAAACTAGATAACGGTAAAGATGCAGTTATTGGTGAACGTCTAGAGAAAGATATGCAGTTTGCTGAAGAGATTAAGTATGATGATGGCACTAATGAAGAGTCAGTTAAAGCTTGGAAAGCAGCTCAAATGGGTGGAGGATCTTCAGCTCCTACTTCAGCAGCTAAACCTTCGACCTTCCCTGGAAAAGCTAAATCTGGATTTCCCGGTAGCAAGTAATGAATTTACAATTAGCTATTAAAGCCGAACTAGAAAGTAACGGAGGTAAGTTATCTCCGTTACTGCTAGATAAACAAGTTGCATTAGGTACTGTAACTCATACACAGTTAACTCCTAACATGCGAGTTTGTGTAATTAGATTACAATCAGGGCATGAGGTAATTGGTATAGCTCAAGTACTTGACGCTGCTAACGATGTACAAGAGATTGGTGAGTCAGTAGCTTTTACTAATGCTAGGAATGAGTTATGGGAAGTATTCGGGGCTGTAGCATTAGCTCTGTAACTACACACAACGGTACCTTTCATGCTGACGAGGTAACTGCTATTGCGTTACTTCATATATTCAGAGGTGTAGACTACACTAATGTTAAAAGAGTGCCTCATCAGACTTTAGAGTTTGATGATGGGTATGTACTAGACATTGGCAGGACCTATAATCCTGATAAACTTTTATTTGACCACCACCAAAGTAAGGAATTACCTTCATCAGCTGGTCTTGTATGGAAGTATCTAGGTTTAGCTGATAATTTTCCTAAGATTTCTTCTTTAGTAAAAGCTGTAGATGATAATGATATCGGAGTAAAACCTGCTGAAGAGTTTGAGTATAGTAGACTTTTATCTACTTTCAACTCTGACGATGTCCATAGTGGTACACAGTATACTGCTTTCATAAAGGCTATAGAGTTTGCTATAGCTATTCTAACTAACTTACAGCGTGCCCAGGTTCAGCTAGATTTTACAGCTAAAACTATTAAACAGGCTAAGCTGTTTGAAGGTACAGATGACGTACTAGACCTCGGTACTTGGTTACAAGGTTGGGGTTCGCATGTTAACGGTGAGACAATGCCGAATATTGAAGCTGTACATTGGTATGATGAAGAGTTAGATACTTATAATATTCAGACAACTAATGCTAAGGCTGGGTCTTATGATAAAGTAGGTAAGTCTTTACTTCCTGACCCTACTATGGAGTTTGTACATGTAGCTGGTTTCTTTGCTGTTGCTAAAACAAAAGATATTATGGTTAAGTATATAGCAAACTCTAGGAAGTAATAAAGGATAAATAATGAGCGTAAGACGACATATATCTTATGGATCTACTAGTCATTTTAGAGATTTCAGAAGAGCTATTCATAGTGATATCAAGTATCTGAGAAATAAAGATTTATTCAAGCTTCTTAGAGATGAGGATAGAGAACCTACTACTGAAGAGTTAGAGGCAATTAATGCTCCTGTCTCCTTGCCTAAAGTAACTTTAGCAGGCTCAGAAAAGATACATGGAAGTTTTTGTAGCGTATGTTACTCTCAAGGTGAGATATGGGTTCAAAGTAGGAACAGTATTAAGACTGAACTTGGCGACATGAATGGTTTGGCTCAGTTTGTTAAATCTATTGAGAAAGAAGTACTAGACTTAGTATTTAAGCTGGTTGAAGAGTATAACTTAGATCTAACTACTCATACTTTAGCATTAGATGGCGAGTGGGCTGGTAGCAATATCCAAGGGAAGAATGCAGCTTGTTCAGGCATACCTAATAGTATTTACCTGTTCGAGCACTTTCGAGTAGTTAGTAACGAAGACAACACATCTGAGTTACTTCCTACAGAGCCTTTGAAAGACTTGGTAGCTGAAACTGTTAGAGTTTATTTAGCTAAAGAGTTTGGTGAGTATACAATAACTCTTGACCTTTCAGAGGATAATGAAGTTAACTTACAGAAGCTTAAAGAATTGGCTGAAAGTATAGAAGACAATTCTCCTGTAGCTAAGTACTTCAATAAGCCAGACAATATCGGTGAAGGCGCTGTACTGTTTACAACCTATAATGGTATTACTTACAAAGTAAAGACTAAGGCTGAGAAACATGCAGGTAAGGCCAAAGCACCTAGAGAGAAGTTATCTGATGAAGTACTAGAGGCTAGATCTAAACTAGCTGAAGAAGTAACACCTGCTTGGCGAATAGCACAGGGTATTTCAGAGTTAGGTATAACTGAATCTAAAGAAGTTGGATTACTTATTAAGTGGGTATTGACAGACATTGTCAAGGAAGAAACTCTAACTATAGAAGAGGCTGGATTAACATTGAGAGATATCAATAGTAATGTAGCTAAAACTGTTAAAGATTATTACTTTAGTAGTCTTTAGAAACCAAAAGGAAAACAAATGAACGAATTAACAGCAATGAAAGAGAACTTAGTAGCAGCAGTAGAAATGATTGAGAAATATGAAGCTAAAGCAACTAAAGCAGAGTCTAAACGTATCCGTGTAACATTAGGTGAAATTAAGAAAGGTGTAACTCCTTGTAGAGCGGCTTTGGTAGCAGCAGACAAGTCTTAGTAAATGAACACTAAAGAGCAGCTAGAGCTATCTTGTAAAAGTATAGCTAACGAACTAACTAATGGTATTGTTATGGATGAATCTAATATAGATGAGTATGATGACTGGGAATTAGGTGAAAATGTTTCAGCTTCTACTTACCTAGAAGGCTCATTTGATATAGAGTACACTATTACTAGCGACTTAGACTATAAAGGTGCTAAGATAGCTGTTGCTCTAGGTGGTCCTTCTATTTACATCAGTACTAATACTAACGAAGTAGTAGGTTACTGGGGCTCTGATAGAGTTACAGTGCCATTTACTGATAATATTGGTGTAGATGCTTATTGTGAAGAACTTTACGAGTCTAAACGCTTTATACTTTAGGTATAAGCTCTTAAAGTAATGAAAGGTACTAGTTGTAGTGTAACTGCTAACTATGCCTTCACATCAAAGTATGAGGTGCTGAGAGCTATGCTTTTGGTGCTACATACACTAATAAATATATTACTGCTAAACGATAGTAAATAGGGGTCGATACCTTACAGTAATACTAAATAATAAATTAATAAATAAACAAGGAGGGCAATGAATGGCAATAGAATTAGAAAACTCTAAAAAACATTTAGTTGTTAAACGTTCTGGTAAAGTTGAACCATACAATCCAGATAAATTATACAAGGTGCTACTATGGGCAGCAGACGGGAATGAAGTAATAGCTAATAGTATACTAGAAGCAACTAAAATACGTATATACGATAGAATACCAATAGCTTTATTATATGATGAGGTTATGGATACTACTTATAACCTAATCTCTAGAATATCGCCAGTTTACGATAAAGTACTACTTAACTTATACCTTCAGAAGATGTATAAGTCGTCATGGAATATGACTAGAAACTTTTACCCTAGTTTACCTAAAGTACTTAAGAAGTTTAGTGATGCAGGTATCATCGTAGATGTTACTAAACACTTTACTGATGACGAGTTAACTACTCTGTCTAAAGCTATAAATCCATCTAGAGATAAGTTATCCTCATACCTAGGTATGTCAACATTCTTTTCAAAGTATAGTAAAAACCATAATGGTAGTTATGAACTACTTCAACATGGTTTTATGAGACTTGCTATACAGTCTTACTTACTAGATGAAAGTCCTACTAGAATAGATAAGATTATATCTAGGTATGATAATTTATCTCTCGGACTGTATACTGAAGCAACTCCTAAATGGAAGAATAGTCTAACATTTAATATGCAAGGTGCTTCTTGCTGTGTTCATAAGCCAGATGATAATACTGAATCAATAAACAAAGTTACTTCAGATATAGGTCAATACTCTAGACATGATGGAGGCAATGCTGCCGATGTAAGTGCATTTAGAGCTAGTGGATCTACTATTGGATCTAAAGGTGTGTCATCAGGACCAATACCTTTTATTAGAAAGTTTCAAGCTGCAGTAGAAGGTTTTAATCAATCAGGAACACGTCCTGGTATATGTATAGTAACATATCAATGGTGGCATGCTGATATTATGTCTTTACTACTGTTACTTGATGAAGGTGGTCAAGAGAACCAAAGAGCTAGGAATCTTAAGTATACTTTGAAAGTTAATAGACTCTTCTTAAGAGCTATTGAATCAGGTTCTGATGTACACTTATTCGATCCTAAGGATGTACCTGAACTCTTAAATACTTGGGGTACTGAGTTTGAAGATTTATATCAACAAGCAATAGATAACGGGCTTACTAAGACAGTTATAAGCGCTAGGGCCATAGCATATGAATTAGCTAAGCAAAGATCTGAGACTGGTAATATTTACATATTCTTTTCTGATAATGCTAATGAGCAATCTACTTTTAATGATACTATACACTCAAGTAACGCGTGTGTAACTGGAGATACTAAAATACTTACAAAAGAGTTTGGCAATGTACCTATCTCAGAGGTAGCTGGTCAGACACTTGAGTGTTGGGATGGAGAACAGTGGGTAGAGACACCATTGTTTAAGACCCATAATGGCTATAATAAAATATACTCTATCAGTGTAACTACAGGAGATACAAGTGTAACCATTAAAGCCTCGGACTATCATAAATGGTATAACTCTGCTGGGCAAATGTTTAGAACTAAAGAACTTACTAAAGGCATGATACTTGAAGGACACATTGATGCAGATTCTGGAGAACCTGTAAATGGCGGTACTATTTCTGGCATTAGATTACTAGAAGGCTCTCAACCTATCTATTGCGGTACTTCTCCTAGAAATAATAAATTAGTATTTAATGGAGTATTGACTGGTAACTGTACAGAGATAATGTTACCAACTAAAGCTTCTAAGTTTAATAAAGCTAAGTTAAGCATGTCTATGAGTGATTGTAAGTTTACAACCACAACTATAGAAGAGACAGGATTAACTGCTTTATGTAACTTAAGTTCTATAAATGTAGCAGCATGGGATAAGCTAGATACACCTGCTAAACATTCACTAGCTAAAGAACTTCTAGAAGGTTCTGATAATTTAATTGAATGGCAATACTACCCAACTGCTGATGGAGAGTTGTTTAATAGAGGATTTAGAGCTATTGGTATAGGTATGAATAACCTAGCCTACTTATTTGCTAGTAAAGGCTTACCTTTCGATAGTGAAGAAGCTAGAGAGCTCATGAAAGAACTTAGCTCGTCTATGAGAGATGTTTTTGTAGAAGAGTCTAGGCTACTAGCTAAGTCTAGAGGATCCTTCCAGTTCTTTAATAAAACTTCTCAGTCAGTACCATCTCGTTTTGCTACCTTATTTGCTATAGCTCCTACTAGTACTTCTAGCCTTATAATAAATGCCACTGAAGGTATTGAGCCTGTTAGCAAGCTATTGGCTGAAAAAACAGGTACGTACTCCACTAAGCAATTAGCTCCTGAACTAAGTTCTCTCGGTTCTAAGTACTCTATAGCAGGTGATATACCTACTAAAGCACTGTACTCGTTAGCAGCTATAAGACAAGAGTGTCTTGGTGAAATGGCTCAAGGACAATCAGTAAATACTTACATGAGTAACTCTGATAGTGCCTATGATATTATAAGTGATATAATCTTAGCTGAAGAGTTAGGGCTATTATCTCTTTACTACTTACAATCTTCTACAGCTATAGCTGAACAATGTGATTCTTGTGGAGCATAATTTGAATATATTTGATAATTACAAAGGTGATGGAGTATTCTTACGTACTGATACAGTAGAGTACCCTGATTTAAGAAGGTTATGGGAATCATCCCTAGCCTTATTTTGGACTACCAAAATGGTAGATTTCTCTAAGGATAGCTTAGGGTTTAAAACTATGACAGAAACACAGCAGCGTATGTTTATCTTAAATAACGGATATCAAACACTTATGGATAGTGAAGTTGTTGGCGTCTATAGTAGACTAGCTCAGCATACCTACAGTGCTGACTTAGCATTGTCCTACACACAGATAGGTTTCACTGAAACTATTCATGCTACTTCATACTCTGATGGACTAGTTCAAATGTTTGGGTCGGATGCTACAAGAGTTATTAATGAAGTTGAAGCAGATCCAGTTGTTAGTAGGAGGTTAGATTCTGAGATAGATTACTTAAGTGCTGTCATAGAGGATCCGTCCCCTATTAACATATTTAAGCTAGTTGTAGCTACATACATACTTGAAAGAGTTAAATTTCCATTTAGTTTCTTTGTTACTTTATCTATAAATAAAGGCTCAGGTAATGCCATTAACGGTTTTGCTCAGCTAATTAGTAGAATATCTGAAGAAGAGCTTGAGATCCATGTACCTACTAATAGTATAGCTATAAAGTTAGCTATTAAACAGTATGGTTTTGATGTTGAGCTAGTTAAAGAGATAGCAGACAAGGTACTAGAACAAGAGTTACTTTGGAATGAGTATCTGCAGAAAGATGGTCCAATACCTGGATATAACAAAGCTATTGGCGAGAACTTCATTAGGTACTCTCATAATAAGGCTTTAAGAGATATAGGTTACAAGGATATTGAAACTATAAAACCAGATAGCTTTGTGGACTGGTTCAATCATGCTAGGAATCCAAATAACAAGCAAGTTTCTCAGCAAGAGATGAAGAGTACTCAGTATTCTAAAGGCACTATACAAGATGACCTTAGCAGATTTGATGAGAGTACTAATGCCTAAGTTACACCCTGTACTAACTCTTGATGAGAATGGAGAGTTACTTAATAAACATTATGATAACGGAGAAGAGTCTACTATTGAAAAGATGGAGAAGATTTACTCTGTAAGAGATATGGTAGGTTATTGCCGTGTAGCAATATATAAGTACCACAGTAGAGAGAAAGGTCAGAATGACTCTGATGATGTTAAGATAGCTGCATACACTAGGTACTTAGATGTACTAAACTCTATCGAATCTCAATACAATGAAGTTACAATTCATAACTATTGGAATATAGCTGGTATAGAGTGGAGTTACAGATGACTTGTAGTACATACTACATAATAGCTTTGCCATTTATAATGGCTGGGTCTATAGCTTCTGTGCTTAATTACAGAATTCAATCTAGATGGTATAAAGAAACAGTAAAGGATAAATCATAGTAGCATTACAAATATTATACAAGACTAACGCTAAAGGCTCTACTCAAGAGTTTAGAATAACAGTAGAAGATAATACTTATACTGTTGAATGGGGTAAAGTTGACGGCAAGTTCCAATCTAAAACTACTGAATGTTTTAGTAAGAATGTAGGTAAGAAGAATGAGACTACTCCCGAACAACAAGCTCTAGCAGAAGCTCAGTCAGTACATGCTAAAAAGCTTAAGAGTGGTTACTCTATTGATAGAGACTCTACTCCTACAGTATTATTACCTATGAAGGTTAATGAGTATGTAAAGCATAAGAGTAAAGTGGTATTCCCTTGTTATACTAGTGTCAAGCTGGACGGTATTAATGGGGAATATAGATTAGTAGATGGAAAGCTTAAGCTTCTATCAAGAGGTGGTGAAGAGTATTGTATTCCTGAACAGCACAGAGCAGAAGTTCTAGAGCTTTTAGAAGTATTAGGCACTAACTCTATTAATGGAGAGCTTTACATTCATGGAGAATATCTACAAGATATAACATCTGCTGTTAAGAAGCCTAACGAGTTAACTAAACAGCTAAAGTTCTATGTGTTTGACTTCCCCGAAGTTGAAGGTGACTACGCTACTAGGTGTAAAGCTATGTATGACTTATCTGCTAAAGCTGACACTCCGAATATACCATTAGTTATGGTTGGAGCTGCTTACGATGAAGATGATATAGAAATGCAATTTAATCAAGCTATCGTAGCAGGTTATGAAGGTTTGATTGTTCGTAACTCTAAAGGGCTATACAAATACAATACTAGATCATTAGATGTGTTTAAGTTCAAGAAAGCTATGGATGAAGAGTTCAAAGTAGTAGGGTTTAAGCTGGATAAGAATAAACACGTTGTATATGAGCTGATAACAGGTCAAGGAGCTACGTTCTCTTGTAAGAGGAAAGGTAGTGCTGAAGATAGGTTGAAAGACGCTGAAGAGGCTCCTAACAACATTGGCAAGTATTTAAAGGTTGAGTTCGAACGTTACAGTAAGGATAATAAACCGTTAAAGCCAGTTGGTCTTATGTTTAGAGCTGTAGATAGTAAAGGTGAAGCTGTGGAATAACCTATACTTGCTCTATAAGCCGCGATAATAGTTATCGGTAGTCTTACTGCTATAACTAGTGATCGTAGCTAATACAGTACTTAAAACGTTGTATGTAACGTATAAATTATAAAGGAAATGGATGGAAGAAAGAGTTGTAGAGCAATGTGGTAGTACTACCAAACCTCATACAGTATGGGACGATTATGTCCCTCAAATAACTAAAGGTCATCATACAGATGTATACCTCCATGACAGTATAGAAGCTCCTGCTGAGTATACTAAGGTGTATGCAGCCTTATTAAATGCAGATAGACATGATACATTTACTATCCATATAAATAATGGTGGTGGCTTTGTTGATTCAGGCTTTATGTTAATCAATGCTGTTAAAGCTAGTAAAGCCCATGTAGAAGCTTACATTACTGGTACAGTAGCTTCCATATCTACAATTATAGCTTTATCTTGTGATAGAATTACTGTAGGTGATCATTTGTCTTGGTTATCCCATAACTATAGTGGAGGAGTTCAAGGTAAGGGTGGGGAGATTAAATCTCAGATGGAGTTTATGTCTAGAGAGTTAGCATCTTCATTCAAAGAAGTACATGAAGGTTTCTTCACTACCGAAGAGATAGAAGCAATCATTAATGATGAAGATATCTGGTTAAGTAGTAGTGAAGTTAGAGAGAGACTAATAGCTAAAGAAGACGATAACTTAGTGTTATTAGAAGAGATAGCTGCTAAACGTAAAAACAAATAAAGGAATACAAATGACAGAAAAAGAATTAATGGAAATGTTAAAAGGTAGTATCAGAGAAGCAACTTCAAAGTACTCTAGCCTAGAAGATATGGTAAATGACTTAGTGAAAGACTTGCAACCTAATACTTCTAATGAAGAACGTAATAAAGAAGAGAGCCAAGATTGTAGTGAGTGTGACTCAGAAGTAATTGACTTAGATACTTTATGTATTGAGACTAAGATGTCAATAGTTATTAACAAGTATCTTGATGCAGTTATTACTGGTGAAAGAGATATTTCTAATGCTAATGAATTAAATACTTTAGTTCATGCTGTATCAGAGGCTCTTAAACTTGACATCTAGTTTAATACAAGATATCTATGAGTTTAATTCTAAGGCAGGTTTCCTAGATAAGCCAATGGATTCCTTTAATGAACTCAGCTACACTTTAGAAGAGTGCTTCGAAGGGTTTGAAGAGTGTTACAATACATTAGACGCTAATGGTAATCCTTTTAAACCAGGTGACCCATATTACCCTACTTCTAGACAGTTAGGGCTAAGTCTTGCTAATGCATTGAAAGAAGGGGCATTAAAGTTTGATGTACCTCCTCTAACTGATGTACAAGAGGTTGATAAGTCTATAGATATAGTTGTTTACAATATAGGTAAACTAGCTAAGATGGGTTTAACAGTTGATCAAATTGATAGTATGTTTAAAGTAGTATCTGAAGCTAATATGGCTAAATTAGATGCTCCAGTAGATGAGTCAGGTAAACAAACTAAACCAAGTGGATGGGTAGGCCCTGAAGCTAAATTACAGGAGATATTAGATGCAAGACAATAACACACAAGGTAACCCATTAGTTATAAACGCAGAGAACATAAGAGCTATTACTATTACAAGTAGAGCTATGGCTCAAAGAGAAGCTTACCAAGCTGAAGTTGCCTTAAGAGGTATGTATATGAATTGGGTCTTTGATAGACTTAATATAAATAAATAATATAATTATTATAAGCTAGGCTTATAGTAGTATTACTAAGGAATAAGATGACAAGATCGTTAACTAAGAGTAAAGAAGGCTTTGACTGGACTAAGGAACAACTACACCTGTTTGATACAGCATTAGATCCTAATGTAAACTTTGTAAAAGTATCAGCAGTCAGTGGTAGCAGTAAAACTACCAGTATAACTGAGATAGCTGAACGCTTTGGGCCCAGCTCTAAACAGCTATACCTTACATTTAGTAAAGCTATGGCTGATGAGTCATCTACTAAGTTCCCTAGTAATACAGAGTGTAGCACTATACATTCACTAGCTTATAAATATACAGTAAGACAGTATGGGTTAGATGTAGGCTTCTTCAATGCTAGAGACCTTAGAGGTAGGCTTAACTATGGGGAAAGGAAAGTTATAATCAAACACTTAGAAGAATTCTTATTATCAGGTTATACTGATTCAGAGTCTTACTTCGCTACAACCAATGCTAAACAGTATGTTATAGATAGTGTAGATGAACACTTAGACTTAATGGCTACTGGTGTAATTAAATGTACTCATAGCTTCTACCTTAAGTTCTTTCATATTATGCTAGGACTAGGTGAGATTAAAGTACCTAGGTATGATTTACTTATGATAGATGAGGCAGGTGACTTAACTAATCTTACAATAGAAGTGTTTAAACTATTAAAGGCTGATACTAAGATTATAGTAGGTGACCCACATCAAGCTATCTTTACATTTATGTTCTGTACTAATGCCTTTGATTACTTTAAAGATGTAGGTACTACTGTTAACCTTACTCAATCATTTAGAGTATCAGAACCACTAGCTAAGAAAGTTGAGTCCTTTATGAGAACTAATGTTGATAAAGAGTTTGTATTTAGAGGATTCAAGTACTCTAAAGTTACTACCAACTCCACTATGTATATAGCTAGAACTAATGGTTCTTTAGTAGCTGAGATGCTTAGGAATATGGATAAAGGTAAAGCCTTTAAGACTACTCGTAAGATAGACACTATACTAGAGCTCCCATTAGTACTAGCTAACTTAGATAATGGTGAGCCTATTAAGGTACACCAGTATAAGTTACTAGAGAAGTACCGTAACTCATGGAATACTAATCCTTATATAAAGGCTAATCATGAGTCTCTATTAGAGTATATAAAGGCTGAACTAAAGTATGATGAAGAGATTGTTAGGGGTGTTAATGTAGTGCTTAAGAACAATGCTGCTAGATTACTTAAGCTTAAGGCTTTTGTAGATAAGAATCTGAACACTCCTACTACTCTAGTGTGTACTAGCTGCCATTCCTCTAAAGGTTTGGAGGCTGATACAGTAGTATTAGCACCTGATGTAGACACTACAGTAGACAGAGCCCTTAGATGGCAAATATCAGGTACACCTAAACAGAAGGCTGAAGCTGAGACTGAGTTAAAGCTATATTATGTAGCTATTACTAGAGCTCGTCATACTTTAAAAGGTACTGACTTACTCAAAGAAAAGACTGGGTTAGCTGGGTGGAGACTATAATGAGAGAACTAATTAGTGTCTTACTAGCATTGCCAGTAGCTATATTCTTAATAGTAAGTATTATAGCTATTATGTACTTCTTAACGCCATTAATAGCATTAGTTGCTATAGGTGCTTATGTATGGCTACATAATACTGATGAGATTGATAATCCTGATAAGTTTGATAAGAGAGTTGGCTAGAATGAAGACTAAGTCAATTTTTGGATTTAAATCTTACGTGTACTTAATAGGTTACGATACTACTGTAAAAATTGGTAAGTCTAATGACGTTAATGCTAGGCTTTCAAATTTACAAACAGCAAATCCTGTTGAACTGCATATAATTGGTGTTATGGGTTGTAAGTCAGAGACAGACGCGTTGGAGTTGGAATCATTTCTACACGAGAAGTACAGCAAAGACAACTTACGCGGCGAATGGTTTTATTTACCTGAGTCTGAGCAAGAGCATATTCTGGCTACTTATGGACATCCCGTAACGTCAATCCCGTCTGAGGATATCCTATCAGGGTTGAAGGAACTATCTTCTGGAGCTTTTAAACTTCTTATCTATTACTATGGTAGGGATTACAGGTTTGACTGGAGTTCAACCGAATGTGTACCTGAACTTAAGTTATCTAGTAGGCAGTTAAAACTTTATAGGAACGAACTCATGTACAGTGGATACTTGCTAGTAATCAGCGGCGATTTGCTTGATATGTTATATCTTGGAAAGGCTACTGTATGTGAGTTTAAGGAAACCTTTCCTAGTGTAAGTGAGCAGATTGTTATGCAATAGCTAACTAGTATACTGTAAAAATTGTACACGCGCAAACCACCTGCACACCGATGTTTCAAGCAGTTTCAACAGGTGTATTTTTGCGTCTTCTTTATAGGTAACTGAGCGAAGCGAAGGTAGAGTCGGAGACGATACGGTGCAAGGTATATTTAAGCCTATGTACAATATAATAAACCTAAAGGATTTAGTATGAAGTACATAAAAGATAGTAAAGGTATAAATGTAGCTACAGCTAAGAAGTGGCTTAACCGTAATAATTACAGTAAACTAGCTGTTAAGGTATTAGGCAAGTTAGTTAAAGTAGACTCTTCAGATTTATCAGATGATACTCTAGCTAGTAGTCTAAAAATAAGTACTAGGAGTTATCAAGAAGCTAAAAGGGAACTTGTATATGCTGGTTTCTTGGAGGTACATAGGTTAAATGCTACTACATTAATCTATCTTATAGGTGATGCTGCTATTGAGCGTAGTAGATTAAAAACTACTAGTAGAGATAATGCTAGGTATACTCGCAAGGCACTTGAAAGTCTTGGCGTACTACCTGAGCTAGAAGAGGACTTACTAACAGAAGTCTATACTGAAGAGGATATGGAAGCCCTATACTCTAAAGTACCTCGACCAGAGCCAATTACTCCTATAGAGTTATTTTAAGTAACTAGCTCTAATCCTTTCATTGCTGAAGCTTCTTTCGCAATAGTGTAAGGGCTATAGAATAAGTTTCCATAGTCTTTAGTTAAAAGGTTCTGGTCAGTTACATCACTTACATCTCCTAGTAGCTCTTGACCTAGTATAGCTGCTAAGAAGTTTACTGGATGTTTCCTAGCTCCTTGTCTAATTACATTCTGTATTCTTATGAAGTACTTAGAGAACTTAATAAAACCCATGTCCTCTGCATATTGATGTAGAGGACTAAGTTGTGACGGGTATACAATCATTGCATCATTTGCTAAATTTATTACATACTCCTCCCACTGTTTTGCAGTGTAGTCTTTTAGTGAAGGAGGAGGACCTTGTCTTAATAATGCTTGTATTAGAGCATACCTAGCAACAAAGTCACTAAACTGAATCATCGTAGACATTAGTTTGTATAACTTAGTTTTACTACTAAGGAATGTATACTCTACTCCTGTTCTTACATATGGATGCAGGTAATTTAGAAACTTATCTGCTGTTTTACTAATCTTACCTTGGCTTCTAGCTTCAGAGAATGCTGAGTCTTCTATTATACCGCTATACATACCCCTGTCCATCATGTTAGCTACAGGACTATTAGTTAGTATACTTTCTAACACTTTAATCTGTATATCAGTATTAGTAGTAGGTAAGTTATCTAATACCTTAGCTGCTTTACGTGCTTTAAGTTTCTCTAACTTCTTTGAAGTGTCTAGGTATTCCTTTAGGTACTTAACACCATCCATTTGCAATCTAAACACTTCCATAGGAGATATGCCAAACTTAACACTAAGGTTAAAGTTACTCTTAACATTCTCTTTAAATACAGCAGGTGTTTTAATAATAATATTGCCAGCAGCTATGCTAACAAATTCTTGCCATAGAGACCCTATATGTCTAACTAAATGCTTAGTATATGTACTAGTGCTTTTAGGCAATACATCAGCTACACTTAGTTTCCTACTGCCTGTATAGTTTAGTAATGCATCACGTCTAAGTGGAAGTTTACCGTTGTAGCCTTCTTCTTTAATGAGTTTAGCAAAATCTTTAGGCAGTATGTTCCATATATCTCTTATGATTTTATTATTAGAATTCTCTTCTAGCATAATGTAATTCTTACCGGCATCACTCTTGATAACTCTAGCTTCAGGATTAACTCCATTCTCAATAGCATCTTTCTTAGCTAAGTTAAATACTTCCCTGTTAAACTCTTTAGAATTCTTAAGGTCATATACATCTGTAAACATACCAGCTAAAACTACTGGAGCCTTTACTTCTTGATCCATTAAAGTCTTTTTCTGTGCTTTAGGCATTATATAGCTATAAGACTCTACTTCTCCCTTCTCATTGTGTACTGCTAACAAATCGTATTCGTCTTTTGATGGGTCATATGTACCTTTCTCCATCATCTTAAGTTGTCTATACATACTATTTGTTATTTGTACCATATCATTCCTAGCTCTTGCTAGTAGCTCAGATGAGCCGTATTCATTGTCTTGTATTTTCTTAGTCTCAACTAGGGAAGTACCTAGAACATGCTCATCTTTTAGTCTTATCAAAGCTTTATCGTAAGTCTTAGTTATGTTATCTCTATTAATTACTAACACTAGTTTAGATAATGACTTATCTTTTTTATGCACTTTCACATCTTCTACTTTCTCATAACCTTTAGCTTCAAACTCTTTCAAGTCCTCTACTCTAATTATCTTAGTCGATATGTCTCCGTCATAAATCTCTTTTATCTGCCCTTTTACTATTTTCTCTTGCTTGCCCTCAAACGCTTCTCTAAGTGCTACATCTTTATACATTGAATGGAATGCCATAAAGTTATCCACCCCTTTACTATCTTTAGCTATTAAATCTGCTAATGCGTCTTTATCTCCTTGTTCAGCTACCTGCAACGCTTCAAGAGTGGCTAACTTGTCTATAGCAGTTATAAGCTCTTCATCTGGGTCAAATATTTGATCCATATTAAGTTTACTTGCGATACTTTTAGCATTATAAAGGTAAACTGCCTTTGGCACATGCGTAACCATAAAGTTCCCTAGACCTTTAGCTTGAGCTGTGTAGTAGTTATAGTTACTACTATCTAGTTCTTTTATGTCATTCTTAGTATCTTCTATCTCCTTAGATAGCTCAGTAGTATTAGTGAGTAGTTTAGCAATCTTACTGCTGCCAAGCTTACTGTATATGCTACTAAGGTCTAAATCTAACCCTATAGTAGTCATTGCTTCTTGATGTTGTACTGCTGGTTTCTCCGTAAACCCTTCTAACACTAAGCTATGATACATATGTCTCATATTTTCTTTCTTACGGTCTATATTGCCTGCCCTTAGTAGCATGTTCTCTATTGTTCTAGTGAGTGAGTCTTTCTCCCTCATTTGGTGTATTACAGTCTGGACTACTCCTTCTTCCTTTAAACCAATAGCACTAAGTGTAGTCTCAAAACCTACTCTAGTCTCTGGGTCCAGAGCTAGCCTAGCAGCATTACTTGCTAACGACTTCACCTTACTATAAGTAGAACCTGTAGGATTGAATGTAGGATGTTTCTTTCTCATCTTCTCTACTGCTTTAGCATCCCATTTATTAATTATCTGTGACCACTTATCATTAGTATTAACGAAGAAGTCTTCCATCTTACCAGATAGCCCTTCTTTTCTCCTAACTACTGCTTTGTTATTATTAGCTACCATAGTTAATACTAACTGCTGTATAGCTGTTTCCTCTTTATGGCTTAGTACTTGTTGACCTGCAATTCTCTTTACACCTTCAAACATAGTAAGTGCATATTCAACTATCTTATCCCATAGTGTCTTATCTTCTAGCTCTTCCTCTTTAATAATGTCTTTACTAATATTATTAATAGCATTAATCATAGGCTCATTAGTTAGTGAGTAAGTTATAAACTCTTCTAATCCAGTATCTTTACTAGACATGTAGTTTATAGCAGCTTCACCGTAGTTAAGTTCTAACTCTGTAGGTTCTCCTATTCTATTAGGTATTAAGTCCCCAGGCTTTAATCTAGGCAGTATCTTAAGTCTAAGCTTCTCTAACTCTTGCACAGCTCTTCTAACCTTAGCATCTGTACTATGTCTAGCATATACTGTACTAGCATGTATAAGTTCATGTACATATATCTCTACCATACTCTTAGCTAGTTTATTCTTCTTACCCATCTGTAACTTAATACCTTTATTAAGTACAAACTCTCCCCCATTCTTCTCAGCTTTATCTAGCATATAAACATTTAACATACCCGGTATAGCTTTACCTACAGTACCTATATACATATCAACTACTTTCTCTAAGACTTTATAATGGAAGTCACTAATAGTATTCTCGTCAGCTTCTCTAAGGTCTTTCATCATCTTTTTAACACTAGCAGGATCATTCATCAATGTATCTACTATTTCTTCACTAGAAGCATCACCTAGTTCTGTATCTATGTCTGAAGCATAACTACCTATATTCTTTATAGAGTCTTCCCAGGCTTTATCTCTAGCTTCTTTAAATGGTTTAAGTAACTTAGTAATAGCAGGTACTTTAATAGAGCCTTGCTCATTAGTTCCTTCTAAGTTAAGTACGTGTTTACTACCGTCTTTAGTAGTTAATTCTATAGACATATTAGGACTCATTTTAAGAGCCTTCACAGTACTTTTACCTCCAGCCTTACCATTAGTCATTATATTGACTTCTGTACCTTCTAGTGTGCTTATCTTGCTCTGTATAGCCTCTACTTGTTTAGTGTCATATCCATTAATATTCTTCATATCAATATCTATTGAAGACAAGCCTACAGACGAGACATTGTCTTTATAAGCCGATACAGCTTTTGCCATAATTAATTGCGTTGCGCCAACCTCTTTACTACCTTCCTGAATCTTACTTTCTAGTGTACCACATTTCATCTAAACTATCCTTAACAGCTTTCAGCTATTTCTTTAGCCTTATCTTTTATAGACATTTTAGCATAACTGTTATCAAGCCACTTCTTTAACATTTCTACATCATTTGCTGAGCCGAATATGTGGACTTGGCTAGGGTCTTCTACGTAAGCTTCTTTAGACCTGTCAGTATAATTGTCTAAGTAAGCTCTAGTCTTCTCCTCTTTTACCTCAGCAGTGTCAAAGTCACTGTAACCTGTATTAAGGTCAGGTATATACCCGAACTTGTAATCGTCAAGCTTTCCATTTAACTTTACAAAATATGTGTATGTAGAGTCTCCCCATGCTGCCTGCCCTAACTCTCCAAAGTAAAAACCTTCCCCTCTAAAGTTAAATCCTGTCTGTGAGCCTATTTTATCACGTTTAAACCCTTCTCTGTATATTGACTTTCTACTTTCCTGTACCATACTTTCAACGAAGTAGTTGTAGTCTTCTGTAATACTTGATTTCTTAGCTTTAATTCTATCTAATAATTTTGAGTCTAGCATCACTAAAGAATCTAATGTATCAGGGTAAGTGTTTTGGTTATTGATAATTTCATCAAAAACATCGACAAGTGTTGTGTCATTGTCAATCTTGTCTGCCATAAGCAGTTTTTGAATAGTTGGTACCATAGTATCTAGTAGTATGTCGTACGTGGCATCAAAATCATCACTGGTCATTGAAGTTACAACTATAAGGTCTCTTACTAGTTTATCACTAAGCTTGCTGTTTACATAGTTTTTGTCCATAATTAACTTGTTATACCTACCTTTCGATGATGTTTTCTTCACTAGTATAGCTATACTCTCGTCATTGTAAGTTTCCATACTCCCACTATTTAGCCTTACTTCTGAAGCATTCATCTGTAAAGGTTTACCAGTACGTATACTAAAAGCAGGTATAGATTCACTATAAGTCGGCAATTCTGCATCTTTATTCCCTGTTAGTTTTTCTAATATATCTGCCTTCTCAAGACCTTCTAACCAGTCCTCCGTATCCTCGTCTATCTCTAAAGTACCATCCACTATACTCTGTATATACTCTCTCTTACTTAAGCTGTAGTCAGCAGCTATTTCATCTCCAAAATCTTCAGCAAGTGAAGTGAAAGGTGTAACGTTCCCTTGAAGAGTTTCTACAATGCTGGCAAACTCTTTAGTGCCTTCTAAGCCTAATTTACTCTCTTGCAGCTTAGTATCGTGCTTGTACAGGTCCTGTAGCTCTGAGTCTGGGAATACAGTAGAGGCGTACTCAGCAAATTCCTTACTAGTTACTTCTATACCTGCCTTCTTATATCTCAGCTGCACATTAGCTAACAGATCCCTGTACTGTTTATATGTTCTTTTCCTAGAAGATATAGCATGCAAATTCTGGTTAAGTAGAAACGCATCAGTCAGTACTTTACTTAGTTCTTCTTTTTTACTAGTACTTAGTTTTTCAAATAAATTACTAGTCCATTCACTGAACTTAGACCACCAACCATACACCTTACCTTCTTGCTTAACTACTTGCTCTCCTATAGCTTCAACTAACTTCTCTTCTGAACCCCATTGTTTAACAGCTTCTTGCACAATAGGTGCATCTCTGAATAGCTTTATGTATATGTTAGCATACTCGATAGGTAGTGTATCTAACTTAGCCTTACCATTACTGTATTGTATAATTCCGTCTATAATTCTGCTCAGTACTTCTACACCTTCGCTACTAACTACCTTATTCAAGGCTTCTACTTTTATTTCAGGATAAAGCTTAGCTAGCTTGTCTTTTATGTCATCAAAATTTAGACTTCTCTCTTTAGCTCTTACTATTAGAGCTTTCTTAGTAGAACCATCAGTAGTAACTCCTTCAGTTATCAATGCTCTCACTAGAGTGAGCCCGTCACTTAAAGCACTTTCTATATCTTCCTCAGTTAAATGGTTAACTAATCTACCCCATAACTTAACTACTACATCTAATGAACCTACTTTTCTAGGTATCTTATGGTTTTCTCTAAGTACCTTAGTAAGTAAGTCTTGTAACTCATCGTTAGCTACTAATTCACTTACAAACTCTGCTACTCTTGATTTAATTAAAGTCTCATCAGTATCATTGTTTAGCTCTTCTAATGTCTGATTAGCTGATAACCCATAAATTAAACTAGGTTTATTTCCTAGTTCAGTATATGATTTAGTATGAGCTTCTATTCTTAACTTCTCTAACTTCATAACTGTATCTGATAAGCCTGATTTCTGTAAAGCTCTTTCAGTAAGTGAATGAACTATCTCATGTACAAGAGTATTTACTAAGTTACCTTCTCTACTTAACTCTATTAATCCATCTCCATGGTGGTATAATCCATCTACATTCTTACCATCATATAATAGAACATCTTGTACTGTTACTGCTAACTTATCTATTGGAACTATACTAGATAAGAACTTTAACTTCTGTTTAGCTCTAGTAGCTTCACTTCTATTGTTAGCTATTGAGTCTATGTAAGCATCTAATTCTCTCATAGAGTTTAGCTCTACTCTAGTAGTAGGTCCTTTACTATCTCCAGTGTTAGTAGCTGATTTAGCTTTGACTTTACTTTTAGTAGTACTTCTCTCTCCTTTATAAAATCTCTTAGATACTTCTTCTATGTCTTTAGTTACTTCAGATGCATCCTTATTAAAGAACTCTTTTATAGCTTTCCATAACCTAGTAAGTAGACTCTTATCTATAGGTTTACTCAGCTTCTCACCATTCATTTGTTTTATGTAATTCTCACCCATTTGAGTTACAATAAACTCTTTAGCATCGTATCTGCTTAAGTTATGTGTCTTCATAGTCTTAGCTATTAAGGCTTTAACAAACTTAGTTCTTTCTAATAAGTCTATATAAATATGTGCATACTCATGAGGTAGTGTATCTAGTTTAGCTTTATTAGTATTGTATTGCACAATCCTATCTAATGCTTTACCTAGTACTTCTATACCTTCACTGTCTACTATCTTATCTAATGCTTCTACTTTAATTTCAGGGTACATCTTAGCTAACTTAGATCTTATACTCTCAAATTCTTTACTGTTACTTTTTATAGAAGGTAAGTCTGATGAGTGTTGGAACGGTATTTCGTGCACATCATTAGTGCTTTTAATTGTACTATACCCTCTACTTATCAGGTTTTTAAATTCTTCAAGTGTAGGTGTAAAACTTGATATATGTTCTCCATCTGAATTAGCTAGGGTAATAACTGTACTTGACGGCAACCTTCTGTCTGCCTCAGTTTGAGTGAAGTACTCAAAACCTTCCTCTTCAACTATACCTTGTACTGACTTACCTTTGATTGACTCTAGTGTAAGTTCTCTGTTACTAGTAGTTTTAATACTTTTAGGTTTTTGAGTTGATGTTCCAAACTCAGTACTTACTATTTTATTGTAACCGTCCTTAATGCTTTCAGATATCTCTGAAATATTACTAGCTAGTCTAACATCTTCTATATCCTTAGTACCGCTCTTCACAAGTACTGCTGCTACACCAGAGTCAGGCTGCAAGTTCTGCCCAATTTCATGTACTGTATAGTCTAGGTTGGCATCCTCTACAACTTCTTTAAAAGTTTTATCTTTTACATCATTTAATGTTATTTCTGAGTAGTCTTCTTCGTAATGAACAGCTAGTCTATTTACTTTCTGTAAGTCGAAACCATATAATTTACTTATATAAATAGTTAAGTTATTAGTATCATCTTTAGGCAGGCTGTGTCCTCCATGGCCCTTTAGATTACTTTTCATGTAGTCCTTTATCTGTTCTCCTAAGTCAGTACCTTTATACTTAGCCATTTCCTCGAGACTTACATCAATAGGGCTATCAATTTCTAACCCGCCATATATAATAAGATGTATTATAGCTTTTTTTAGAGTATAGGTATCCATACCAAATGTATCTTCTTTATCGTATATTTCATATAATTCATTATCATCCAAAGGAAGTGACTTTATGAACTTACTTATATCTTTAGTATTAGTGTCTACTTGTTTAGCAGTACCTCCAGAGTCTTTCCATCTACTATAAGACTTATTAAGAACTTCTTCTATGCCCTTCCATATATTAAAGTTGTCCTCCAATGTTTTAGTTCTATCTACTAGTATCTCTTCAATGTCGTTAATTGTATACTTGCTACTAGTAGCTAAAACTGCGGAAGCTTCAATATTATCAGGAATATTGAAACCTATATCAGCAATACCACCTGCTCTGTAGTTTACATATTTCTTAAAATCCTTTACAGGCACTACTTTTTCTATATCTGACTTATATTTTTTCATGAAATTTCCGTCGCCTATAGACAGGCTATTACTTATATCTATATAGAAATCAACAGGTCTATCAGCTATAGCTGTAAGTAATTCCTTTGTAGGCACTAGTAAAGGAGACTTTATTTTGTTTAGGATATCATAATATCTTGAGACTAACCTAGGCTCATTGTCTGAACTACTTTCAATACTTGATATACGTGAATCAATATACCCTTTACCATCTAGTGTAGTATACATGTCTGTAAACTTTACAATGTCCTTAGCAGTGTCCTTATTACCAGTGCTACTTTGTTTCTTACTCCATATACCTACGCTATAATTCTTGACTATGTACCCACCACTCTTAGCCTTATGACTAATTTGTACCTTAGTCTTAGAATCTGCTCTAATGTACCCATTATCTTGTAGTAACTTAGCTAGTTGAGCCTCACCTTTATTGTATGAACTATCTTCTATATACTCTTTACTATCTAGTATAACTTTAGCTCCAGATTCAAGTGCTTTTACTACCTCGTTATATGTACTGTCTAAATCTTTCTTAGTAGGTGTTCCATTTATACTTGCAAATACTACATCACCTTTAGAGTAATTACCTTTATTTATAGGTATACCTTGCTCTCTTAATTGGTCCTCATATAGCTTAGTACTAGAACCATCTTTACCATAACCTATATAAGAGTTAGACTCTTCTGCCTTTAGTTTAGCTTTTAACATATCTGGCCCATTCTTGGGTTTTACAGTAGCCTTACCCTTATTAAAGTGTGAAGTATACTTTTCAGACTGGCTACCTTCTTTAGACTTACTACCAGACTTCTCACCAACAACATTGCTTATAAGTATCAACACTTTAGCTGGGTTTATACTTTCATTAGCTCCTGTACTATTGTAAACTAGTGACTCAGCATTCAGTACTTTATCAATGCTATTGATTATAGTATCTCTCTTAGTATTTAGTGCTTCTCTAGTCTTAGCATTAACACCTGCAGGTACATTATCTGAATTCTCTAGCCAGTTATAAAATGCTAATGTTAAGTCTTTGTTTGTAGCTTTAGGTAATACAAAGTCACTAGCTTTAGGATCTTTAGAAGGCTTAGATAGGAAAGGATTACCAAAGTCAGGGTCAAACTTACTTCTCATTATCCATAACGAACCTTTAGTCTTCTCTTTTACAATCTTAGAGTCATCTACTTCTTCTATAGCTTTTACTATATCAGCTTCAGCTTCTCTCTTTGATGCTTCAGTAGCTCTAACAGCTTTCTCTTTGTAATCCTTCTCAACTGCATTAGCTATTAGCTTCTTTAAATTCATTGGTACATTGCTTTCTTCTAAGATATCCCATACTTTCTTTCTAGCATCATTAGCTTTACAACCCATTAGTTACATTCCTTATCAAACTCATTTAGTGCTTTAATTATAGCTAAATGTGTATCACTATACTTATCACCTAACACTTTGCCTATTAATACTCTATGACTTTTAACATCTTTATTTCTTATACCTCTACCAATAACATTAAGTAATGCTCTACTTAACTCAGTATCATCACCTTTAATAAACTTAACTATCTTCTTAGCTGTACTAAGAAATCTACTAGCAAAGTTAGCTGGTGTGTCTTCTTCAGTTATCTTACCTACTTCTTTTCTAAACTTAACTACAGTAGCAAACTGTGAAGCTATATAAGCTATACCTGCTCCATCTGCTTCAGCTATGTTGTATGCTTTAAGTTGAGTCTTACTCATAACACCTTTAATAGCTTCTAAGTTATCTTCTATAGTAGTCTTCTCTTTACCAGATATAACTACTTTAGTTATCTCCTTAAATAGTAATTCACTTACATTTCTAACATTAGCTTCTATACCTCTATCTGCAAATGTCTTAACTAATGCTTCTTTAATATCACTAGCTTTAGCTTCAGGCTCTGCTTTAGCTTTCCTAGTCTTAGAGCCTATAACTTCATAAGCTGAGTCTTTAGTAGCAATCATATGATCTATTCTCATATCTTTACTAAATAACTCTTCTCTCTCAGCTCTTACTTCATCTGCTAATTTATTAAACTCAGCCTGTATCTCGCCTATTGTAAGTGCATTACCTTTACTATCTTTAAGTACTCTACCGCCAGTCTCTTCAGCATTGTTAATATCTACATCTAGTATATCAGCTTCTGAACTAGCTTCTATAGCTCTTTCTAGTGACTTGAGTGTTTCTTCAACAACTGAATAATTCTTAGATACTTCATATACATTCTTATTGTATCTTTTAACAGTATCCATAGCACCTAGAATTCCTAGTACAATAGCATCATGAACTCCTAGCTCTCCTAGCTTCAGTGTTAGAGCCATTATAGTCCCATCGATATAGTGAATAGGTAGAACTACACCAGAACTAATAGCTTCTTCAAATCTTGTAAGTAATGCTTTAGTAGTAATACTAGTAGTCCCACTCTTCTGCTCTATATTAGTATTCAAAGCTGTAGATACAGAAGCATTAGCAGCTGTAGCCTTACCTTTACTCATAATAGAGATATAGTCATCAAAGCCTTCTGTGTTACTTAAAGGAGCTCTTAGAGCAGGATACTTGTTCATAAGGCTTTTAAGTACATCAGCCTCGTCACCTTTAGTAGGCTTGTTAATGTAACTTAATTGTCTATCATAGTCCATGATAAATAATCTAGTCATAGCTCTAAAAGCATTTCTAGTTTTCTCATTAGCTCTAATCATATCTCCAAAGTTTAACTCAAATACATCAGCTACTTGTGTACCATACTGGTCTACCATTAGACTTTCTAAATGTTCTTGTAGTTTAACTTTTTTACCATTAATATTTAATGTTATGTACGTGAAACTAGTATTTTTAAACTCTTTAATTAGTTTATTGTGTGCTTCTTCTGTGTTAGGTATGTTCTGTACTTCTAATAGCTTATCTCTGAACTCTTTACCTTCAACTCTATCAATAGCTATATTTGGTATATCTTGAGTAAGCTCAACACTAACATATTTTTTAATAGTAGCTAATGCTGACCCGTAATTGAACATCATAGTAGGGTATTTTAACAATAACCTTCCAAATGACTGTACTACACCGTCTTTAGTTACTTCTGGGCTTAGTCTATTAGTAATGTCATATAGTCCGTATGAGTCCTCTACTTTAGGCTTTCCTTTAACCATTTCTACTGATTCAAACTTATCCCTATTCTCCAGTGTTCTTGCAGATGTTACATATGTATCTGTTATTACTTTATTCTCAATTTTAGAACCCATAGATTCCTTATTACCAAAGCTAAAAGCATCTTTTATAAATATAGCACCCTTAGCTAACCAGTCTGTTAGTGAAATCTCTGTATCTTTAATTATAGGCATTTGCATAAGCTTAAGTATAAAACCACTAGTAACAGCATCAAACTCTACAGCTATACCAGTTTCAAACTGTTCTACACCATTTACTTTAGTTCTATTATTATAAGCTTCTACAGCTAGTAAACCTTGTATAGCATGTCCTAAATGCTCTGCTTCTAACTTTATAGCTTTACCGTTAGACTCTTTAAGTCCAGTATCTATTTTAGCTTTTTCACTAATAAGAGTCTCTAGCTCATCCGCATCCATAGCTAATATATGGTCAGCTACTTTCATATTAGTCTCTTCAGATAACTTATCTATAGACACGCCAAATGATTGATTTACTGCTAACTTAAATACTGTAACATCTTTCTTACTATTCATCATAATAAGATTGTTATGTTGTTTTAAAGGGCTTACTAGCCATCTATGTAAGTTCTTATTAGTCTGAGGATTAATACCTATACTGTCTAATATAAATCTACCATTCTTAGTAAAGAACCATTCAAACCACATCTTATTGTTTTCTTTCTTAGTATCTACAGTATTATGAAGTTCCATTAAATCATCATATTCAGCCACCAGTGCAGCATTCTTAGCTACTTGTCCTTCTCTATCATCCTTAGCCATTCCAGGTATATACTTCTTACCTTCAGAAGCCTCTTGACCATTCATCTCTAAAGCAGTCTTAAAACCCATTACTTTTAATGCTTGTTCTCTAGTGAACTTCTTTAATCTATTTACAGCTTCCATATGTACACCGTACTCAGTTGGCTCTAGTACATTAGATATAACATCTTTAGATTCTTCAGGCTCAACAGTAGCTTCGTTCTTTCTCATCTTAGATTTAGTAGTTACTTTAGGTTTCTTGAATAACACACCTTTAACAGTTCTCTCTATCTTAAGTACCTTTTCTAAGTCTTCAAACACAGCTTTAGAGTTAGCTACCATCTTGGCTTTCTCTCTAGCATTGTCAAGATGACTAAGTGTAACCATAGGTATAATAGATCCTTCAGCTACATCTGAGCTACTGCCTACTATTTGATTATATTCTTCTACTTTAATAGAATTCTCTTTAGTCATAGGCTTTATATAACCTCTTTCTTGAGCATATAGTAAAGCCATATTACCTAAGTCTGTAGTAAATCTCTGAGATTCAACAGTAGAAGCATCATCTCTAACTCTAATACCTAGAGATGTCTCAATAGACTTACCTAGTTTGAAAGCTACTAACTTTCTAAAGCTTCCTTCTTTTAGTAATGTTCTCATAGCTGGAGTTACTTCATGTTCTTGTATAGTTAATGCTCTTGATATAGAGTTACTATCATTAATACCAATCTCACTACTACCTAAACCTATTAACTCAAACACAGATGCTCCAATAGCTAATGCAACATTAGGCTGTATATCTCCATTGCTATCAAATAATAGAGATCTACCTGGAGAGTTGCTCCAATGTTCATATTCTCTATTAGTAGCTTTAGACTTCTTAACATTGCCTTGCTTATCTGTAAATTCAACTTCTTCCATAGAGTTAGCTGGTGCTAATACTGTCTTTAATGTATCCATTACGTCATAAGCTATAGCAGCTGACGTATCACTAATAGCATCTACTTTCATATTAGATGCTGATATTCTACTAGTACTATTCTTTACAGGTTCATAGATATTAGCTGGTAATGAAGCTACTAAGTCTTGTTTAACCTTAGCTAGTGATTGTCTTAATGTCTTACCTATACCTTCCCCAGCCTTAGCAGTCCTACCTTTATTAATACTATCACTTAATATTTCTTTAATAGCTTTAGTACCTCTAATAGAATCTTCTGACTCAGCTTGTTGCTCTTTAAAAGTAGCTTTAGCTTTACTAGCCTGCTTAGTAGTTTTTATTTTAGGCTTCGTCTTATCATACATAGCATTGATCTTAGTAGTTAAGGCTTTAGCTCCTTTCAATGGACCTGCTTTACCTAATTTAAGGGATTTAATCTCGTTAGCTATTTTAGCTTGAGCTTTAGCTAAGTTAACTATATTCTTTGTTAGAGTAGCTTCGTGTGCTTTACGCTCTTTAGCATCAGTAATCTTAGCATTAACATCTTCTATTATTTTAGATAACTTATTTCTAGTATTCTTTAAGGCTGCTGTTCTATCGAAGTCTTTACTTAAACCACCCTCAGAATTAGCTATGACATCGTTAATAGATTCTATTCTACCTTGTAACTCATCTATGTCAGCTATTACTGCTTCAGTAACTTTACCAGTAGTATCATTTTGTATAGATTTGATTAAGAATGCTTCAGCTTTAGACTTACCTTCAGTAGATACATCTTTAAACATATCTCTAATAGTAGTAGCTTCCTCTTCGTATACAGTAGTATCAGTATAATCTATCTCTTCATCTATGCTGTGCCCACCATAATCAACTATCACCTCATCATCTGTTACATAGTCTGGTACTGTTGGTATCTCTGGCTCATCACTAGTAAGCTGGGCTATACTTTGCTCTGAAGGAGTTTTAGTAGGAGTTGCTGGTACTTTATCCTCTACTTTGCCTTTAGGGCTTGTAGGTGCCTTATCTTTATTGTCAGAGGCACTCTCTTTTTCTAACATGTTTATTGTATGCTTAACAAGTTTTACAGGTAATAATCCATTATCAATTAGTCTTACTAGTGTACCATCAAACTCCCCATCTTCACCGTGCAGACTCTTCAAGTCAGCTTCTGTTATTGTCCCATCAGCAACATCTTCTTCAGAGTAATCTACTGCTGCTGGAGTCTCATTTTCTAAAGCTTTAGCTAACTCTTTTTCACTTACTGTAGAAGTTTCAAGTAACTTATTAATTAAGTTAGGTTTATCTGGTGTTTGTATGGCACCGATATCTTCTTCTAGCTCTTTAATAGTATCTCTTACTACTCTAATAGGTAGCTTATTTCTTTCAACTAAACTTATTAATGTGTTAGGTACGTCATCTTTCTCTTCTTGTAGACTAGTAAGTTCTTCTTCAGTGATAGTTCCATTATCTACATCTTCTTGAGTGTACTCACTATACTCAGGATCAACTTGTTTTAACTTATCTACTATAGTATTGTTAGGGACTTTAGATTCTTTAATAGCTTTAGCAGCTACTGATTCTCCTTTAACTTTACCAGTAACAGTAGTATCTTTAGTATCTACACTATCTTCAGTAATAACTTCATCAGAGACTGTAGGAGCTCCTGTAGGCTTAGAATCCTCTTGTATAGGTAATGTACCCTTTGAAACTACTTCGTCGCTTGTAGGTACCTTATTTGTATCTGTAGGAGCTTCATTCAAAGCTGCTATTCTATCATTGATATTGCCTGTTAATTTGTCCATACTATTGATAGAATTCTCTATTTCACCCATAGTTTTATACAGACCAATATTACTACCTTTTGCATAATGAGAAGCTATATGTCCAATATCCATATCAAATGGATCGCTGTACTTACTATACTTAACAGGTATCTTAGTATAAGGTAGTTTACCGTGGTAATACTTTTTAATGTGAGCTAATGCTATCTCTTTATAGTTATTGCTAGTTAAAGGTATACTTACCTCATCAGCCATTTTCTGGATACCTTCAGCCTCAGCTTCCTGTAACTTACTTAACTTAGCTGTTTGTGACTTTTTAAAGCTATCTAACCGCTTTAAGTTATCAGTAACAGTTTTAAATGCTTTATCTTGCCCTTCCTCATCATTATTCTTATTAGCAGTAATTAAGTCGTATATACCTTTCTTAGCATCTTTGAAGTAAGTGCCATAACCTTTACTTCCTTTAGTAACTTCATCTTCTACTTGCTTAATAGACTTAAGTATTTTTACTTCTTCTTTAATAGACTCTACTTTAGCTTTAACTTCCTTAGCTTCCTTAGTACCTAGCTTATCACTAGCTTCTATTATCTTATCAGCTAGTTTAGTATCTCCTGCTTCTTCAGCATTAAATATAGTATCTTCCATTACAGGGTCTGAGCCGAAAGATTTGTTGATAGTATTTATAGTATCACTACTCTTATCTGAATCTAGTTCTTTTATAATATCAGACTTAGTTTGTTCTACTACACCTTTAAGTAAACTTTCGAAGTGAACTTTATCTGGACTATCCTCCATACCTCTAACTTCGTCTAAATGGTTCTGAGTTAATTGTAGTATCTCCATTTTAGGAGCTGAGCCTTTAAGTTTCTCTGCATACGCAGCACCGAACGCTTCTGTCGATTCTTTAGCAGTTCTCTTAACCTTAGGAGGTTCTTGCCTAGCTACTTCAGGTTCAGGTACTTCTTGTACTTCTGTATCCCCAGTAGTAGGTGTAGTAGGTTTCTTACCATCAGCTATAGTTGAGTATCCTTGTCCAGCAGCTGAAATAGTAGAACCAGCAGCCATACCACCAGTAAATGATTGTAGAGATGCTTCACCTACTTTATTATAGTTAGTTAAGTCTTTCTCTTTTTTAGTTCCATACTTAGTACCTATTTGTTGAGTATAGTCTTGGACAACTTCCTCTAACCCTTCATAAGTTCCTTTACCACCTGTAACAGCTAGTACCTTAACTGCTGACTTAAGTGCACTTTTAACAGCTCCTTCAGTACCGTCTTTAATAACAGTTGATAGTAATGTATTAACTACATTAGTATCTCCTATAGCTTCTCCAGCTCCTAATCTATTAAGCCCTGCCACAGCAATAGCTGCTATACCAGTACCAAGTCTTTCAGCATTAGTAGCTGGTCTACCTGTTATTTTTTCTCTATCTTCTAACATTTCATTATCATATTTAGCAGCTAGTAACGAGAATGCAGTTAACCCAGCTTTACTAGGTAAAGTTCCAACACCTCCAGCCATCTCTGCAAAACTTTCTAATGCAAACTCTGGCCCTGCTTTAGGTATAGCAGATAAAACTGCACCTGCTATCTGTATAGGGTCACCAGACTTCCAAGCTGCGGACACATCTTCTTGAACTTCTATTACTCTAGTATTGTCATAGCCATACTCTTTACCAGTCTTATACTTATCAAAATAAGTAAAGTTCATATTCTTATCAAACAGCTTAGTCTTACCTAGAGTACCTTTAGTTAGTGCAGTATTAATATCATCTTCTGTTAGGTCAGTTAAGGCTTTAGCACCTTCCTTACCTATTCTAACACCTGCATCTATTATTGCATCACCAACTTCTGCGCCCATACGTCCGAAGCTAAATTGTAATGCATCTACCCAGTTCTCTACTCTACCGTTAGGTTCTTTCAACTCTTCTTTTAGTTTCTCATACTCTTTATCAGTAAGTCCTCTACTAGATGAGCCTGTTTCAGTAGTAAACTTACCTTCCATAGGCATGTAAGTGTCTTTAGGCAGTTCTTCATCTTTACCTTTGTAGCCCACATTCCACATAGGAGATGCTTGTATGCCTAGTTCTTCATTAGTTATAGATGGGCTATACTCACTAGCTCCAGGACCTCTTAGTTTCTTAGCAGCATAGTAGTCTTGTTTAGTGATTCCAGAGCTTCTATTCTCTAACTCACCTTTATTTTGTAATCTTATTTGTTCTAAGGTAGATGCAGTATTGTATGGTAATGTAATATCTAGTAAAGCACCGTCACCAGGAGTAACTCCTAAACTTCCAGGAGTACCATCATATTTACTTCCTCCTCCTAAGTATGGTGAAGGTTTATCTTTCTTATCCATATATCTAGCTTCGAAAGGAGTAATTGGTACACCTGTGGTAGGGTTAATAAAGTTTGGATTAACATCTGATCTAGCTATACCAGCTTTCATTTCAGTATTATTAGTATTATTGTCTATGTAGTAGTTTTCTATATTAGGCTGACCATACTGGTTAACCTCGTTAAAGCGGATCTTTTTGTTAGGATTAGCCCAGTTACCTTCACTATCTAAAGTGTCAAAGTCATATCTGTATAAACCTTTATCATCTCTATATAGTTGTTGTAACATCAGGTTTGAAGCTTGTTCTTGTAGCTCCATAGGTGATAATGTATTCACATCAGAAACACTCAACCTACGAGCTTTACTTGCAGTTCTTTCTGCTAACCTATTAGCTTTATTCTGAGTTAGAGTAGGCGTTACTAAGCTAGCTTGTAAGTCTTTATTATATTGAGTGAAGTCTACGTTCATGAGTAATTATCCTTAAGTTATATAAGGATAATTATAGCATAGTTATGGTCTGTAGTAATTCATAGCTAGAGTTTTAGCCTCATCTGCTGATATTCCAACAGCTATAAAGCGTCTAATTGCATCTTCAAAACCTTTTGAGCTACTTAGTACATCATCTACAACTTTAGTTGCTAGAACATCTTGATCCATAAATTTAGTTCTAATAGGCTCTACAGGAGATAACGTACTAGTACTATGTTCTGGAGTACCTCCATCCAAAGCATTGACTAAGTTGCTGTAACTTTTAGGCGTAAGTACTTTGGTAGATAGTAGCTGTTTTATGTACTTATTTTTACTAGCAGTGATTGGTCCTGTTTTACCTAGTTCATCTATAGATTTATTAGGTACTGTAATAGCAGGTACTTCGCCTCTAAATACTTTGCGTAAGGTATCTAATGATTCATTATACTTATCCTGTTTAGTATCCTTTTCATATGCAGACTTACCTACAGCGTCTAGAACTCTAGTATTTATATCTCTTTTGTCTGGGTCTTTATTTATAGCATCATAAGCTAGGAAATCATACACTGAACCTGCTGCTGCTTTACCGCCTCTCCAAATGTCACCTATTGTACCTGTAGTAGAATCATACACATCATAACCCCAGCTTCCAACATTACCAGTAATAAATCCTCTTTCAAGTGTATTTGCTAGTTTAAAAGCTTGTTCTCTATACCTAGGTTCCAATGATTCAAAGTACTTAACTCTATCCTTCTCTGACAGCTTCTTAAGTGCATTCTGATAATTTAGTAACTTCTTAGAGCCTGAACCGTCAGTAGTTGCAATACCTGCATCCTCTGCAAAACTACCTTTAGAACCTTCTTTAGGTATAAAACTGTACATAGCTTTTGGAGCTCCAGTAGTGCTCTTATACTCAAGAGCTTCTCTAACTTTCTCCAACTTACTTTTAATTGCAGTATTTGTTACTGCTTTCCCATCTTTATCTACTATAACGCCTTCATTACTTGTATTAATTATATCGATTTTCTGTCCGCCCGTCAATGGGGTTACTTTTTCACTAGGTGAGATACTTTTACCAACTGTACCATTCTCTGTGTTCTTAATGGTATCACTTATAGTCTCTAAGTTATTGACCTTGCTAACTGTAGGCTCTTTATAAATATCTAGTAACTCCTGAGCTGTCCTAGCTTCAGGTACCGTGTAAGTCTTATACTTAGGTTCTTTAATATCAGGTAAAGCTATAGGTGTACCTTTCTTAGTATGTTTAATGTCTCCAGTCTTAGCTCCACTTATAATAAGTGCCTTAAGAGCTTCACTATTAACACCTGTACTAGAGAAAAATCCACCTTCTTCTATAGAGGCTGCTACGTACTTAGTAATATCATCTGTAGTAAACTTATCTACACCGTCAGGAAGTGCTTTATTTACTTCCATCAAAGAATCGTCTATTATGTTTAAACTACCAGCTATGTTTTTAGCTTTTACTCCATTAGCTTTAAATACATCAGATAAAGCATCTTTACCTGACTTAGTACTTCCACTAGCTGTATTACCTTGTAGAGACTCATTATACTTAATTATATTAGCCTGGTACTTAGGATCGACTTTATATACTTCCATTTCCCTAGCGTACTGTTTCTCAGCTGCTTTATTCCATGACTCTGCTTTCTGAGCTTCAGTCTGTGCACCTTTCAATCTCAATGCAGCTTGTTGTTCGGCTACGTCTAGCGGTATACCTTTGTCAGTATAAGCTTTAATAATAGCATCATGTCTTTGAGTATAAGTAGCATCTGTAGCAGTATTAAATGATTTTAAATACTTCTTCTCAAAGTCAGCTTGACCAGTACCTTTACCATTGTCGAATGGGTCAGTGTATAAGCCTTTAGTACTCTCTCTCCAAGCATCTCTTTGTTTAGGCGACATTGCAGCTATTTGCTCATTAGTTCTATCTAATCCTTTAGTAACTAACCCCTTCTCGTAAGCATCGTTAGCTTTACTGTACTGTGCATTTATATCTGCCTCAGTTAGGCCCATACCTTGCTTCATACCAACAGTAGTAAAGTTCTTATTAAGATCAGCTAATGTATTTCTTTGGTCTACTTTTCTACCATACTCTGCTAGTTGATTATTTCTAATTAACTGTTGAGTATTGAACGCAGTTGCGGCCATAGCATCTTGAGTAGCTAGCCTAGTTTGAGCAGCTTTATACTTCTCAGCTTCTAAAGCTAAAGCTTCTTCTCTCTGAGCTTGTTGAACATTAACAGCATCTTGTTGTCTTTGATTACTAACAAAGTTATTCAAGTTGCCCATTAAAGCATTAGTAGAAGCATTTACATTACCTATTTCTATAGTAGGGTTTACTAGTGCTCCTCTTCTCTTAGATTCATAGTAACCCATTATAGACCACCTAATCTACGTTGGAACTTATCTGTCTTAGCTGTTGCAGCTGCATCTTGTTCTTTCTGGTAATCTAAAGCATCTTCTTTAATCTTTCTATTCTCATTAGCTACCCACATATTACCTACTAATGAGGCAGCCCCTAACCCAGCTTGTGCAAGGCCTATAGTATTAGCTGTGGATTGGTTCTCATTTTGCACACCTAATGCAAAGTCTTTATTAGATAAAGCTTTATCTCCTGTTAAGTTGTTTAATGAGTTATACTGCCCTACATTATCGTAATCACCAAACCCTGCTTTAGAGTTCCATACCAGTCCTTGCTTAACTACTGAGCCGTCACCTAATTGCTTAAGAGTTCCAGAATTATTCCAATTATCTTTTATAGTACCCCAGTTACTGTCATCAGTACTTAAGAATGAGTCAGTAGTATTGCTAGGAGCATAGCCTTTTACTAGTGATTTAACACCAACATCTCCATCGAACCCTTGGTATATACTACTTACAGGTTTAGCTGATACATCTTTATCCATGTAGCCATAAGCAGCGCCATAAGGGTCTTCTATTTTAGCATTTCTAATTGCCCATGAATCCATTACATTAGAATTGGTCGTACCTTTAACCTGTTCCCATGTAGAAAGTTTCTGAGCGGGAGGACTTAAAGATTGAACTTGTTGAAGATTTTCTTTATTTGTAGCATTGATAGGCATACCTACAAAAGCTGAGCCTTCTATATACTCTCCATTTTTAATGATGAAACCATCCCTCTCCAGTTGTTTTTTCTCTGCTGCTGTTAATTGACCCATTGTTATATCCTTTTATTTTATTATAGCATAACCACGTACCAGAGTGAGCTATACTTTACCGTGAAGGAGTTTTATCTCTTACACTACACATTATATCTAGTAAATGGTATTGTAGCTAATACATAGCTTATATGGCTGTATTTAACCTATCCAAATAGCATTGAATTAGTATAGTTACTACCACCATTCATAGTTTCATAATCAAATAACTCTTCAAATCCAAAGCTAGTAGCATCACTATTACCACTACTTCTATTAGTAGAAGGATTGCCTCTAATAAGTAGTTCAGGATCTATAACTGCAGTAGGGTCATTATAAAGCATGTACTCATAGTTAAGTATAGCTATATCTTCATCAGTAAGCATAGACTCCATCTCTCTATAAGCTTTAAACATCTTGTTTCTTCTAGCATCTGACTGTCTCTTAGTGATAAGATCCTGCCTATCTCTTAGCTCTGTCTCTAGGTTATCTAAGTTATTATATTGTTCAACTATATCATTGATTTGCTGAGCTTGTTGAAGTAGGCCATAGTACTTAGAAGCTGTGCCTGTTGCAGCCATTACTTGCCCAGTAGCTGAAGTATCGGTCGGAGTAGTAGGAACATAAAGAGAAGAAATAGCAGCAGCTATTGAAAGTGTTATCTGAGTGTAAGCTATTGTATCTTGATAGTATTTACTATCCTCATCAAAACTATTCCAACCCTCTCCCCATCTCTCGTCTAGCTGTAGTAGCTCTCCAGTAAATATCTCATCAAGGACGTTAAATACTGCACCTAATATTTGACTATTACCATAAGCAGCATCTAAAGATGAAACTAGTCCAGCTATCATAAATCCAGCACATAAAGGGCATACAGGTATTGTTACGTAGATACCGTACAATGCTAGTGCAATACCGGCTATTTTAAATGTATGCTCTAGAGAGTTAGCAAGTTCCCCATCATCTATAGACCTACCTAAGGCATCTACCTCATTAAATAGCCCACCTATAATTCTAAACGAACCTAACATAGGTTTCATGATAGGCATATCTTCAGCTAGTTTATCCAGTAGGATACCTACAGCGTACTCTTTCTCGTACTTATCTACAAGACCTTCATACCTAGTTAATTCGGTATAGTACTCTGAGGAATCTATAGCATCTCTAACTTTATTATTATAAGATAATGTAAATATCTCACCCATAAAGCTGTTATCATCTATACCTGATACATCTTCTTGTAATTGTTCTTGAAGGTCTTCAAGCCTATCAGCTGAGTTACTAATAGCCTTTTCATCATCTTGCCTGTCGCCAGATAACCCTGTCTGTTTAGCTATCTCTTCGCCAAACTCTTCTAAGTCTACAACAACTTTTTCAAACTTATTATATTCTTTATGTAAGTTAGAAGGTATGTCAATTACATCGTCTACTGCTTTAGTAATGCCTTTATCAAGATCTTTAGTAGTAGTATCTACGAACTGGTCAAATGTAGAAGCTGCTGAATCTATATCTCCAAGAACACCTTTCTGATACCAGCTCTTATTACTAGTACTTACTGTCTTAGTAAATTCAATGTCACCTGAACTATCATAATTTATCTTGTACTTGTCCGATATAGATGAGTCACTATCACTATGCTTTAAGTATTCTTTTACATCATCATCGGATATGGCTGTACTCATCTATTTACACATCTTCTACTTTAGTAAGTATCCCTTTAGTTAATACATAGCTTTTATTCATGTTAATCCCACTCTACTATAGTTTTATCAGTAGTACCACTACCAATAAACTCTACATCCTCTACATTTATTTTACCTATAAACTTAGGTATCCTATCATCATCTTCATCCTCATTACCGTCATTATAGTTAAAATTAAATACAGTCCAAGGAGCTAGTTGAATATCCTTATAGTTGATTGAAAGTCCACCTTCATTGCCGTTAGTATTGTCTGAGCTACCTTCCTCGTTAGGGAATCCTAGCTTTATAGTGTTGTTATAGAATACTGACAGGCTAGGAGATAGCCTAATACTTGGCATAGTATTTCTAACATCTCCAGAGTCATAGTATATACTAAGACCACTATTACTATACATAGATGCACTTTTGTTAAAGTATGTGTGGTCATTGAACTTATTAATAGTCCAATGATCTACAGGAGCAGTACCTGTATTACGTCTTATAGCCTTTATCTCAAAAGGTGAGCTTGAACTCTTCACTACTATTTAGTCTTAGTGTAGTCAGTAGCGCCATAAATAGTACCAACTACTCCACCATTAAACTCACTAGGAACAGTAGTCTCTATTGGGATTCTGTCTTTATCATCAGTACCACCACCAGTTGCTCCTAGTATCTCATAGTTTGCGTTACAGTTCTTACCATTGTCATCAGTATATATTGCATCATTATCAGCTGTACCTTTTAAAGTAAAAGGGCCTTTACCCATTTTAAACCCTGTTCTTACTACAAGTGGTGTAGGAGCTCTATCAGGATCCTCACTACCTTTAACCATATCATTTATAAGAACTCTTATATTATAGAAGTCAGTAGCAGCTGGCACAGCATCAGAAGCAGACATATACTTAAGGAACTCGGCAAATTGTTCAGCAGCTTTGGTTCTAATATTATCCTTACGAGTATGAGTCATAATCTCTTTCTTTTCTACGTTGAACTCAGTATCAGCTACTAGTTGTTTAGCCACTAGCTCTTTCTGATGAATATCTAGCTCAACATTTCTAGCTTTATTAGTCTTATCCACACTACTCATAAATACCTGGTCATCTACTATGTTCTTTTGTTTATCCCACTTCTCAGTTCTCTCAGTTACAACTTGAGCAGACTCAGCATCCTTACGAGAAGTAGTTCTCTCTAGTTCTTTTATCTGAGCAGTATTCATAGCAGTGTCTCTAGCAGACTTCTTTCTAACTTCAGTAGCTTGAGCATTAACAAGAGTCAACTGAGCTTCACTAACTGCATCCTTCTTATCTATAGACTCTCTATTCTTAGTACCCATAGTTTCAGCTTCTATTATCTGTCTTTCTTTAACCTCAACTTCTTTAGGCAGCATAGTATTTAGTTTATAAGTCTCTACCTCTTCTTGAGTATCTAATAACACTCTTTGCTTGTCAGTTGTAAGCAGGCTATCAGCTAATTGCTCATCAGCTCTAGTACTGGCTTTAACAACTTCTTCTGTCTGTGCTACTATTTGTTTACGTTGTGTATCAGCACTAATTAAAGAATCACTCAACTGAGTGTCTGCTCTAGTACTAGCCTTCTTAATCTCAATAGTCTGAGCTTCAGTAGCTTTTCTTTGTAGGTCAGAACTTAATAGGCTATCCTCTAACTGAGTGTTAGCTCTTGCAGTAGCCAATGTAACTTCATTAACCTTAGCCTCATGCATCTCTTTAGAGATCTCTATATTAGTCTCTATCTGGAGAACTTGTCTCTCTACCAATATCTTATTAATAGCCGCTATCTCAACATCTAAGTCAGCCTTAGCTATCTGAGCCTCTACTAACTTCTCCTGTAATAGGAATTGCATACCATTCTGAAAAGCACTAGGTATCATAGCAGCGTATACTTCACCTGCTTGGTCCTGAGTCAGCCTAGAAGCCTGTACTGCCTTATCAATATGAGCAGCAGAGATTGTCATCAAGTCTCCTACAAACCCTCCTACCTCAACAGTTTTATCACCTACTAGACTATTCCATTTAATGTCTACCATTATATTAACTCCTCTTTATGTTCTGTAACTAGCACAGCCTTTACTAATGTAATTGAAGGATCTAGTATCCTACCTTCGTATTTAACACTACTAGACTCTGTACAGCCTTGCTCTAGTTCTCCAGTGTATTGTCTACTTATACCATAAACTGGTTTAGAAGATGGGTAAGTTATTAATACCTCATAACCTTCAGCTAATAGCTCAGAGTCTGTACTATTACCAATGCTGTCTAAGTAAACAACATTAGCAATAGAGTCCATAAACTCAACCTCTGCTGAGTAGTCTTTATAGAACTCAACATCCCTAACTACTGTAATACTAAGTAATACTTCTGAATCTAAGTCTGATATAGGTTTATGATGAAATTCTCTTGGAGTATCATATCCAATACTGAAGTTAGTATGCTCACTAGTATTTTCATTTGTAGCAAAGAATACAGTCTTACCTAGCCTCTTATACTTCTCGAACTTTATAGTTCCTGCCATTGTAGGTAATCCTTGTATTAATATATACTAGAGCCCTACTAATAAGGCTCTATATAAACTAGTACTCTAATGCACTAAGCAGCTTTTGAATTTCTCATCTTCTGTAAAGCAGCTAACTCATCTAACTCTTTCTGAGTAATCTTCTCAGCTTCTACAATAACAAATCTCTTCTTAACCGTAGCACTGTAACCACCACTAGCTTTAGGAGTTTTAATAGTCATAGTAGCAGAACGAAGGTTGAATAAAGCACCACGATGGATAAACTGAGGCTCACCACTTAAGTCAATCATATCAGTGTAGAAACCTACAACTGGGTTACCCCATGATACAGATAATAACTCATCTTTAGTTTGTGACTCTTGCATATCTCTAACAATAACTCTCTCTTTACGAAGAGCATCTAGTTTAACAGCTTGAGCTTTAGATAACTTACGAGGAGTTCTAATTAACTTACTCTCCGCTACCTTCTTCTTAGCTAGTTCTTTAGCTTCTTTGTCAGCAGTTAAAGCCTCTATATATTCAGTCTTATTAGGTTTACCTGGGCTCTTACTCTTTACTTCTAATCCTAAATCTACACAAGCTTCTTTAAGCTCTACATTTGTCATATTTTCGTATTGTTCCATTATTAATCGTCCTATTGTTTCGGATAGGTTAGTACCTATTGCCTTATGTTAGCTACTTAGTAGCACCTTATTTAAGTTGTGGGATTATAGCCTAAGTCCCTTAGGTAGGACTTAAGTTATGACAAGAAGATTGTGGTATTACACCACAATCATAGAGGTAGTTCAACTACAGAGAGTTGACTAATCTAGGCGATTGGTGCAACCACTGCAAGCTGACGTATACGCTCTGCTCTATAGATCAATGTACCGAAGTACCATGAGATACTCATAGAACCAGTTTTACCAAATGGATCCATATGTGCATCAGCTTTAGGCATTGCTGTTTTGATTTTAGAAGAATCACCTTCAAATCCAACAGTAGCAAATGAATCAGTACCTACGAATAAGATAGGGAATACATCAAAGTGCTCAGCACCAGTACCATTTACAGGTAATGAAGCATAGTAACCTGCTGTATCATTAACTGAACCATCATCAGCATTCTCCACACCCACACCACGGTAGCGTTGCATATTCTCAACTTCGATGAAACGGAAACGACCAATCTTACCAATCTCACCAACTGCTACTGCACCAGCATCAGCGTAAGTTTCGATAGGAGCCCATACTTTCTCACCCATGTGTTCCATGTCTTCTAACATTGGAGTTAACTCTTGGCCAACATAAACATAGTAAGCACTAGCTACTACTTTAGTACCAATCTTAGTTGAACCAGAGATTAGTTTAGTGCTAGTCGGTACACGAGCACGCTTAAGCTCTAATTCCATTGCTCTTAAGTCGCCGTAAGTTAATACAGATTCAGCATTACAAGAAGCTAAGTCTAGTTTATTACCACCAAATGTACGGTTAAGTTCTGATGCATTAAGTAAGTCAGACTGTACTTGTGCTTCAAAGATATCACCTTTCAACTCACCAAGAGCTTGAGTTTTCTGTGCTAGTACACCAGTACGAGAATCCATATCAATAGAACGTTGAGTGAACTTCATGTGAGCACCAAACTCAGATACAGTACCACGAACAGTAATAGATTTAGTATTAACTGCATTAACATTTCCACCATCTTCAGTAAGAGTTGGGAAAGCACCACGAAGTACTGAATACTCTGCATCACCACCAAATAATGTACCTGTACCATTAAGAACCTTAACTGAACCAGTTGCATCTGTAGCTGCTTTATGAGCATTAAAAGAACCTGGCATACCACCAACATCTTGAGCATCAGCTTCATAGTTACGAGACTCAAAAATACCATCTGCTAGGATTTCACCATTAGCATCATAAGCATAGTAAGTACCTTCGATTAGGTTAGCAGTTGTTGCATCAATACCACCATCTAAACGGTTAAGCTCATGTAAGATTGGGAATTGACGTTCTTTAACAATCTCATCACCGAAATGTTTAGGTTGAGTAAGTCTATCACCTAACTGTGTAAATGTACGTTTCTTAGCTGCTTCTTTAATAGCACCTTTTGACCAGAACTTGTCGTTATATTGTTCGTCAATCCCTGTTGAGTTTAACTTACCGCCGTTAAATTTTGATGTTAATGACATTTTAATCCTTTAATATTATTGTTTTAGGGGTGAGGGACTAACCTCTACCGCCTGAAATAAGATACTCCATATGAGCATCAAACTCTTCACCTTCTAACGCCATAGGATCAAACTTAGGTTTAGGTTTACTCTTAGCTCTAGACTTAGATGTAGCAGAAGCTCGCTTACGTTGTTTAGCAATAGTTGCCTCACGCTTAGCTACTTTCTCCTTATAAACCTCTTCCTTTCTTGAATCCTGTATCTTAGCTTTCTCTACCTTAACAGAAGCTTTAGTGGGAGTATTTTCCACAACTTCTTGTTGTTTAGTAGGTGCAGCTGCTTTTTGTTGCTTAAGAATCTCATCTACAGCAGCACGATATTGGTTAACAGAACTCATGTTATTAAATGAACCATCGTAATCAATTCGTTTAATCTCAGCAATCTTGTCCTGAACTATATCATAACCACCATCTTGAATATGATTTACTAAATCTCTTCTTAGATCAGGAGCACTCATAAACTCCTGGAAACTCTCAGCATCCCACTCACTCCCAATTACCTGACGTAACTTGTCCTCTACACCTAGACTCCTTGCTCTTTCCAACGTATCCTCTATAATAATAGATTCCTCACTAGCAGTAGCCTTAGTACCTTTGTATGAAATCTCATCCATATCAAGGTCAATAGGGTCTATGTTTAAGGTCTTAAGATGCTGTTTAATAGCTTCTTTGTCACCATCGATAATGTTCATAGCGAAGTCAAACTTACTTTGATCTTCAAGCATCCCTCTCTCTTTAAGAGGATTCATAAATGGTCTATACTGTTTAAAGCCTGCCATCTTTTCAGAGAATCCACCAGCCATTTGCTGTGCCTGGATAATCTTCTTAGGGTCTGCAAAGCCTTTAACTTTCTTATTATTTACCACAAACTCAGTATTAACTACAGCATCATAGAAAGCTTTATAATCGATAGTCTCAGTGTCTGGAGCTTTGCCGTCGCTCTTCTCTTCTGTTTCTGTACTATCTTCTGATACCTCAGTAGTGTCATCCTCATCTGATTCAGTAGTTTCGTCAGCTACTTCCTCTTCTGTATCAATATCACTATCTTCATCATCTAAATCATCAGCTTCTACTAGAGTGTCTTCTTCCTCAACCTCAGTGTCAGAGTCTAAGTCTTCATCAAGTTCACCGTCGTTTACTTCATCAAGTTCCTCTTCTTCTTCCTCTTCGATATCTTGGTCTGTGTCCTCTTGTTGCTCTACTTCTTCCTCAAGTTCATCATCTGAACTAAGTACTTCTTCCTCAGGGTTATACGAACCATCTACTAGTGAATCAAATAAATCTTCACTAAACTCTACCTCTTCAATTTCTTTACTCATAAGTGTTACTCCTCAATTATAGCAGATTCTGCTGTTACTCTAATTCTCTCTAAGTCATTTCTATGAATGTTCTCTGGAGCATTAGCTTTATTTATTCTAATAGTTTCTAAGTAATGAGTTAAACCCTTTATTGAGTTTATCTCTTTCCAGACATCTTCTGGTAGCTCTTCACTATTATAATCCATTAAAGTTTTAAACAACTCATCTGTTCTAACTTCGACATAACCATTTAAAATAACATCCTTGAAGTTCTGGTCCTTCATAAGTACTTCTAAACAAGTACCTAATCGTATAGCTTCCTGTTGAGACTTTTTATAGTCTTCAATGTTGTTAAGTGTTTCATTCAGATTAGATAAATCCATTGTCTGTATATCCTTTACAGAGGGTGTCTCCACATTGCCTCAGGTGTAAGCTTTTATACACTTCATGTATTGGTGTTTAACAGTAGTTACATTGTAACTGATTAAGTAACGGGATTATAGTCACTTAACCTTAAATAGTCTTTAAACTTTAGAAAGAACCTAAACCTCTTCCTTGGGCAGGTTGCTGAGCACCCTTCACAAGCTCTACAGCAGCTTGAACTGCTTCAGGTGGTACATTTCCACTCTGAACTAATTCGTTAAGCTCAGCGTCTCCTATGGATCCATCAGCTATACCTTGAGCTAGTTGTTCTACCATTCTACCATCAACTTGTGGCTGAGGTCTTAATGATTGACTTGCGCCTAGGGAAGCCATTATACGAGCCTCAGCTTCAGCCTTACCAGCTTGTGCTCCTGCTTGATGGGCTTGAGCTAACTTAGCCTCATTCTCGCCTGATAGTTGCCCATTATAGCCTTGAAGAGCTGGGCTAGGTGTAAAGTATGGGTTAGGTGCTTGTTGAGCTTGTGGAGTTTCCTGTGGTGCCATATTAGCTTGCATTTGATTACATGGGTGCATTGGTACGTTGTTCATAGTTATCTATTCCTTATTATATTTCAGTTACTTGTTTAGCTGGCATACGTTGTAATGAAGTATCTAAGTACTTCAAGTTAGCATCTATATCAGCTTTCCTATTTACTTCTGAAGCACTAGTCTGAGCCTTATACTCTTGATCCTCAATAGATTCCTGTCTATCTTGACCAGACTGAATACGTAAAGCAGCAATGTCAAGTAAGTCAGTTTCACTTTTAAGTTTCTCTGCTGTAGCTTCTGCTTGATGTGCCTTAGCTTCTGCAAGTATAGGGTCCATTCTTTCATTCTGTGAAGTTCTAGAGATTCTCTCAGATACTTTAGATTGTATGTCTTCTAACTGGGCCATTAGTACTGCATTCTTTAACTCTTGTTCCTGTAACTGCAACTCTTGCATCTTCATCTCTTGAGGACTAGGCTCTGGTTTAAATGAAGATACTGCTTCAGCTAAATCCTCTATCTTCCATAGTTCAGCTAACTTAACATAATGTAGTTTAGAGATCTCTGGATCCATAGATGCAGCATTAGTTTGAAGTAACTTCATTATCTTAGTAGCTTGGTCATCATCTCTCTCAGGAGTAGACACTTGAACCTTTAAGTCAAAGTCACCTTGTAAGTCATCTCTCTTAATAGTTACAAACTCTTTATCAGTAATACGAACTACTTCTTCATCTGATAAGAATACTTGATTCATAGCAATAGTCATTCTAGCCATATCTACAAATAACATATCACTAAGTCTTCTTAGTACACTTAACTCTCTCTTAGCAACAGCATCCATTGAACCTCTAGAACTAGCATCTCCACCATTCTTAGCTCCACCAGGACCTCCAAATGGTTTATAACCCACTAGTTCACCTGCTTCACTTGCTTGCCATTGTAGTACATCAAATGGAGTAGAACCTAAGTTCTGCACATCTAGTTTATGTATAGCTTTACTAGGATCCATTTGACTACGGTAGTAAACAGTATTACCTTTATCATAAGCATTCTTCTGACTAGGGCTAGGAAAGAAGTTCTCATCTATAAATGTCTGACCAACAGCTAACTGAGCAGTAGTATCATGGATAGCTCTTGACATCTTACCTACAGACTCTTGATTCTCTCTAAGTAACTCAGCATCAGGTTCGCCATAAACACTCTTCTTAACTGGCATATACGTAGCTACACTGAAAGGTATTCTACCATGAGGGAATGGGTTCTCTTCTAATCTAATTAAAGTGTTACCAACCCAAGTAGCAACTATAGATACTAAGTCCCCATCACCTTGAATATCCCAGTAACCCCAGTACTCAAAAGCTCTTAATCTCTTTCTAGCTTTATCTTTAAACTCAAAGTTATTAGAAGCATCTGATGTATGCTCGTCTTACTCATCTCTCTCACCAT